GGTGATTATTGATAGACCCGTTACCGTATCTACTTCAACGACTGTTACTATTGCTTCTGGTGGTTCCGGTGGGGCATTCCCAAATGGCAACGGAACAAACGGCGGAACATCTACATTTGGCGCATTGTTGTCTGCTATAGGTGGCGGGTTTGGTGCTGGTGGCGGACAGTATGGAGTTTCTGGTGGATCGGGTGCTTCCGGTGGTGGTGGCGGTGGGCATCAATCATCGTCTGGCGGTCCCGGTGGTGGGGCGGGTGGCATTGGTATCAATCGACCAATCACAAATATTGCTGGAGAAATTTATCAGCGATTTGGTGGGTCTGCTACATCTGGGCACCCAGGCGCGGCGGGTATAAACGATCTGGGCAACGGTTCACAAGAAACGTCTTTGGAACAATTTGGAGGGGCTGGCGTAAACGGTTTCGGTGGGGGTGGTGGTGGCGGTCGGTATTATGGTATTAGCAGAGGTAGTTCTGGTGGTGGTAATGGAGCATCGTCGCAGCCAACATTAACGGCTCCAGTTGCGGGTACAGCAAATACCGGTGGTGGTGGCGGCGGCGCATCTAACTCCTATGCAGGCGCAGCAGGTGGTTCCGGTTTCTGCCGCGTGGTCTGGTTTGAGTAAGGAATAAAATCATGCAATACGCACTAATCAAAAATGGCAGCGTTGTCAATACAATTGTAGCAGAACAAGAATTCATCGCATCTATTACTTCTGAATATGACCATATTGAGGCACTTGATACTCTCCATGAACAAGGTCTGAATATCGGTATGGGGTGGACTTGGAATGGTGAGTTTCATGCTCCTGTCGTAATCCCTGTTGACCCTCCCGCCCCAGTTACTCAAACACGCCACATCACTCAATTGGCGTTCATGACACGTTTCACCGATGCCGAAGCCATTGCGCTGGACTTGGCGTCTATTGGAGCCACTGTTGAGGCTGCTTCTATGCGACGTTATTTGGACAAAGTTAAAGTCGCCAAGCATATTGACCTTGACCGACCGGATACTCGTGCTGGTGTGCAGATGCTGGAAACTATTGGTCTGTTGTCTGCCGGTCGCGCTCTGCAAATCTTGGACGCACCAATCGAGCCAAGCGAACGAGCATAAAATGCCAACAATCAATCTGTTGCCATCATCAGGAACCGGAACGTCAACCGAGACCATCATTGAGTTGGTTCCTGATGATATGACGGTATCGGCGCTATCTGTTGATGTCACCGGAGTTGAGGATAAGTCACTGCTTATGTTTGATGCTGCACGATCAACATGGGTAACCACAAGAAACATAGAGAATCATTTCATTAACGGAGGTCAATACTAAATGGCAACAATCAATCGAATTAAGCGCTCAGAGACAGCAGGCAATCCACCTACGCTGGCTCAGGGCGAACTGGCATACTCTGCACTGGCAGACAACGGAGCAAACGGCGGTGACCGTCTGTATATTGGTATGGGCACTGAGACTGCTGGCGATGCAGTCAATCATGTGGTCATTGGTGGTAAATTCTTCACCGATAAGCTGGATCATGCCAATGGCGTGGTCACGGCTGATTCTGCCTTGGTGGTTGATTCCAGCAAGAAGCTGGATGAACTGAATGTTGATAACGTCACCATCAATGGTAATACCGTCTCTACGACCGATACCAATGGCGACCTGATTCTTGCTCCAAATGGAACGGGTAAGGCTGTCATCTCTGGTAATGCATTCCCTAATACTCAGGGTATTGCTGACCAGTATCTGAAGACCGATGGCGCTGGCGCTCTTTCTTGGGCTACCATTCCGTCCGGTTCGTTTACCATTGCTGGTGATACTGGCACTGACGTATTCACTACCGGCGAAACGCTGACCGTTGTTGGCGGGGCTGACCTGACTTCTGTTGTCACTGACAATACCATCACAATCAATGCCGATGCATCGCTGGCTCGCCGTGCAGATGTCACCTATGTGGGTACGACTGAGATTGCGCTGAACCGTGCTTCTGGTTCTCAAGACCTGACCGGCATTACCGGATTGGTCTTGGATGGGTCCACTTCCGGCATCACAACCTTGGTTGCTTCTGCTGATGCTGGTGAGGAAACGATTACGCTTCCCGCTGCTACAGGTACTGTTGCTCTGACTAATCAGAAGCTTAATACCTTTGCCGCCACGTCATCCGCTGAATTGGCTGGTGTTATCTCCGATGAGACTGGATCTGGTGCTCTGGTGTTTGGGACGTCCCCAACACTGGTTACACCTAACATTGGTGCAGCCACTGCCGATTCTATCACCGGTTCCGGTGCCCTGATCATCACTGCTGGTGGTTCCGATGCAAACGTGACTCTGGCTCCAACCGGAACGGGCTCCGTTGATGTATCGAACAAGCGAATCAGTTCTGTTGCCGAACCAACTCAAGCAACCGATGCTGCAACAAAGTCCTATGTGGATTCCAAGGCATCCGGTCTTGACCCAAAGGAATCAGTCAAAGCAGCTACGACAACCAGCATCACCCTGATTGGTCTGCAGACCGTTGATGGTGTTGGTCTGAGTAACGGCGATCGCGTTTTGGTTAAGGATCAGGCAACTGCATCCGAAAACGGCATTTATGTTGCAGATACCAATTCATGGGTTCGCTCCACGGATGCCAATGATTCCACCAAGGTCACCCCCGGTCTGTTTACATTTGTCGAGCAGGGCGATACTCAGGCCGATACCGGCTGGACACTGGCTACGGATGGCGTAATCAACCTGAATGTAACTGACCTGTCTTTCACGCAATTCTCCAGCGCCGGATCGGTTGTTGCTGGAGCCGGTCTGACCAAGACGGGCAACACTCTGGACGTTGTTGTTGGTGGCGGCGTTGCTATCGTCGGTAACACTGTTCAACTGGATGCCACAGTTGCTGGCGGTGGCTTGACACTGACCTCTGGTGTTCTGAATGTGGTTGGCACGACAGATCGAATTGCTGTTGCTGCCGATTCGATTGACATTGCATCTACCTATGTTGGTCAGGCATCCATCACCACGGTTGGTACTCTGACTGCCGGTGAGTTGGGTTCTGGCTTCACAACGGTTGCTGTTGCTCAGGGCGGTACCGGCGCAACTTCCTTGACTGCTCGCGGTGTTGTGATTGGTAACGGAACGTCTGCTGTGTCTACGGTGGTATCTGGAACCGATGGTTCTGTGCTGATGGCGGATGCTACCGGCAACCCATACTGGTCTAACGTCATTGATGGCGGCACTTATTGATTACTGTCAATAGGTAAATACATACACAGGGGCTTCTTAGCCCCTTTTTCTTTCCTTATTAGGACATTCGATAATGCCACAACAGGTTATCTTAAAGAAGTCATCGGTCACATCCAAGATTCCAACAATCGGAGACTTGGAATTCGGTGAACTTGCAATCAATTATGCAGACGGTCGCCTTTATTACAAGGATTCGACTGTTGCAATCAAATACTTCATCAATTCAGATCAGATAGCCGCTGCATATCAGCCAACATTGGTATCTGGGTCTAACATCAAAACGGTCAATGGTTTATCTCTGGTTGGCTCTGGAGATATCACTGTTGGTGGAGCATCAATCAGTGATGCAATGGCTGTTGCAATCGCACTAGGGTAAAGAAAATGATCACATTGGCACTTGTATTGGAAGCCTTGGCTTATATCGGAATTGGGTTTGTTGGATTCCTCTTGTTTGCACATAATCCAATTATCCCAACTATCAGAATCCTGATGCTTCCGATCCCAGACAAATTCAACTGCATTTTCTGTTTTTGGGGCGCATGGTTCCGTTCATTACTGACATTCATTCCAGACATTCTATCCCCAGTCATTGTTCCTATTGCCCTGTTGTTCACCAAGTGGGAAGATGACAAGTTACCATGGATTTTTTCTTGGTGGGATAATGATGCCAGTATCAATGGCGACGTCAGGACAGATGATTCGTCTGATGGTAAGGATGGATGGGGGCTCAGGCATGTTCCTGTTGAGGATACACCAGAAGCCAGAGCCATGTGTTACTGGGCTAAAAACGCACACCCACGAAGTTTCAAGGCAAGGTATATCTGGTTGGGCTTGCGAAATCGTGCATCATACTTGTCAATGCTGCTGGGTAAAGATCACCCTCCGGTTGATGCTCAATTATGGGAATCGGGTAATGCCTACAGACCTGATTATACTGGATGGCGAGTTCACCGAATCGGGAATATCTGGCGTTATTTTGAAACGGTCAAGGTCGGACCTATATTCTTCCGGTTTCATTATGGCTACAAGATTCCCAAGATTCCTCATTCCAAGGTTGCCATGGTGACTGCCATTGCATTCTCATTCCAGAAGGCAGACTGATATGGTCAAGTATAGAAACATTTTCATCTACCCACACTCTCCCTACTCTCAGGTCATTACGATCAAGAATCCAGACCAGACAGTAGATGATGTCACTGGATATACAGGCAGAATGTATCTGGCAAAGCATCATGAATCGGCCACCAAGTATGCGGTTGACCTGATCATCGAAAATGCTGCTGGCGGGATGATGAAGGCATCATTGGCTCCCGAGTCAACTGCAATATTGCCGGTCGGAACCATGATGTATTCTGTTTTCGTCACCCCTCCCGGCGATGAAGAACGGCTGATTATGCAGGGGGCAGCGGTTATTGAACCTACCATCCACCCGGCGTTACCATAATCCACTGGACTGTCTGACCTGCCATACATCACCGTTGAATATGACGGTTTCTTCCTCTATTGCTGGCATTCCATCATCCAAGAATCCGATTGGGGCTAATTGCTCATCAAATTCCTCAATCTGCTTCTTGATGAATGCCTGCCTCAGTGAGAAGTCGAACAGTTCTCGGAACACAGCCTCCTGCACCAAGTAACCAAACATCACCAAGCACATAACCAAGTCATCATGCTTGCCTTCTTCTGCCTTGTATGACGTTCCTGACCGGGTGAACGTGGAAAGTTCCTCCAGAATCTCATGGTCATTTATGATCAGGTGATCCGATTCAACCAATGTCTTTAGTTGGTCACACCCAATGGCCTTGGTTCTCTTGGTGGTTCTGATGCCCGGAGTCTTTTGCTTGCCACCAGCACCTTCCTTAATTTTGTCATTGACTGACATATAGACATTTTCATATTCCAAGTCATAGAAAAGAATATCAGCAACCTGCTGACCAAGGTCATTGGTTTCTATCAGGACAAAGGCATCATTAAATCGTTTGGCGACTTTCATTATTACCTCTGGATACATCAGAGTGTTGATTGAGTTGCAGCTAAACTTGGCAACAATTTTATATGGCATCTGGTTGATATCAAATACCACAAAGGCCGATGAGTCCAAGTCAGCACCTCTGGCCGTATCGACTGTGATGACATAGTTCCCTCCGGGAGAATCTGTGGTCTTCTTGATCGGGGGTTCAAATTCGGTGTAGTTTGGAAACAGAACATTTCCGGTCTTGTGTGGAATCTGAGCCAGCTTTCCGCCTGAGATTAGTGTATAGCTACTTCCTTGGAAAACACAGTTGTGATGGACAATTCCATCCGCAATGTATGAATTTGTTGGATTCTTTACGTTTACCGGATCATACAGAGTCGTAAACGAGTCCTCGGACGTTACACAAACAACTCTAACTCCATTAGACAGCTTTGTTGTTGGCTTTAGGGATTTTGCCTTGATGAAACCTTTGTTGGTTTTAACAAGATGATCTGTTGAACAAATCAGCGTCTTTCCGGTATTGACTGTGATCTGGACGTTGGTTTTCTTCTGCTTAACGGATATACCATCAAAATTACACCAGCCGTAATCGGTCATGATCTGATACTTGGAATCAGACGACATATCAATCAGTCGATATGCTTCTGTCATGGATGCGGAAATTTCCTTGTTTGTATTGGTGTCCTTTAATTGAATGATACTGTCCCCATGCAGGCATTCCACCTCTTGAGCAAACTTAACTGGTCCGAGAATGGAAAATTGTTCGTCTGCCCATGCTTGAGTTCTCTTTGGGTGCTGCTTCCAACTTGTATATACTGGGTGGAATCCATTAATCCCTTGTTCAGCCTCGACCCACATCTTGTAGAAATGATTCATACCATTTGGGGTGGACACAATAATCATCTTGGATGATTCAGCAGAAGAAATCGTCGGGAATACAGATGCAATGAACTCATCCGCCAATCCGGGACGCAGGAATGCAAATTCGTCCAATGCCAATAGGGAAATTGAGCTACCTCGAACAGCAGAGGCGGATGTGGCAGCGCATGATACCTTGGAGCCGTTCTCCAACATGAACGATGTCTTGTTCCATTCCTTGACGCCCTGCTGAAGCCATTTTGGACACGCTTCGATGATGAATTGGACTCGGGAGAAAATGTCCTTGGCCGTATTCATCTTGTTTGCCAAGATCATGGAGTTCTTAGAATCATTGAACAATGTATACCATGCAATATATCCAGCCAAGGTTGTGGAGTTGTGCGACAATATTCCGTTGGTGTAGTATCTATGGTCTTCAGAATCAACGGACAGATCATACATATTTTCGATGATTCCCGTATTTGCCACGGATTTCACCGACTCCAGCCCAACATCGGTATAAATTTTTTGACCCGGAATCAAGTCCTTGACGAAAACTTCCTCATGATCTGATGTGAATACAATGTGTGTATCCGCACAACCAAGCGAATACCCATTATCCAAGACCAATCGGTATTTGGTATATTCTATGGTCTTATTGGCCGAAAGTATTGGTTGATACCCAGAATCCGTCAGAATTTCCCAATCAGAGACGTCAAACTTCTCTATAAACTTTCTCTCTACACCGTCAGATAATTTATTTTTGCCCATTCGTATTCTTCTAATATGTCGTTTTCTGATTTTGATTCAACGTAGTTTGCCAATTCATTGCCGAGACTCCCCTAAGAGTCTCGCTGAAACCAAATACGCCATGTTGCTCTGCTAGTGTGATTGTCTTATCGGAAAAATCGTGCTTGACCAAACATTCCAATTTGGCAATTAGGTCAAGATCGCCTTCCATTGTATATACAACCTCACAACCATCCATTTGCTTCTTGGTATATCGCTGGTCCATTCTGCGTGAAGTGATTCCAAATTTCAGGAGGTCATTTGGAAGTGAGACCATATAGAACAGCCCCTTGATATTTACGTAAAGATCAGAGTCAATCAGACCGTAGTTGGTATTGATTGCTTTCCGGCGATTGATGTCTTGAATTTCCTCTGGGGATTTGGAGTTCATGACCCCAATCCATTTGCTCTGTCTCTCTTTCCAGATTCTGCGACCTTCTTTCTCACCATGCTTCTTTATACAAACTTCCAGAGAAAATGTCCTCTGTCGGTCAGATAGTGCAAGTTCAGCTTCCCGTTGAGACATTCCTTTGGACAGATAGTATTCTATTCTTGTGGATTCATTTTGTGGATTTGCTGCCTTTGTTTCTTTAGCTGCATCAGCAGTTTCTCGAATTTTCTGAGCCTTTTCTTCCTCAGTCAACCCATCGTATTTTAGGAATTTATCTGAGAACGCGGAAAATTTGCCTCCGTGTTGGTATCCGGGATTTTTCTCACCTTTTATTGAATCTTTCCGCGTCTGGCATATAACTTCAGCATTGTATTTTGCTTTATATTCATCTACAGTCAACCCATGTGTATATACGTGTCTGGCAATACTCGTTGCTTGCATCCCACATAATTTACACTCCACATATTCGTCTGGATGGGCATCTATAAATTTTGATATAGTCGATACTCGTCGCCGCTCATTTAATTTAATTTTCTGTGCCTGTTTATATGCTTCATCAGCAACCATTGAACATTTGGCTGAGCACGTAACCCTTTTGTAGTTTCCAGTTGGTGACGTTAACACGCCCTCGCATATTTTGCAAGTTTTTTGAATTGGTTCCATAATAAATCTCCAAAATCAAGAGTTGTAATTATACAACATCAGAATCCCTCTTTACCATGGAATGAAACTCAGCAGCGGAAATTTCCATTATTTCCCCGGTTTTTTTGTTCCTTATCGTGTATTTTGTGTCGCCTTCGTGACACTTGCCCATCTGCCGGGGTAACTTACCGACAGTTTTCCGATTCTCATGAAAAGACAGAATCAGTTCCTTCTGATACCCAAACAACTTAAATGGGACAACCCCATCATCCAATGAAATGATCCGACCATATACCTCCAAGAAATAAATTGGGTCTTTGGAGCACTTTTCATATTCAAGTATTTGATCCTGAGTAAACTGAATAGATTCCCCAACTTGCTTCAGATGTGGATTGTTCAGGTAACCCTTGGGTGTTTTTTGTATAGCCATAATGTTCTTTTAAGTAAAGTCGCCATGATTCAGATGGCATGGTGCAATTTACTTATTGGATGGCAGAAAACAAAAAAGCCTAAATATATAAACTAACTTTTTTACTTCATAAAGGAAGAATATCATGGCAGCATCCTCCATCAGCCCAGGAATTTCGGTACGCGAAACCGACCTTACAAGCATCATCCCATCAGTATCCACGACTACCGGCGCTTTTGTTGGCGCATTCGCATGGGGTCCAGTGATGGACGTTACTGGCGTGTCCGATGAGACCGCATTGGTTGCTCGTTTTGGCAAACCAAACAACAACAACTTTGATTCATTTTTCTCTGCAGCCAACTTCCTTGGATATTCTAATGATCTGAAACTGATTCGAGTGCAGACTGCGGGAATGAAGAATGCCGTTGCTGCTGGCACTGCAGTAACCATCAAGAATGAAGCTGAATATGACGCATCGTATGCGGCTGGCGAGGCTTCCGTGGGTGTGTTTGCGGCCAAGTATCCCGGCACATTGGGCAACTCAATCAAGGTCTCTATGGCCGATGCAGCTACCTACAGCCGCACAGTTACTGGCACGGTTGAAGTCACCAACGCATCCAACGTGGTTACCGGAACTGGCACTGCATTCACCACCGAATTGTCTGTTGGTGACTTCTTTGAAGTGACTATTGCATCTACCAAGATCGTCAAGCAAGTCGCCACCATCGTTGATGCTGATACCCTGACCGTCAATAGCAATTACACCACTGCTGGAACGGGGCTGACGGCTACTGCCAAGTGGGAGTTCTATACCTATTTTGACGGCGCTCCTGTTGATTCCAATCAGGCATTGGATGCAGGTGCTTCTGGTGACGGTATGCACATTATTGCAGTTGATGTTGATGGTAAGTTTACTGGCAAGATTGGCTCGATTCTTTTCCGCGCAGATAATGCTTCTAAGGCATCGAATGGTAAGCGCTACGATGGCACCTCTGGCTACTATCGGAATGTGATGAACCAATCCACCTATCTCTGGTGGATGGATCATCCCGATGCTGCATTGGTTGGTGCAACAGGACATGATTTTGGTTCGATTGCTTCTGCTGGCGCGTTCAAGTCTCTGAAAGCCCCTCTGACGGTTACTTTGTCTGGTGGTATGGATGACTATACCGTCACTACCGGCAATCTGCAATTGGCATGGGACATTTTCTCCAATGCCGAACAGCATGACATTTCCTTGGCATTTACTGGCAAGGTTCCATCTTCTGTTGCCGCCTATGTGATCTCCAATGTGGCTGAACGGCGCATGGATTGTATTGCATTTGTGTCTCCTACCGAAAATGGTGCTCCCATTATTGGCGATACTGCCGAGTCCATTGAGAAAGTGATTGCTTTCCGCAATGCTCTGAACATTTCTTCTTCGTATGGCGTGATGGATACCGGCTTCAAGTATCAGTATGACAAGTATAACGATGTGTTCCGCTGGGTTCCTCTGAATGCTGATATTGCAGGGACATGCGCCCGCACTGATATGCTGAATGACCCATGGTTCTCCCCCGGTGGTCTGAATCGAGGCCAGATCAAGAATGTGACCAAGTTGGCTATTAACCCAACCAAGGCTCAACGCGATGACCTGTTCAAGGTTGGTGTGAACCCAGTGGTGTCATTCCCTGCGCAGGGTGTGGTTCTGTTTGGCGATAAAACCCTCTTGGCTCGTCCATCGGCATTTGACGCGATCAACGTCCGCCGCCTGTTTATCGTGCTTGAGAAGGCCATTGCAATCGCTTCCAAGAGCTTCCTGTTTGAGATGAACAATGACCTGACACGCCAGTTGTTTGCTGGAATGATCAATCCTTATCTGCGTGATGTTCAGGGTCGTCAGGGCATCACAGACTTCTTGGTTGATGTTGGTCCCAGTGTCAACACCCCAGAAGTGATTGATTCTCAGGAAATGCGAGCCAACATCTTCATCAAACCAACTCGGTCAATTCGCACGATTCTGCTTGGCTTCATTGCAACCCGCACATCCGCTAACTTCACCGAACTGGAAGTCTAATCCCGATGGGGAGGGAAACCTCCCCGTTTATTGACATAACAACGAAACATTAAAGGAAAATTAAAAATGGCCAACATTACGGGGTTTAGAGCATCAATGTATAACGGCGGCGTCCGCCCAAATGCATTCTCAATTGAGATTGATTATCCAGCATTTGTTACTGCTGGCAATTCTGCTTCCCTCTTGGGAACATATCACTGCCGTTCTGGTTCATTGCCAGCATCAACGGTATCTCCAATCCCATTGTATTACATGGGACGTTCAATCAATGTGGCGGGGGAGCGAGACTTTCAACCATGGCAATGCATGATCTATAACGAAGACTTCAAGATTCGGGATGCATTGGAAACTTGGTCTAATGGTATCAACAACATCACCAACAACACTGGTGTCATTCAGCCTACCTTGTATCAGACCAACATTCGCATCCGTCAGATGGATCGCAACGGCGTTGTTCTGAAGACTGTGGAATTGTTTGATGCAATGCCTGTTGAAGTTGGCGCAATCGAACTTGATTGGGAGAATGGGAATCAGGTGGAGCAATTTCCTGTGACGTTTGTGTATAACTACTACACCACCACTGGCGTCAACGCCTGATGAAATGAGGATTCTATTTACGGGGCAATTAAAACATCCCCGTAAATAGACAATCATAAATCACCATATCATTTTCCCATGCAACTGAATATCTTTGGCTTTGAAATTCGCAAGACTCCAGAAGCGCCCGCCTTGGTTCCCGAGAACAAGGCGGATGGTGCCATTGAGCAATTCACTGGCGCTGGTGCTGCTCATTATGCCCATGTTTTTGACATCAATGGGCGCCTGAATGATGATGTCGCCAAGATTAATCGTTATCGCCAATTGTCTCATGTTGCCGAAATCGACAGTGCAATTGAGGAAATCGTCACCGAAGCCATTGTTGTAGAAGAAGAAAAGCTGCCGGTTCAGGTTAACGTGGTTGCCGGGGATGAGACTATCCCAGAACAGATCAAAGAAGCCATTGTAGAGGAATTCAAGAACATACTGGCTCTGATGGAATTCAACACCGAAGGACATGACCTTTTCCGGCGATGGTATGTTGATGGTCGTCTGTATGGACAGATGTTGGTTGACGAATCCGACTTGGCTGCAGGTATCAAAGATATTCGATTTATTGACCCCCGTAAGATCAAGAAAGTTCGTGAGATTCAACGTCAGAAAAATTCTGCTGGCGTTGACATCATCACCGGAACCACTGAATATTTTGCGTTCAATGATGCAGGCATTAACGCCACGACAAATGCTGCCATCAAGCTGTCCCCGGACAATATCATCTATGCGCCATCTGGTATTACAGATGAATCCGGTGAGACGATCGGATATTTAAATAAAACGATCAAACCAGCCAATATGCTCCGATATATGGAGGATGCGGTGTTGGTTTATACCTTGGCTCGGGCACCTGAGCGCCGGGTCTTTTACATTGATGTGGCAGATATCCCCAAACAGAAAGCCGATCAGTATATCCGAGATGTGATGGCTCGGTATAAGAACAAAGTTGTTTACAACCAAGCTACGGGTGAAATTTCCGATGATCGAATCCACCAGTGTCTGGTAATGGATACCAAGGTTCCTCTGCTGGATGGGCGCACCCTGACTCTGACCGAAATCGCCAATGAATACAAAGACAAGGAACTGTGGGCATATTCATGCGACCCAGTGACTGGTAAATTTGCTCCCGGAAAAATCACATGGGCTGGCGTTTCTCGTCCAGATGCAGAGATTATTCGTCTGACACTGGATAACGGCAAGACTATTGATTGCACCCATGAACACCAATTCCCCGTATGGGGTAAGAACTTGGTTCAGGCCAAGGATTTGGTTGTTGGTGATTCGATGATTCCTCTGTATCGGAAGAAGGCTCAAATCAGCCAAGCAAACAAGTATGGGTATGAGCAGTTGTTTGACAACGAAAACAAAAAATGGGTATTCACACATCGAGCAGTTTCCGCATGGAAAGACGCCAACTCACTTGAGAATGAATTTGTCTTTGATCCAAAATTCATTGATGCCGAAAAGAAAACGGTTCATCATATGAATTGCAAGCCTCTTGACAATTCCCCCAATAATTTGTTCCGCATGAACAACGGAGACCATAACAAATGGCATCATGCAAATGGCGCAATTGCCGGAAGTTTTGGTGGTAAGCGTGCTGCAGAACTTGGGATACCCCAAGAGAATTATGCCAAGGGTCGTCGCATTTTTTCTGAAATGATGCAAGACCCAGAGTTCCATGCAAAATTCTGTGAAGGTCAGAAAAACAATTGGACTCCAGAACAAAAGGAACGTCAATCTGGAGTTGCCAAGAATATCAACCTGAGCGCTCGTGGCAATGCCGCCAAACAGGAACTCTTTAAGACCAATGAAAAACAAGATCAGCATAAGCAGATGTATGCAACTGCATATAGTCAGTCTATGTATGATGCGGTTGTTTCTTGTGCAAAGTCTGGAATGACAAAGGATGCTGCCGCCAAATTCATGACTGAATCCTCTGGTTTGCTATTGACATTCATTGAACTCAATAGCTCTAAGTGCGTTAGCTCTGGACAAAAATCATTTGATAGATTCACCAAATATGATGTTGTCCGAATTGCCAAAGAATATGCAGACACGACATACAAGGAACTTGGAGATCAGTTCAAATACAGGAATCACAAAATTGTCAAGATTGAGTATCTGAGCGAAAGACAAGATACCGGTTGCTTGACAATTGATGGCAATGAGGAATTCCATAACTACCATACCTTTGCTTTGGATGCTGGAATTTATACAAAAAACTCATTATTGGAGGATTATTGGATGCCCCGCAGATCGAATGGGCGCTCCACGGAAATCACCACGCTCCCCGGCTCATCCATTATGTCCAATATGGATAATGTGAATTACTTCTTGAACAAGTTGTATGCTGCCCTGAACGTCCCAATGTCAAGGATGAAAGCAGACGCCGGGTTTAACTTGGGAAGAACCAGTGAAATCACACGGGACGAAATCAAGTTCAATAAATTCGTATCCAGACTTCGCCGCAAGTTCTCTGAGGTGTTCTATCAGGCTCTGCGCGTTCAGTTGATTCTGAAGGGAATCATTGCCCCGGAAGACTGGCAGTTTATCAAGTCCAAGATTAACTTTGACTTCCTTAGAGACAACTACTTCTCTGAACTCAAGGACAATGAAATCCTGACCGGGAGAATTCAGATGGCTGAAATGATTCAGCCTTATATGGACAAGTATTACTCTCATAAATATGTCAGAACCATGATCCTCAAGCAGACTGAGGAAGAAATGGAAGACATGGATAAGGAACGGGAGATTGAAATGAAGCAGCATCCCGAGTGGTTTATGCCTCCGGGGATGGATATGGGTGGCTCTCCCGGTCAGTCAGAACAGCAGCAATAAAGGAAACATTATGGACTACAAAGAAGCATCCAAGAAAGTCGTTCATGCGGCTCGTGCTAAAGACAAAGATGGCGTTGATGCAGCAATCACGGGTATTCTGTTTTCCAAGACAACAGATGCCATTCGTGAGGCTAAATCAACTCTATCCAAGACTATGTTCAATCAGATGATTGCCGATAAGAAATCAAAATGAATTCCATTCGACTGGCTAATGTGATTTTTGATATGGGAGAGAAACTTTCCCAGAGCAAATACGAATTGATATGTGAGGATATTCGTTCTGACAGATTTACTCTGTCCGAACATGTCTGTGCATACAAAAAACTGGATATGGTTGCTGGTAAGAATGCATATCGTCTGACCGATGGGACTACCGTGTTGGTTTCGCCAGAACTTATTGAATCTTTAAATTCCCTAAGTATAGATAAGAATAAATTGACGACTTTTATGTCTCAATCGGAAAAGAATTTCAAATCAGTTTTGAGGACTATCATAGATGGCCGCACGGAAAGTAATTGTTAAACTAAATCATAACGAGGCTCTGGTCAAATGCATCAATGATGCAGATTCCCCAGCCACACTGACCATTGGTCTGTCAACTGACCTCCTGAAGTCAAATGAGGTTTTGTCTGGGACTCCATTCTCCGTGGGTATGTCTTCTATTGATGCAGCCATTGCTGATCTGAAGGAAGTCATTATCTCCCGCAATGGAACTCCGGTTGTGACACTCTTTGAAAACACCAATACCCTGCCATTCATCTATGGTGCAGATACAGAGTTTTCTGACTCTGACCTGAGTGTTGCTTTTACTGGGAAAGGCACTGTCTATATCCGTCTTCTGAAGATTTCTGGATATACACCAAAGTTCCAGCCGGAGCGAGGGATTCAACTGTGAAACTAATCCGAGATATTTCAAGTGACATGGAAATCTTGACCGAAGCAGTTGATGCTGGTGAGAAGCGCATGTATATCGCTGGGCCATTTCTGATGTTCGATAAGCCAAATCGGAATGGTCGGATTTATCCACAAAAAGTTATGGATGAGGCTGTTTCTGTTTACCAAAAAGAATATATTGACCGAAATCGGGCACTGGGCGAATTTCTTCACCCACAGGGGCGCGTAACCGTTGATCCAGAACGTGCCTGTGTAATGACAACCGAGTTGACCAAGGATGGTTCTTATTACTACGGCAAGGCCAAGGTTCTCTCTACCCCATTGGGCAAGATGTTGGAGAACCTGATGAATGATGGGGTCAAGATTGGAGTTTCCTCCCGGGGTGCAGGTTCCGTGGCTCAAAAAGGCGGCAATAAGATCGTCCAGCCCGGTTACATCATCACTGCAGCAATTGACTGTGTATTTGATCCTTCGGTTCCAGAGGCTTTTGTTGATCACCTGATGGAAGAAAAAGAATACCTTTATATGAACGGGTCTTTTATTGAGAAAGACCTGATGGAAGAAAAGTCGCGGATCACCAAAGCCAAGAAGTCCGAATTGACTGAAGCCAAATTGAAGGCATTTCAGAATTTTGTAGCCAAAATTTCGGCTTCCCCTAAGTAAACAAACATACACACCATTTTAAGGAATAACCAAAATGACCGTTGAAACCCAATTGGAAACCCTCATGGAATCTGCTGACGCTGTTGATGCCGATCTGTTGGAATCCGTCCGTCAGAAACTGGCCGAAAAGGGCATGTTGTCTGAAAAGAAAAAAGAAGAAGACAAAGAAGTCCCTGCCCCAGATGCTGATGATGCCGACAAGGATGCTGCTGATGAGCAAGATGACATCCCTGCCGTTTCCGTTGAGAACCCAATCAATCCCGAATTGGTTGCTTCCGATACTGAAGGTGACGATGAAGATGCAGATGATGCATCCGTCACCAAGTCAGTCAAGGAATCTGTGGATGCTCTGTTGGGCGACGAATTCACCGAAGATTTCAAACTGAAAGCAGTTGTAATTTTTGAAGCCGCCGTTAAAGAGCAGGTTGCCGCAATTGAGAAAGACCTTAAAGCAGAGTATAGCAAGAAGGCTGCTGCTCTGCAAGAAGATTTTGATGCTAAGTTGGTGAAAGAGACAGCAGCATTGGAAGAAAGCCTTAGTGATGAAATCAATGGATACCTCACCCTAATCAGTGAGCAGTGGATGAGTAAGAATGATCTGGCCGTTCAGGCCGGTGTTAAAGCTGAACTTGTGGAATCTTTTATTACTGGAATGAAGACTTTGTTTGAGGAACACTATGTTGACCTCCCAGACGAGAAGTTGGATATGGTTTCCAAACTGGAAAAGGAAAAAGCCGAGTTGACCGAATCTCTGGCTCGATCCAATGCACTGTTTGAATCCCTGACCGATACCCATCATTCAATTCTCCGTGCCCAAATTATGAATGAAGCCTCAGCAGGATTCACTTCATTGGACTTTGAACGATTCAAGACCCTGACCGAAGACTTTGCATTTGATAGCGAAGAAACTTTCCGCAAGAAAGTTGACATCGTTAAGACTGCATTCTTTGAGGCCAAGTCCGAACGTCGCTCTGCCCCCAAGAAAGAAGAAATCAGTGAATCCTTTGTCCCCAGCGCGCCCGTTATCGAGGAAACCAAGCTGATTGCAGAAGATGCACCAGCCAAACCAACCAAGATGGACGAATATCTGCGCTACATGGGTAAAGCCAATCGCTAATTTAATAGCAATTGATTTTACCTAAATATATCAAGAATTAGACATTCTTATTTCAACATTCCATATCAAAAGAGGAAACAAAATGATTGACCAAAGCAACGCACTGCTCGAAGAAAAATGGGCTGGTATTCTGGACGCTGAAGGTGCTGCACCTATCTCCGATCCCTATCGCCGTAAGGTAACCGCCATGCTCTTGGAAAACCAAGAGAAGGCCAATGCCGAATCTCGTCAGGCTCTGTTTGAAGATGCTCCTACCAACAGCATGGGTTCTTACCCCGATGCTGGCGGTGTTGCCAAGTATGACCCCGTGCTGATTGCCATGGTGCGTCGCACGATGCCCCAACTGATCGCATACGATGTGTGTGGTGTGCAGCCTATGTCCAGTCCTGTTGGTCTGATCTTCGCAATGAAGGCCAAGTATACCAACCAAGCTGGCGCTGAAGCCCTGTTCCAAGAAGCCGATTCCAGCTTCTCCGGCGACAAGACCGCTCAAGGTGGCACCCAAGGTCGCGATGACACCCAGCGTGGTACCAACCCTGCCGTTCTGAACGATGCAGTGAACAGCCCCGCTACCGACTTCACCTATGGCGGCGGCATGTCCACTGCTACGGCTGAAGCTCTGGGTTCTGTTGGTGGTAACGCTTTCGGTTCCATGGCTCTGACCATCGAAAAGAAGGCTATCGAAGCCAAGTCCCGTGCTCTGAAGGCTGAATACTCCACCGAAATGGTGCAGGATATGCGCGCCCTCCATGGCTTGGATGCTGAACAAGAACTGATCAACATCCTGTCTACCGAAATCACCGCTGAAATCAACCGCGAAGTGATCCGTTCGATTGCTGTGTCTGCCAAACCCGGCGCACAAGCAACAGTCACCCCCGGCGTGTTTGACTTGGATCAAGATGCTGGTGGTCGTTGGTCTGTTGAGAAGTTCAAGGGTCTGATGTTCCAAGCAGAGCGCGAGGCCAACGTCATCTCCCAAGAAACCCGTCTGGGTCGTGGTAACTTCATCATCTGCTCCAGCGATGTGGCATCTGCTCTGGCAATGGCTGGCACTCTGGATTACAACCCCAGCATCCAAGGCGTGAACGTGGTTGACGAAGCATCCACCACCTTTGCCGGTATCCTGAATGGCCGTTTCAAGGTGTTCGTTGATCCCTACCTCGCCACTGGTGGCTCCAACGTGCATTACATGGTTGTTGGTCACAAGGGTCAGAACCCATACCAAGCCGGTATGTTCTATGCTCCTTATCAGGCACTGCAACTGATGCGGGCTGTTGATCCACAGACCTTCCAACCAAAGATCGCGTTCAAAACCAGATATGGCATGACTTCGCATCCTTACGCAACTGGCACCGTTGCTGGTGATGGTTTGGCTGCTAACAGCAACGTGTTCTATCGCCGCTTGGCAATTCGCAACGTGCTGTGAAATTGATAGCAAGCATCCTTTACTGGGTGCTGGTTTCAATAACAAAAGGCTCCCTCGGGAGCCTTTTTCTTTACTGAGTCAAAATATATCTAATCTTACCGGAGTCATAGCATCTGAGTAATCGGTATTCATCTGCCAATTCCCTTTCGGTTTTTCCTTCCAAATTCAATCCAACTGACTCAAAGAATTCCTTTCGGTATCCAAACTTATGCTGCCGTTTCTTGGTTCGGTAGTCATAGTATCTGTAGTCTGGATTCAGGTATCCATCAAATTCAAATCCGTTCTTCAGGTAAACATTATTTCTCTGGTCAATGATTTCCAAGTCACCAAATGACAAAACATAGTCAATCGAATTGTTCTTCAGAAAGTGACTTAACAGCTTCCTGAATGCCCCAGTGACGTTACTGTTGGCAAAACGGTTTAGATCATATCCAATCCCAGTTCGACCAACATTCTTGGCAATTTTCTTGAATCCCATTGCAGAAACAACATCTCCTGTGGAATCAACCAATCCCAATCTGACAGAGGCAATTGTCGCGCCCTGCATGTGATTGGCATTCATGAATGCATCAAACTCGGATTGAGTCAGTTCAATCACCTTGGTTTTTCTGGCACCCATCCTTGAGTTACAACCAAGCAGATTTCGGATGAAATTCTGAACAGTTTCTTTTCTCTGGTTCCAATCGTCCTCCCAGACTTGGATATACCGAATCCCCCTCCGATAGAAGTAGTCAACCTTCTCCTGATGATATGATGGAGACTTTTTCTTGTCAGAGTGCCAGTAGATTCCGTTAAACTCAAATCCAATCTTCAGGTCTGGGATGTAAACATCCAAATGCTTTCCATCCTTGTAGGTATGGATTGCGTCTGGTCGGACTCCTTGGATGAATTCCAGTAACTCAAGCTCACCCAAGGAAACCTGATTTTGCATCCGGTCTGGGGAATATGGTATTCCCATATAATGAATTGCATGGACAACGGCTTCGCCTGAACATCCAAGCAACTTGGATATCCCCAGCACTGAAGTCCTCTGAGTCAGGTAAAGATCGCTCAGTTGTTCCTTGGCGGAAAGGACATCAAATGCGGTTGGGTTTATCCGCGATTTCCTGTAGTTGGAAATCATCGAATTTTTCTCTGCATCAGACATGCCTCTAAAACGCGCCAGAATGCCCTCTACAGCCATTGATCGAGTTGGTTGGTGCTGGGATACATGCTTGACGTTATAACGCTCCAGATTCGTTTCTATGCGCTTCTGGAGCCTCTTTTCTTTTTTGGTTGGATCATTCCATGCGTCCTTGGTTCTTTCAGCAAATGATTCCTTCATTTCCGGTAATTGGGAAATGTGCTCAACCCCATATCGCTCCTGATTGGTTTTGGTTCTCTTGGCAATTGAATCTGTATAGTCATCCAGTCGATTCTTGGTCTTGACTTCCGGGTCATTCTGGGTGCATTTCTGGGAGCAGTAGCAGGCCCATGCTTGGTGCTTGTTTGACCAATTGACATACTCGACTCCACATGTTTTGCATCTTGGAACTCGAACGGAATCTTTGCAGTATGCCCGAATCATATCGGTCATGGATAGCTTTCCCGACATTCCAATAGATTCCCACTCCTGAGTAATCTGACTCAGAAGGTCTCCAAAACCATTCTTGTTCAAGACTGATTCGGAGAATCTGGTTGCTCTGGCTTTCCCGGCTTCGTTATAGATGAAATCGATCAGGTCTTGTTTGGTTTTGTTGGTCATTCCCGTTCCCATACAAACTTCAAGTTCCCGGAATCATATATCCAATCAAATCCATTGGCTTCCATATTGTCAAATGCTGTCTTGGATGAATCGAATTTGTCTCCGAACTTGGCCTTTAGTCTGTGCTTCATGAATTCGTGTCGGGAATGCAGATAGTATTCTTTCTTGGAAAACGCATACCAATTTGGGTCTGTTGTTCCAATCAGAGTCAGCCCATTGGCATACGCACATCCATCATGGGAAGCAAATCGCCTATCTGCAAAACATACAATCGAGTCTGCATTGTTCTTTACATGATTCAGGAGTCGATTCATACCGCCAACCACAATCAGGGTCTTCTTGGTTGCCATCCGGATGATTTCGGTTTCATTACCGCTCCCAAATCGAGTCTTGCCATAGGATACAGCCTGAACCAATTCATCCCCACTGAAAAGACCCATGTATGTCGTTGCTTTGGTATGTCCAGCTAAGTGACTGTTCTCAAAGAATTCTGTTGCCTGTTTTGATGTCAATGACTTCATGAGAGTCTTTCTGGCAGGAATTTTGTTGATAATAACACCCAAGCGAACTCTGATCATTGACTTCCATATCTCCTGCTTAATCGGATCATTCCACTCGACATCGTAAATCTGAAGAAGATTTATTCCCTTGTTCTCTGCCATTTCGGTCTTGTTCAGGTGGTAGTTCTTGTCCTTGCCCATACCAAAGGAATGGTTCCAGATTCCATGGAATTCAATGCCCAAGTTGGCAGATGGAATCAGAATGTCAATTTCATAGGGAGCAATCATTGTTCTGTCAGACATGATGGCAGAGAATCCAAGACTCTCGACAAATTCCTTGACCTGAGCCTGCTGTGCTGAAATGGAACGTGAGGCAATATATAGCATTGCATGTTCGTCTGACCCCCTGAGCCACCGATTGATCATCGAATACTGAATCTTGCTGAATTCAGATATTTCTGCTCGGGTTGGCTCCCGACCAATATCAGCTTCCAGTCTGGTCGCAATCTTGATGATGGCTTCCGCCTTTGACACAGGGTCATGAAAATCTATGGAGTTGATGATTGCTGGGTCTACTCCCCTGATCCCGAGAGTTTCTATCGTTTGACGAATACCGGCGGCATCCCAATCAGTCACTCGATTTTTCACTGCATTCTTGGCAAACTCCCGGTCTTTCATTGGATTGTCAACCCCAAGCCTGTCCATGAAAGTCTGTTTTCGAGTGCCATTCTCCTCAATCAACAACTGAGCGCATGATGGGGAACAGGTCATTGCCCATGATCCATAGGGAGTGATTCGGTCTTCTGTTGTCTTATTGTTTCGCCATGGAAACTTATCAGAAACGGAATTTCCACAGGTCAGGCATGATGGCTCTGATTCACCGCGTTCTTTCAGACATACCAAGGCAGCCATCTTCTTGATGGTCAGTTGCTTACTGACAAAGAAAAAATCAGATGGAAATTCCTTGGTCAGGTCGGCAACCAGATTCTTGTCAGTGATGGATTGGATTGAATGCTCTTTGGAATTGGCATATTCAATCAGTCTGGTGAATAGAGTCATCTCTTGTAGTAGAAAACGGCATTGCCACAGTCATTATAGCGGAAGAACCCGTTAGTCAGTGCATTCTCACCCTCACTCTTGGTGGGGTCATACTCTGGACATAGACTCTGAATGTTTCCTTTCTGGAACATCTGGCGCGAGTATGTCTTCTTTAGATCGGTATAGAAGTATCCGGGATTCGTATTATGTGAGTATTCAAACCCGATTTTCTCATATGCAGCGCCGGAACCAAACCTGAGATTGGCATAGGTCATTACATTTCCTGTGGTTATTGACAAGAAGCGTTTAAAAATCTTTGACATTCCACCAACAACGTTGGTGTTGGTTTTGGTTGCTGATCGGATAATTTCCCAGTCTGCAGATTTGTCAAACCGGGGCTTGGCAAATGACATACACTGAACCAACTCTCCACCAAACACCAATCCAATATAGATTGATGCTGCAGCAAATCCGCTCATGTGATTTTGTTCAAAGAACATGCGAGCATCATTGGATTCAACGGTAACAAGTTGACACTGACGAGCATATAATTTCTGATTTGCCCTACCGATCTTGGATGCAATAATTGATTTGATGATTTCTAACCGAATAGGGTTTGATGTTTCCCCAACATCAACAAACCTGAGCAGAGTATATCCTGCTGAAGCGCACAATTCTTGCTTCTCCTGATGATTTTTACTGACCTTGTTGACGGGAGTTCCCGTTGCATGATAAAACAACCCATCAAGTTCAATTGCCAACTTTGCTGATGGTATAACAATGTCCAGTTCCTTACCCGACAACACGGTCCTATCTCGCTGAATCGGCTCAACCCCCAATGAACGAATATATGAAACCAATTGTCGCTCAATCTTGGATTCAGACCCAGTTCGGTCAATTTCAATCCCGTGATGGTGGAGTTTCTGAAGGATCAGGGATGAAGAAACCCCATTGCGTTCCCCAATTTCCTCAGCAGACATGGTTTTGTATTGGGATTCTAACCATTCCTTATCATCAAGAAGCATTCCCGTTGCTTCTGGTATCTGATTGAACTTGGTTGAAATCTGGTTATATGCATAGGCCATAGCCAACTGGTCTCTGGAGACGCCAATTTCCTCAGCAATCTTGTCCATCGCCATCCCGGAATCTTTCTTCTGAATCAGCATCTGCTTATCCAAGAGACTTGACGACATTTCCGTCAGTTGCGTCTGAGTGGTTGATTCGTGGTCTTTGACATAGAAGCACGATGAGTTAGAAGAATCAAACAACATCAGTTTTAGCAGATATCGACTTATTCCGGTTTCTTCAGTAGCATCCTTGATTGATGGGTAAATTTTCCCATTTACCGATACTGAGATTCTGGTCAGAGGAGTTTTCAGTGACCGACATTTCATATCGCAGTAGATGCCATAGCGATACAAGGTTTTGTGGAGCTTCAGCTTCTTTTCGCAGCTTGGGCACTCTGGAGGCTCAAGCATGTTGTTCTTCAGAAGATATATTGCTTCAGATAGGGTTTCTGCATCTGGGAATGTTTCCCACAACTGGTCAATCAGTGCAGTATATTTTGGTAGAATTTTCGCATAGCGAATTGGGTTACTGACACACTTCCCGATTTCCTGAATCTGGGTTGGGGTCATTGCAACGATAGCTTCTTTCGGAGCTTGTTTGGTAGTCATGGCAGTCTTGGGTGGATTTTAATTACCTACAGTATACCATAAATATCTAACCACAGCAAGATCAACCAATAAGAAAGAAAAAATAATGGACTCAATTGCCAAGAAATACATTGCCATGCTTCAGGAGGAAATTATCAAGAAACATGCCAAGGTGTTTACCGCCATCCCAAAGCAGACGACCGTTGATCTGACCAACCCAGAAACCAATGTGGTCATGCATTCAGTTCGTCAGTATGATCCAGACTATGATTTTCGCCAGAAACACCCAGACTCAAACCTGACCAAGCAGTATGTGATTGGTATGGCAAACAGACTGGCTACTTCGGATAATCCCGACTACAAGAAGTCGGTTTTCCAAGCATACAAGCGTCAGGCTCCAGCAATTGTTGGCGGTGCTCAGAACTATGAGCAGTTGGTTGACCGATGCTATGCGGCTGCTAAGAAAGAAACTCTGCATCAATTTGATTCTTTGCCGATTGATACATCGTATCATCAGGGAGAGTTCAATTATGCATCATCCGGCGCAATGGTTGAGGATGTGCATAAGAATCGCCATATGGCCGTTTACTCAGGTGGAGAGCCACATACCCACTTGGACAAGTCACATGGCGAAGACCTGACCGCCAATGAGAAGTTTCGGGCGGTTCATGATTACTATGGACATGCTTTGCATGGCAATCAGTTTGGACCAAAGGGCGAGGAAATTGCATGGAACATTCATCGTCAGATGTATTCTGACTTGGCTAAACCGGCAGTCACGGCAGAGACTCGTGGACAGAATTCCGAGGTCAGCTATACCATGCTGAAGCATGAAAACATTGCCGGTATGAAGCACTATCGCCAGTTGGCATCTGTTGCATCTACGCCACAGGAGAAGCAGGAACATCTTGCCAAGGTTCGGGAAATCGGTAATAATTGGAACTATGCCCGACAAGTCGCCTCCGTTCTCCCACCCGAAATGAATTCGCCTCATTTTAATGGGGATGTTCCAGAGTCGATTCGTCATCTGCTGATCGACAAAGAAGGAACAAAAATGTCAACCGTTTACAACTCAACCAATGATCATTTGGGTATCCATAAATTAGCCAAGCTACATAATCCAGAAAATGCAGATGATGTCACTTCACAACTCGCCAAGGTGCATGGTTATACCGGCGCTCTGCATGAGTCCGTTTGCTCTGCTGGTGGTGATGAATTGATCCATGATGAAGACTATGCACCAATCCACCAGAAGCAAAGCTACTCGTTTGAGTGATTATCAAAAGGCCATGTTCAGGTGTTTCCTCTCAACCGGGGAGCATCTGTTGATGCATGGTTGGAAATCCGACATTGTTGGGTCTGCGTTTGTCATCACCGCCCATAATCCATATGGTGAGTTACATAGCGAAGAATTCAACCATAAGGCAACCACACAACTCAGGAATGATATAGAGGCCAGTGGAGCCTCTTTTGTTGTTGGTGTTGGTGGCGCAGATGGACATTCTGAAGATAGTTTCTTGGTATGGAGTGACGACCATCAATACCTAATGACTAAATATCATCAGGATTGCGTCCTTCTGATTGACGCAGATGGTAACTGTCAATTGGAATGGAACTCAAAAACAAAGAGCCTCAATTGAGGCTCTTTTTACGTCAACCCTTGATTACCAGCCGAGAAACATTCTCGGGTAGGTTTCTGATTGTCCTCTTGGCAACTGGTCGATTGCTCTGAGCATATACGAAGAATCGGATGTTCGGGAACATGGCAGCCATGGTGACCGCCATTCCCAGACTATCGGCATCTGAAGAAAAGACATGAATCTCCTTCAGATCTGGATTTTTGGCTGCCTCATACGCAGCAGTGACTGCCATGATCAGGTCAACCGCTTCCTTGGCGATAGTCGATCCAACAATCACCTCCAGATTATCCATAACTGGCGGCTTGGCAATCTTGTTTGCAGTTGCCCATACCAGTCTTGTCTTTGATTGGTCAATCTTGGCATAGATGCGCTTCAGCGTAGCCACCTTTACCTGATCGGCATCAAACATGACCAGATGGGTCTTGCCCTTGGTTGGAGTTGGGTAGAAGAAAGATTTGATTTTCTGGAACATGGACATAATTCTACAGCATTCCCTAAATAAGTCAAGAAAATCTAAATTTTTACTCGGACAACATAATGACCCAACCCACCATCAAGAAAATCAAATCGTTTGCTGAATACCGTCAGGCACCATCACTGGGGGTGGTTCTGTTGGAGGATCTTAACGATTATCAGAAGAAGAAAGTTGATCGCATGCCTGAAATGAGCTGGGATGCTGCCAAGGAACATGACCGAGTGTTTGGTCCCGGTAACGAAAAGATCATCATTCCTTTCCATGGGCCGGATCAGAAAATCACCACCCATAACCACAAGTCTGTCTTGGTTCCTGCTCAGTTGCGAGTAACTTCCAATATCCTGAGTCACCTGCAGTCACATGGGTATTTTACCAAGGATTATCGCGCAGGATTGGTTCACCATCAGAACACACCAAGTAGAGACATTAAGATTTCCAAGGCTCTGGAGACCATCGGTTCTGCCGATGAGCCATCACCACACCTGAATAAAGATGGTAAGGTTATGACATGGAAGCAGTCATATGATGCCGACCCTGCTCGCCAATCCAAGTCAGCAAATAAACAGATCGTGTTTACCAAGAATCGGTATGATGTTGCTGGAGTGTCAACAGATCGCGAGGGCTGGACATCCTGCATGGAGATGGACTCCGCACCAAATACAAAAGACGGTGGCATCAATCAACACACGCTCCCCAACGACCTCCATACTGGCACAATTGCTGCCTATGTCACTCACCATGGCGACGATGACATCAAGCACCCTATTGCTCGTCAGTCTCTGAAGCAATTTATGAATGGGAACCATATCATCTATCGTCCAGAATCAACCAGATATGGGGCATTCCAACCCGAAGCAGGGGATGTTATTTCCAAGTGGGCTGCTGAAAAATATCCATCCAATCCGGGAGTATATGTCAAGAATCCATCACTCTATAATGATGATGGGCGAGCAATCAAGCTTGAAAAGGTTGCCGACTATTCAGGCGTCGGTATTGAGGATGCGCATCGTCATATTCGTCAGTCTCTGCGGACTGCACATGACGCCGGATACCAGTCTGCATTGGATATGCAGCACAAACATGATGATTATGACGCCACGAATGCCCACTTTGAAAATATGGAGAACCTGACATCAAAAATGCATGATATGCTTCCTGAGCATCATAAGATTCATATTGCAACCCATGCTCTGTTGGATGGTGCGGAAGAGGATGGTGACGATTTTGCGGACGAAACAATAGATGAGGGAATCGATCATGACCTGATAGATTCATCACATTTCGTCAAGCATTGGGCGGCCAATCACGCAACAGACATCTCTAACCATATCAATCATGAATATTCTTCAGAAGATGCTCTGAAGCTGCATAGTGAGATTCACAATCGCATGGGCAAGACCAATTCAGATGCCGTTGTTGATAACCATCAAGCACTGAAGCATATTCATGCTACCCTTATCAATAAGGTTATGACGGGGGACAATCAGCAGCACAAGGATGCTGTTCTGCATGACATCATGGATTCTGCCGGAACAAATGAGCAACATGGCTACTATGAGAACATGCTTCAGAATCAGAATACTGTGTTTGACCATACCCATCCAGCAGAACACACCACCAACCCCAGAGTGATTCATTCTATGTTGAAGGATGATGACAAGATCAGTATGTTCCCACAGAACAATTGGAAGCACGACCCATCAACCGCTCTGCATATTGGTAAACATGCCGATGATAAGCTGGCAAGCCACCTGATGTTTGGGGATCATCGCAACACATTCTCCCAGACGATTCGCCATGGGAATACTGGGAAATATGGATTGGGGGACGACCGAACGGAAGACCTTATGCATGGTCTGAATCAGAACCCCAACGGGGAGGCAATTCAGCATCATATCACTTCACACATGGTGCTGGACGGTGGTTATAACCCAGAGCAGCAGACTCGATTACCCATTGAGAATGAGCGCGAGATTCGACACTACGTCAAGCAGGTTTGGTCTGCCCCAACGGAGACCACGAGTGGTCGAATTGATACAATCAAAACACATACGATCCCCAGAGTCATGCACGATATGACCGCCGATGCCACCGATTCGTCTGATGATGTTGATCGCTTTGCCGATGTTGCTATGCACACCAAATTCAAATCGGTTCTGGATAAGCTGAAGAATCGCCATGATACCCAGATTCCTGCAATTCAGAATGCAGTTCGGGATAACTACCACGTTCTGCATGAGGGTGTTCATGCTAAGTCCCTGAGCGAGTTCATGCTTAAAGCCAAGTATCAGAAAGAGATAACTGGTGACAAGATGCATACTTGGCCGCTCAGGAAGGGCATTTAAAGCCCCTTGGAGACTCTGTAAACAAAAATGGCTACCTTGGTAGCCATAATCGTTTTTTGGAGGCGTGTAGAGCATTTACTCGGGAGTTGATTTGCGAACCATGACCAAGCCCATTTTCTTTTGTTCCATCTGGCGTCTGGATGTGAGGCAACCGAGGAAATGTAAATTGATTTCCGACCATTGTTTCTTGGCGAATCATGCAACAACGTAATTAATTACTTATCAGATACCGGTGGATGTTCCATCAAGGAACAAATCGGGATTCTTCTTGGCAAATGCCACATAGTCCGGCGTCCGTTCATCCAAGAGCAACATACAGAGGCTCATGAACTCAGGAAGGTCTTTCTTGGCCTTCAGGGCATAAGACTTCCGCAACAGTTTCTTGTTCTTCTTATGGAACGCCTCAACTGTCTTGATCATCTTGTTGTATGCTGGCATCACAGCCGATTCCATATCATCAATCATCTTCAGAGACAATGGGTCGGTTGCAAAGATACTGCGGAGGTCATCCGTAGAGCCATCCAAGACACACTCATACAGGCGAGACTTGATCAGGATTGAATCTTTGGCCTTGTGCAGAGTGCTGTATCGGTCATTCTTGACCTTGACCGCATACTTGGTGCCATCTGATTGTTCCATGATCAGAACATAGCCTTCACCCTCCTGTTCAGCATAGATTGCATCAACAAAGGCTTTCTGGTCATTGCCGGATACTGAACATGGCACAAATCCGGCACGTTGCTCAGGCAGGAATGACATCAGCAGATACATTGAGTTGACATACTGAGTCTGCCCAATCTGGCTGCGGTGATCAACCATACCCAATACCTTCAGTTCAGCAGCGTCATAACCAACAACAATTCGATTGTCTGGGGAAATCCACTCCATATTCACGGTAGAACCATGCAGAGTTGCGCTATACACAGCATCACGGAACTTCTTATTGTCCGTCCGATTGATCCACTCGGTAGCGGCAATAGCCTGATCGGAAGCCAATGAGGCGCGGGACTTCATGCATAGAGTTCCATTGGTGTCCAAGTAGCTGGAGATCAATGACCCGTCCAACTTGACCATTTTCCCAACAATAGTTGATTGGGTATGATCAACTGTGCCTTCTGCATAGTTAAAGAACTTCTTGGGGGGCATGCATACCAGTTCCGCATCTTCACCGGACATACGGAACATGGTTCCGCGACAGAACATAGCTCCGGGTTGTTGGAAATCCGTCCATGAGGCCAGTCGGTAGTCAAAGATGCGATATGTTGCTCCATCGGAACCCGTATGATCCTTGAAGGAGAATGCATCGTTGGATGCACAGAGAGTCATTAGTGTCTGGTATAGTTCAGTCATGATCAAGTTTCCTTTGTTAGTTTCAGCGATTATAATACATCTTCCGACGCGCCCTTGAATAAAGATTGGCAATATCGGTAGAGAAGCCATAGTCCAGAATTACTGGGTGCTTGTGTCCGGTATGTGGGTGAGTCCAGATGCCCATATTTCTTGGCGACAGGTCTCCGGGATGCATACCCATAGAATGCATGGCGTCAATCATGTTGTTTGCATGATCACTGTGAATCAGGTCTGGATGTCCAGACCCATCGTGTCTCTCCCCATGAGCAGACCGATATTCTGAAAGCATATGCTCCTGAAGTTCTGCATGGGAAATACCCTTCTTGAATCTGGCATCCTTGGTATGCTCACGCAAGTCCTTGGCATTGTATGCAGAGCAGTGCCCCATTTCCAAGTAGTGATGGTCTGGGTGTGATTCCATTACTGGAGCCAAGACGCCATTTGGGTTGGTTTCATACTGATTATGCCCAACTGGAATCAGCATCCCGTATTGACTTTGTGTATATTGATCTGCCTCCAGTTGATTCTGGTGCTCACCAAGGAGCATCGAATCTCCGGTGTATTTGTCCAGCTTACCGGGGAATGCAATCTTGACCGCCGTTGGCAGATAAGTTTCCTTACCATCAAGGATGATTTTCTTTGGCTCCTTGGGGAAGAATACGGCGCGACTGGAACCTTTCTTGGGCTTGTCATCTGCAAATCCGGTGTCCTGACCAGATGCGATCAGGTGACGTGCATGCCGCGCAACTTCATTCAGCTTGGTTGATGCTCCATGTTCTCGATCCAGAATATCCTGAAGTTCAGCATGGATTGCCTCCGACAGAATTGTCATGTCGCTCTGATAGATCAGGTCTTCATCAAGAGTCGTCTGTGAGGCAATATTTTTGAATTGATTGAAGTTCATTTTTTTGTTTCTTACTGCGGGGTGATTCTTTACTTATCATCGGAATCACCCCCTCCTGCGGTCATGCAACTGCATAAGGTTTGTCCCAACGACCAACGGAAATGTCAAAGTAGTATGCGCAGTCAAAATAATCCGACTGAACATCCGATCGATCGTACCAGCCCTGCCCCTTGATGGCAGAGATCATTTCTCGAATGAATGCCTTGTTCTTTTCGTCAGAGAAATTTGTCTCGAACCAGTAGGGATTGATGTCCATGTAGGTGCCGATCTGGCGGTCGGTTTTCTTCTGAGCATCGCCAATCAAGTCCAAGGAACCGCTGGACAGAGTGACGCAGAGGGTCATGTGGCTGCGAATGGAGATTGTGCCCTTCATGCCATACTTTTTCAGAACGGCCTTGATGGCTGGAGTCAGTTTTGCCTTGGTTGCTTGGTCAATGTATGCCATGATGTAGTTCCTATCGGAGTGGTTGTTGATGGAACGAATTGTATCATGGCATTCAGCGAATGATCTGTTCTTTTTTGATTCCGTTGTTTTCCAGCAACAAGATTCGATTTTCGATATATTCACCAATCAAGTTCAGTCTGGATTCAATCAGAGACATGCGACCATGAATCTGAGTGATCCAGATGGCAACTTCTTTTTCTGTGGCTGTTGCTGGGTCTGGTGTCGGAATCTTGTCTGGGGCAGTCAACAGTTCCTTTGGTGGCTCAATGACCATGTATGTCTGCTTGGCGACAACAACCGGAACCTCAACGATGGGGGGTTTGGTTGCAGCGCATCCAGACAACAAGGCAGTTACCAATAAAATTGCAAGTTTCATTTTTGATTCCCTTTGATGCCGATCAGAGCCTCTTTCATGAAGTCACTGATTGGTTTATCGGTTGCTGCAACAGACTCAATCTTCTGCTGAGTTGCATCAGTCTGCGTCTCAATCTTTTTCTGATTGGTATTGTCTTTCTTGACAACAGACTGGTCAAGCCGCTTGGTCTGACGTTGGATTTCTGCTTCTTTCTTGGATGCTTCCAATGCAGCAGTCAGTTCGGTGGTTGCTTTGGTCAGCTTCTGATTCTGTTCATCTTTTATAACAGATTGTTCTGTTAGTTGCTGAATCTGCTGGTTCAATCCAGAATACTTCCGGTAACCAAAGAATGATGTCAAGATCAGGAAAACCGCCAACAGGAGTCTCCAATCAGACAAAGCCTTGAATGCTCCCTTGAAGCCAGATAGGAATGAAAGCCAGATCATTTCTTGTTCCTGTTTTCAATCAGGGTTGCTGCATCAAAGAAGGCATCATCCGGGGAAAATGCATTCTCTTTACTGGATTCCTTCAGGATGTCAGCGATGCATGCAATTGGTTCTGCGGTTTCAACAAAGCCTTCTTCTGGTTCTACGATTTCGTGAAGTCTCATTTTGTGGTCTCCTGTGGGTTTAATTTGTGATGGGATAGGATCAGAACATCCATTTTCTTGTCTTCTGATTTTCCATACGTGGCATTGAAATGATGTTCTTTATTTTCTGGCGTGACGACGTGCAGTTCCCTGCCATCATGTCGGTAAACATGAGTTCCATCGGCATGCGCCATGTCAATCAGACGACCCCACATATTATGTCCTCGCTGATATTGCCCGGAGGAACTGACCAGAGGAAGTGGTTGCCTTTTAAAGTGGGCATATATGAATCGAGTTGCATATCCCTTGGGCAATATGCTGGTATCGGCTACTCGGTCAACGGTGTCCTGAACAATATGTCCATCTTTGTTGTATGGCGATTTATCAACCTTATTGATGACAGAATAGTGAACGAGTTGCTTTTTGTCATGATTCACACTATTCAAAATATTCTTGGTTCCCTTCACAAGAAGATGAATATCATGGCCCTCAAAGGAGCAGATTGTTGGTAGTTCTATAGTCTGTGGATACAGATCAGTTGCGTATGTTGGTTTGTGCGCGAATATGGACATTGGTGTACCCAAATTCCTTGCCATTTCGGACAATGCCAAATATGTCTTGAATGAAATCATTTTTTTCTCCCTGTGGAAAAGTATTCCGGTTTGATCGGCAATGATGACCGAATTTACATACCCATGTTCAACGTCAACATAAGCAGAAATGCCATAGTTGTCAATTAAGAAATCATCCCATACGATGGGATACCTTCCCAACCACATCGACTTTGAAAACAGATCAAAGATTTCCTTATTTAACTTTGGGTCATTCAGCATATCCGGCGACATATAGTCATCGAACGCCACCCAGACCATGCGATGAGTCATGTCAAACCGATAGAGACAATCCAAGAAAACATCATGCCCAAGTCCATGCACAAACCCCTGATAGTCAGCCATTGCTTACGTCTCCAGCATATAGAGTTGTTCTGATGCCCTTGATGCAGCCACATACAGGCACTTGGTTCGGGTCGATGCATCCCGGTTCTTCATGATGTCAGGGGTATCAATAAAGACATGCTTGAATGTTGACCCCTGCGAACGATGGGATGTGATTGCATATGCATACTTGACCTGATGGAACCTGTCCTTGCATTCCCAGAACTTTCCCCAGATTTTCTTCTGAGCCATCTCATTCAGATAGACTTCCAAGTCGGCAACCGAATCCTCATGTATGACCCTAAGAATTATTTTATCCCCAGTCTCCATACGAACATCAATCTTCCATATTTTGAACTGAGGATACTTGGGGTGTCTATCAACGCTGGCACCCAATACCAAGGCTTCATCATCGGTATTTGCCAAGGACGGTTGGTTATCATAATCGGAGTTGACCGGAGCAGTCATGACCAAACGATCCCCCTTGACGAAAGGAACTTCGCTGTTGGTCATCTCAAAGGACTCCCGGATAAACTGGTTCAGGGTGTCAACCGTGACGTTACGCCATGCAATGGCCTTGGCTGCTCCTGTATGGAAAGCCCCCTTGACCGCCAGAGCCTCAATCGTATCAGCAAAGGAATCATCATCCATGATATGAACCTGATCCCCGGTGGACTTGATTGTAGGTCGTGGATTGGCTCTGAGTTGCTGAACCATGGTCAGAATTGAGTTGTCATGACGCTCAACCTTGGTCAACTCAAAGGAAACCGGATATGCTGACCAGATGGGGGAAACGTCATCGCCAACAGGGGGCAATTGCTCTTTGTCCCCCAGCATGATAACCTTGGTTCCAGTAAAGACTGTCTTGCGTTCCAAGTAGGTCAGAACAGTATTGTTCAGCATAGAAGCCTCATCAATCAGAACCAAGTCATATGAACCAGCATCATTCTGGTCATCCTTACCAACAAGTTCCTTGACAGCACCATTAGGTTCCAATCGAAGCCCCAACAGGGAATAGATGGTCTTGAATGTCAGTCCAGAAACGGCATCACCAATACTCTCCTTGATAACCTTCAGGGACTTATTGGTCGGGGTAGTGACGGCAATCTTCAGGTCCATTCTAGAAATGGATTCCAAGAAATACCGAATGGATGTTGTCTTACCAACACCAGCCTGACCAGAAAGCAGGTATACCAAGTTGGAATCCTTGGTTGATCGAGCGTTGCTCTTGACAAAGGAAGTCAAGGACTTGATCAGTTCAGATTGATCTTTGTTAAGAATGATGTCTTTTTGTTGTGGAGTCATTTTAAATGAGTCAGCTTATCGGGGTCTACCCGATACGTTTTGCTTGTCGTTGGTTTCGGTGGTTGGGCAACGATTCGTTGAGTCTTGGTTGATTTTACCAAGTCACCCGGTAGAGTATAGCATGGTTCATGTCCTGTGCGTTGGACATCTTCGTTCAAAATCACACAGTCTGGGTTGACCGCAATTTGAGACCCGCCGTAGGGTTGTATAGACCACTCTGCCAGAACCAGATTCTTCTTATTGCGGTAGGCTTTATTCAGAATAAATCGGTTTGTTGCTGGTTTATTATCAGCAATGATTGCCGCCTCAAGCAACTCTGCTGACTTCCGGGTTCGGCAGTAGAATGTGTGTTTCAGGGAAAATGACTGTTGACCATCAATCCGCATGATTGCTTCAACTACCTTGGATGATGTAAAGTATCTCCGAAGAACAGAGTGTGGTTCATCATCGGTATGCACACCAATATAGAAACATCCAGTTCTGCTGTGTTCAATGATATAGACGCAGGTATATTTCCCAACTTCGTTCTTGACTGGCGTTGTTGATGCATAGTCGTAAATCGTCTTTGCGTCCGTCAGTCTTCGTTTCTTGTCAGCCTTGGCCTTCTTTTTCTTTACCTCGTATACATGCTGTATGTTATATGTAGCCGCAATCCCTGTATGCCAATCACCTTTTGCCATTCTGTATGTTTCCTTTTCTTTCGAGCATAAACGAGCCGTGTGGTGAACTTATAGGTTTAAAAATAAGAAACCCAATAAGAATCATCCAACACTCGATCAACCCTTGTTTAAAATAAGACGATATGTATGAAATGAACATCAATAAGAAAGAGATGTTCCATCAATACCTGAGTGAGTCCAAGCCAGATTTAATTCAGAATCGGAATAGACGTTCATACAGGGAGTATACCATAAGCCAACGTAGTAATCGGTAACAGTATAAATTTCATACAGACCATTCATATAGTACAATTGAATGGGTCGAAGCTCTTGTCCCATTTCCGTATCCATCATTGATGGCCGTACTCGGAACTCATCCGTTTTATTTCTGGCAGTTTATCGATCAGGTCTTTTGAACAATCAACCCGTTAAGGCTGATCTATGGCACCCCTGCATATGGCTTGACATTTCCATACACTTCCACCTCAAAGTTTCACCACTTTATGAATTGTCGTTTATCTCGGCAGTTGGAGACTGCTCGAACCGGAGGCTCGTTATTTTACCGGCTGCTCTTACTATGTTTTCATTGCTTGTCAGGCAAGTTTTTGAATGGATACCATTGTAAGATGTAAAACCATCCATCTGTTTTGACACGAACCCAATGGGGATTCTACGGACGCAGAGAAGTGTCACTATCATACGTCCTGACTTTTACTTAGTGTGAACCAAATCCAAGATTGGATAAATTTGTCGCAAAACACTTTTTACTTTTTGTGTGGTAATCAAGTAGCATCCCAACACAATGCCTTGTTCCCATCTGAACCAAGACACACATCAAACCATGTTGCTGATCGCATCCGATGTTTTACGTCGAGTTTCCATCACCCAACAATCGTTTCCCACCTCCGGTTCAGCATCTTCGCATACTCCATGGGTCTGATGCACTTGTCATAGAGTCCGATTGCCCAGAAGTCATTGACTTCCATCAGAACTGTCTTCTTGTTATCCATGATGGCTACATCCAGAGCATACGGTTCCTGATTGGAGTATGTCTTGATCATCTGGTTGACTCTATCCATGTCCGGTGGCTCTGTGTCCCATTCATTCTGGTCATATCTGGCACAACCAATGATTTTCTTCTGGTCGATATAGAACCGCCATTCGGATTGTATTTGAATTACATCCGACCACCAGATTGGTTCTGAATCTGATAGGGATACAAACTCACCCAAGGATTCTGGGTCTGGTTGTTGTTCTGGTGACCCATAGACAAATCCAGTAAAGAGTTTTGTCCTGACCGGTTTGATGAATATGGGCTCCTGTATCCCAATGAGCATTCCCTTGGTGGTCATTCCAAATTTTCGATCAAGGAAGCATAGAAGTTCATTCGGATAACTGATCGGCTCTGGTTCTTGAATCGCCATGGCTTTCATGCACTCTCTGAGGAATTCCACGGAGCCGACTGGTGTATATCCTTGGCACATGGCATCGTTGCAGTCTCCGGTAGAAACTTTTCCTATGGATGCATTCATTACTTGGATGCCATCGCCCATCATGGCGGCATGTCTGATTGTTCTGACTTCTTCGGTATTGACGTTCTGTAGTAGGAATTTCATGGGTTTACTCAAACAGGTTTGATTGTTGATTGATTTGGTAGTCAATCCGTTCCCCATCATCATACCGGGATTGATTGCATTTTGGATACTCATTCATGACTGGGTAGGTCAGCATCCCAAGCATTCGCTTCTTCTGTTTTGCTGTTCCATTCAGGTAGAAGTAGCGATGCTTGGGCATTGGAGGAATCATCTGGATTCCATTTTCCTTGGCCCATTTTGTTGGGTTGGTTATGCCTCTGTCCCTTAGAGTCATTGGATGCACTCGGTTGCCTTCAATCAGGTAAGCCTTGTCATGACTGATGGTTTTGCCTGTATAGAGCCAGTTGGTGGCCTGATAGATGATGCCGCAGTGGTTCTGTTCCATGTCGGCATAGCTGACCACTGCTGATGGTTTTGGCAGCAAATTCAGGGCATGGGATACCAAGTAGCTGGAGGCGTTCTTTGTTTTGGACTGCACGACCAGTCTGGATAGTTCATAGAGTCGGAAGTCTCTGTCGTTGAATGAATGTTTCTGGATGGGCGGTGATGGTTGACCAAAGACACAGACCCCTTCGAGTTTCCCATCTTCTACCAGACCATATGCGGCCCAGAAGATTGATGCTCGGTGACTGTAGTGCTTGTTCAGGACAAATAGCTCTGCTGTCCGTTTGTCGATCTGGATGATGGAAAAATTCATTGGGTGGGCTAAATAAGGGAACCGTTACTTTTCTTTAGATTTGTGAATTCCAAATGACAAAAAAATTCTCATCTTTCCTTGCCGAAGCATTGAGTCCATCCCAGAAGAAGACTGTCGATGACTGGACTGCCGATAGACCAATTGCAGCCAAGAGGCTGTCCGAGCATGTCTTTGGTGGCAAGGATGTTCTGATTCATCCTCTGAGCAGGGATACGAATAATACACCAATTCACCCGGTTGTGCAAGAGCACCTGAGTCAGCATGGTTATACGATTCCTTCCGGCAAGGATTACCATGCCGGGTATGCTGTTGACAAGCATAACCGAATCGTCACGATTGGTAAGGCGCTGAGTCGAACCAAAGCGTCACCTGAGATTAGTTCTGCGTTTGAGAATGACCCCAATCGAGCATCCAAGGGTGTGGATTTGTCTGTTGCCTATACATGGCATCCCCATCATGTGGCTGCAATGTCAACGGATCGGGGATGGACTTCTTGTATTGATATGTCTGGCGGCAACAGCAAGGGCTACTTGCAGCATGATGTTGCTAATGGAACTCATGTGGCATACCTGATTCATTCGGATGACCATAAGATTGAGCACCCACTGGCTCGAATTGCCCTGAAGCCATTTTCCTCAATTGATGGGCATGTGGCTCTGATTCCTGAGCACAAGACCTATGGAACGGCTTCTACGGCATTTTCGGATGCAGTGAATGACTTTACCGATACTCACTTCCCAATGAAGAAGAATACCCATTATCGGATACATTCCAGCCTGTATCAGGATTCTATTACCGGAACTTCTGACTATGATGACCAGACTATTCACGGTAAGGTTCATGATGCTGTTAATGGAGGGACCGGTTCTCATTTCATTCGTCGGGAATTGACATCTCCAAAGAACATCCATACTGCAATTGACACTCTGCTGGACGTCAAGCCGGAGAATGTCAACAACCCAGACAACATTGTTGCGGACAAGACCTATGTTGCCAAAGACCTGATCCATAAATCACAAGAGACTCCAATCTCTCCCGATCATATCCATAAAGTAGTGGAAGCATCTGAAAGGGGTGATCTTGATGGAAAGCGAATGGCGCATTCCCTGAGCGTCATAGGCAATCGGATGCAACCGCACACAGCAGCCAAGGTGGTTGATCTGGCAATTAAACACGGGGAACCTTTGGCAACGGACGCCGGTTCTGTCATCTATAACACTGGAGTTACCGGATCACAACTGCTGAAAGCAGCAAATGCCGGTTCTGTTTCCATCCATGATCTTTCCCCGGAAAAATATACCAAGGAAGCAATTGCCCAGATTCATGCGGATATTCCGCTGACCAAACCCAATGATGTGGCAATTAGCAACTCTCTCCAGAGCAAACATATGCCAATGGCAGTTGTTCATGAGATTTCTGACAAAATCATGATGTCCCCAGAATCCGAATACAACATGGTTGCGATGGCAAAGAACCTTGGTGGAAATGTTTCTGGTAAGCGAAACCCCAATTACTCGATTGATGATGCTCGGGAACTTGATTCCAAGGTTCAACGAATGGATGATGGAAATCACTATGGCTTGTCTCTGATACATCCACACGCCACAGTTGAAGATTTTGACAGACATCATGACCAGAAAACGGGGGCTATATCAACAGGAACTTTCCGGGCAATCAAGTCGGTTCCCGTCCTGAATCATCTTTTCTCCAGTCAGAAGCACCAGACCGACCTTCTGAATTCATTGTATACCCATGGAGTCAACCCCCATACCGAACACCATCATACCATGATGGCTGCAGTTGGGCTCCCGGCTGGCCGAAAGAACGTATCCGAAATGCTGGCTAATGCCGATCCAAGATTGATATTCTCACCCAAGCATGTTGAAAATGTCAAGAAGAATATGAGTAATGCGGCATCAGTTCTGGCTAATGGCGATGATTACCATGATTCAATTCGTAAGGCTGTCAAGAATGCAGTTGATGATCATGACCCCACATTCGCATCCAAGTTGATGGCAGTGACCCAGAATCGAGTTGCATTTCCCAAGGAACACTTGGATTATGTCCGCAAGGAACTGAATCATTCCTTTAACGACACCCCTGTTTACAAGGAATAAAAATGGCAGTCAATCTTTGCGACCTCCAGACCAACTACCTCCAGACCAATGGATTTCAATTGGTCTTACCAAGGTTCCCTCTGGTTACCTACTTTGCCCAGAACTTCACATTTCCATCCCTGAGTCTACCAAATTCTCCGGTAGCCACGCCTTTCTCCAAGATGCAATTCCCCGGAGATACCTTGGAATTTGAACCATTCACATTCAGCTTTATCGTTGATGATCGGATGCAGAACTACAAGGAAATTTACAACTGGTTGTATGCAATCGGCAATGCTGAATCTTATGACAACTTCAGAAACTTCAACAACCGAGAAAAGATTGACAAGATGCAGCGCCTTGGTGAGCAGGATGCGACAGTAAGTATTCTATCAGCCAAGAGCAATCCAACCGGGCACGTTCTTTTTCGGGATGCGTTTCCAATCTCCCTGAGTGGTGCTGAATTTAGCACACAAGGAACGTCCACGGATTATGTCATGGCTACCGCCACTTTTGCATATACCCTATTTGAATTCACCCCATAAAACATGGTTTCTATTGAAAAGATCAGCGAGAGTCATCTGAAGGTAATGGGTGAGGCATCCGAGGAACTGGACATCAAGCAGTTCTTCACGTTCAAGGTTCCCGGCTATCAGTTCTCCCCCAAGTATAAATCTGGCGTGTGGGACGGAAGTATCTCCATGTATGACGCCAGAACCAAGTTGCTCCCGTTGGGGTTGTATCCTCGATTGGAGGGGTTCTTGGATGAGTCCAATGTTGAGTTCTCAATCCGGGAAAATGACAACTATGACTTGGATGATGTTGATACTGTTGGCATTGAGGAACTGACTGAATATCTGACGGATTTGGATGTTCATCTACCAAGGGGAGCGTCTATTCGGGAATACCAGATAGATGCCATTCATAAGGCAATCACCCAGAAGAAGATTACCCTAGTCTCCCCAACTTCATCGGGTAAATCATTGGTACTTTACTGTTGCATTCGTTGGATTCTGGACAGGAACCCTCACGCCAGAATCATTCTGATTGTCCCTACGGTTCAACTTGTGACTCAGATGTATTCGGACTTTGAGGAATACTCCGTTGATAATGGGTTTGATGTATCCAAGTGGACACAGAAGTTGTTTACTGGACAACCAAGGGAACTGGTCAAGAACATTCTGATCACCACATGGCAGTCTATGAAGAACATTGCCAATCAGCCTGCTGTTGGGATGAAAGTCATGTCCCAGTATAACGCTGTTTTCTTTGATGAATGTCATCAGGCCAAGGCAACTGAAAGCGCGGCAATCTTGGAGAAGTGTCGGAATGCTTCTTATCGAATCGGCACTACAGGAACTCTGGATAACCAGAAAATCCATCAGTTGCAGATTGAGGGTTACTTGGGGCCGGTGCATAAGGTCATCACCACCAAGGAATTGATGGATAGCGGTCAAGTATCTCAGTTGGATATTCGCTGCCTATCATTGGTATATCCAGATGACATCAAGAAGTCAATGAAAAAGACCAAGTACCCAGATGAGATTGAATTCCTGCTGGGATTGAACAAAAGAAACGAATTCATCGCCAAGATTTCGTGTGCTACTGTAGGAACAACTTTGGTATTGACCAAGCTCAGGGACAAACACGCCAAGCCTCTGTATGAGTTGATTTCATCCATGACGGACAAGCCAGTTTACTTTGTGGCCGGGACTATCAAGGCAACAGAGCGCGAAGCCATCCGAAAGGTGGCAAACATTGATGATTGTGTCATTGTAGCAACAGCCCAGACAATGAGCACAGGAGTCAATATCCCAAATCTGAGGAATGTTCTTTTTGCCCTACCGTCCAAGGATGTAATCACAATCACACAGTCAATTGGTCGCGGCCTGCGATTGGCTGAGGGTAAAGAAAAGATGACCCTGATTGACATTATAGATGACATCAGATATGGAAAGCGCGAAAACTATGCTTATGAACATGCCTTGGAACGAATTGCCTTGTATCGCAAAGAAAAATTCAATGTAACCGTAACCGAAATCCCATTCCAACCATGAAGAACAAAAAGAAAAAAGATCAGGATGTATCCACCCCGTTTGGTGATACGCAATCCCAATTGTCGGTTCTCTTGGAAGGGCTGAAGGAAACCAAGCGCCAACAGAAAGAGGAATTCTCTGCCTTGGCTGAGGAAACAATACCCAAGTTAGGTGACTTTTTCAGCCTGCTGGCTGGCAAGAAAGTCCCAACGGTCGTCAAGGAAGTTGTTGCTGAAGCCGTGGCTGAAGTGCCATTCGTTGATGAACCAATGGCAGAGCAGATTCAGGTTGTTGAGCAGGCAATTGAAGAAGTCACTCAGGTTGTTGAACAGATTCAGGCTGTGGAGGCCACCCCAGTTCCTGTTGACCAGCAACCCGCACTAAGGCTCTTAAAACAGTCTATATCGGCCTTGGAAGCTCGGTTGGTCACTGAGGTCAACCAGCTTCGCAAGATGGTTCAGATTGCATCTAAAGCGGCTGCAAATGCAGGTGGTGGGGGTGAGGTTCTGTTCAGGCGACTGGACGATGTTGCGGTTGGTAGTCTGGTCAATGGAGATTTCTTGGTCTGGGATGAGACAACCAAGAGATTCGTAAATAAGACAGTGTTCATTGGGGTTCCCGGTGGACTGGCTAATCAGGTTCTGATTAAGAAAAGCGATACAGATTTTGACTACGAATGGACTGATATGGTCACCACACAACAAGAATTTACCAAGCTGATTGACGATACAAACCCATTAATCACCTATATTGGGGAAGCAAATCCAACAACTCCACCAACAGCATCAACATGGCGCATTCGACGAATCACCTATGATGCAAACCTTAATGTGGACTCAGTTGAATTTGCCGGAACCGGAACATTTACTCACTCTTGGGTAAATAGAGCAACACTTTCATATTCGTGATTTACAACCAACTCAGTTTAGCCATGACATTTATAGACTCATCTTTTTTCCAGATTACGGTTATGCTGACATGCATATTTGCTCTGGTAACCCTGATTCTTCAGGTGGTAGGTAGCATCAATACCGAACGTAACTACAGTAAGGTGACTTCAGTTCTGTTAAAGAATACCAGCAACATTGGGAACATTCAGATTGAAATTGACCGGCTTAAACATGAACTTGTCCTGATGAGCATTGAGAATCAGAAGTTGGATGCTGAAGTCAAGATTCTGGTTATTCGGGTTGCCAAGTTACAAGAACAGGCAACTTGTATGAAACAATGTGGAAGACCATCGGAGTTTCGAGAGCTTTCCTGAATTGCCAATAACCCTAAATAATGAGGTAAAGAATGTCTGAACAAGATGCTCTGGACAAGAAACTGGAATGTGCTTTTGCTGGAATAGGTGCTGAGGTTGGAAAATTGGTTCGTTGTCTGATACAGCAGGAACTTGCAACTCATGTTGCCCGTATAGAACAACTGAATGCCATCCTGACAGGTGGCGCTTGTGCGCCGACAGCCAGCAATAGCAATGACGGGGAATCACCAGCCGCCTAAAGTGCTGGATTTTTAGCTAAAAATAGAAAGAGAAAAGTCAATGACTACTTTGAATCAAACCTTGGAATGCTTGTTGGACGGTATTGGCCTTGCCACTGGCGAAGCCATCCGTACCGAAATCAACACCCTGTTGGGCATGCCCAACGTGGATATTCAGGCTCTGAACGCCGCCGTTGCTCAGATTCAATCCATTCTGGATTCCGATCCCGCAACCGAAGGCTATCAGACCGCCCAAAACATCATCACCCAACTGGTTGCTCTGGGTAACCGCCTTGACAGCTTGGAAAACAGCACCGTTGTTGCCCAACTGCAAGTTCTGGTCAACAACATCAACGTTGCTCTGGGTGAAGAAACCGCTGCTCGTCAAGCTGCTGACCAAGCACTGCAGGATACCATTGCTGCACTGACTGCTCAGTTGGACAACTTGGCTAGTCAAGTTGACGTTATCAATCAGACTACTCCTGATTGCGATTGTGTTGCTATTGCTGCACAGATCACCGCTCTGCAGAATGATATTGGCAATCTGACCGGTACTGATGCTGCCCAAGCTGCACAGATCACCGCTCTGCAATCCAGCATCACCGAGTTGTCCGGTGCTGTGGCTGCTGCTTCTGCCGCCGCCCAAGCTGCTGCTACTGCTGCTGCTACTGCCCAAGCCACGGCAACCGCCGCCGCCGCTGCCGCCGCTGCAGCACAGGCTGCTGTGTCCACCTTGGATGCACGTGAAGAAGGTCGTCACAACGGCCATGGCAACCGCCTGAACGCTCTGGAGTCCTTCCAAGCTGGCGTGGAAGCCATCGACTGCGTGGCTCTGGTGGCTCGTTTCCGCACCAACGTAACCGCTGGCTTGGCCGGTTCCGGTTACTGATCTGACTGATGGCTACCATCCCAGTCATTCATATGCCCAATTCCGAAGTCTATAAGACTCGGTTTTCTGTATGTGAGAATTGCGAACACAAAAAAGAACGCAATGCTCTGGGGTGGGTAGTTGTCGTCTGTGGGGTATGCAACTGCCCCATCAAGACCAAATGCATCACTGGACCATGCCCAAAAAGCAAATGGTAACCGGTGATGCATTCCTCGTTGCTGAGTATTCATGTCCTCCAGACAAGGGATGATATTTCAAATTGTCTGAATAGTCTAAAGTCCTCCGGTTGCTCAATCAGTGTCATTGACAACAAAGGCAAGAATATACTGACCGGCAGAGAATCCGGGTTTAAAGAGGGCGATTTGCCCTTTGTTTCTTTCTGCGATGATGACGATGAATCTATGTTGACCACTGATTTGGTTGATTCTTTGCTCGGACATAATGCAGACGCCCTATATACCAACTCAATTGTTTCCTATTCAACTGGATACACGCATCCACTCAGTTTCAAAGGCGTAACCGAATGGAATCTTACCAGTGAAACTCGTGGCATAACTAAGCCACACCAGACCATAATCTATCGCAGGGATTTTGCTCTGAATGCTCTTAAAGAAGCCAAGAAGATAATCCAGAAGCAAGACTGGCTTCCAAATGACTGCGATTTTGTAATGAGATTGATTGTTTCATACGGGGTTGGTTGGAAATATGTCCCCATAACCACATACAAATGGAACATACACAATTCCAATGACCATGCCAGATCGCATAGTCATTTTCAGAAAATTAGGCGATACTTTGCCTCCGGTAAATAACTTCTGAACATTAGATTTTAGGATTCATTCCAAATGGCATCATACACAATAACGACAACAAAGTATATCACTGAATTGACTCTGAAAACCGGCTCAGATACGTATAACGTAGATGCCGGAACTTTAATCATTGACAGCGATACTCGGTATGGCCCAAACACAACCCCCACAACTGGCCCTCTCGGAAACCTTACGGTCAGTTCAACATTGGGTGGACTATTCCAAGTCACTACCGAATTCACCAAACTGGTTTCATTCATCGGTAATGTAGGCACCATACCTGCTGCCGGAACGGTCATCACGCAAGGTTCAGCCTCTGGTGTATTACTTTGTGTGATGTCTGACCGGACTGGTGGTACTGTATATTCTACAGGAGATGCGGTTCCCCCCAATGGTTGGATGAAACTGCGCGTTACTGCCGGTACTTTTGTTGCCGGTAGCGCAGTTTCTGGTATTGCAGTGACGGGGATAACTGATCAAGAGCAGGGGTGGATTCATCTCGTCGGGGTTAAAGATCGCGTACATAGCCATTCTCGCCTTGGTTCAATGTCAATGCGCGGCGATTGGTTTAGCGTCGGACAGACCAACGGCATACGAGGCCAGACAATGCAACTTCCACATTTTACGGCAGCAACACGAACTGATTATCCGGGCGTTGAAATTGAAACTGCTCCCGGTTCTGGCGTATATGATTTTTGGCCAAATGCTGGTTTGTATGCAACTTCAGTAAACTGCTCAACCGATAGTCGCTCTCGATTTGTGTACATCAGCACAGCAGGCGTGGTTATGCTTGGTCTTGGGAATGATGCGTCCGTCTGCAATGATCTTCCGGTGTCTGGATGCAAAGTAAGGATTCCGTCAATCATTCTGCAAGAGTGTGATGTTACCAATCTACAGACAAACGTGGAACCATGGAGATCAATGGGAAATCGCTATGAATCGGCGTTTACTAACGCTGGGCTTTGTGATATTCGCAAGGTGACCGGCACATGGTATTGGAACATCCTACAGGCATATTCTCTGTATATTCGGGATGTTCATGTCTGCGACAATATCCTGATTGGCGAGGTGGCAACTCAGATTGATGTTGACAATCTACATCAGGGGCTGTCTACAGCAACGACCGAGTTTGCATCTAACGGTATCGTGTTTCAGCAATGCTACTACGGTGGTGTGATTGGAACGATGTCATGGCTCAGGGGGCGAGCATCTGCAACATCTGGGTATGCTGCAATCATTGTCAACTGCTATGGTGGTTGGAACATCAACAAACTTCGTGGCGGGCATACAGGAGCAGCGACTGCTGTTTCTGGTGCAATATACCTGAACACAAACGGACCAATGATCATTAATGAGATTTGGACATTCACCAAGCGGGTATTGGTTCAGGCTGCCGCTGGACTAAAGATTAATACCCACTATTATGCCGACAACTGTGTGGGGACAACCCCAACAACAATTGGGGCTCGTGCGGTTGAATCGGTTGCAATGACTCAGAACTTGGTGATTGAAAACATCAAGAATTGGCCGGGTGTTGCTAACTGCCATCCATATTTGGGGTTGTTCTTTGCAAACACTACGCAAAATTCATCTCTGAGGTTTTGCGGAACTCCCGCTGAACCGTTCAATGCCGGAACCGTCAACTTGATGGCGTACATCTTTGATGATGGTGGCAACAACGCCGACATCATGATTCAACGCAATTGGACAACTGCTTTGCGTCTGGGTCTGCATGGAGGGACAAACACCACCAACAGATTCACTTCGGTCAATAACTACATGACCGATGCATCAAAGACAATTGGACCGCAGCAGCAGAACAGTGAGGTTCATGGCAACCGCTTCAACTCCGGTGGGGTTCCAACAAGCTATTCTGCTGTGTATGGCAACTGTATGTGGGACGGGTTTACTGGAGACAACACAACCCGCGCTGCATTGATTCTTGTTGAAAAGAATGCAACCAATCCAGACGCATATCAGGTTACGTATGGGCTCCCAAGATTCACAGGTGCTGGTCGATTGGCTATGTTGTTGGTTGGTGATCAGGTTGAATGGACATGGCCTTGGAAAATTCTCGGGTGGAGTGGTCTGACTTCGTTTGCTCGTCAGGGGCAAAACGTAGCCAATATGACTTATGAATATGACTTGGATAAAGGTAACGGCTGGGGTGGTTGGAAAACTTGCTCTAATGCAAACCTGCTGGCTGAGACAGGTTTAGACCCTGTTGATGGATTCCGTCTGAGGATCAGGATTACGTGTATTGTTGCCAGCACAACAAACCGGATTGATTCATTCAACATTGATGGCGCAACCGCCTTGGCATTGCAGAATGCTGCATTGTATCCGCTTCCCGTTTCCGGATTCAAGATTGTTGGATTCCCTGCCGGTTCTGATATTGTCATTTATGACGATCTGATTCCTGCCGACGGCACGGGAGCAAACGTGCTGGCTACTGGGGATAACGTATCCAATGAATGGACGTTTACCTATTCGGGATTCCCGACCATCACCATTGGGGTATTCCGACCAGAATATGTCCCTGCTTATTTCCGAGGCATCACGATGACTGGCATTGACTCTGAATACAAAGTTCAATTGTTCCGGGATAGAAACTACATCTGATTTTCCCTAAATAGTCAACGAAATTTTTTCTTTTAACAACCATAGATCATAGAAAGATTCTATCATGGCAAAACTCACCAGCCGGTCCCAGATTGTAGTCGGCACCAACATCACTATTGATGAAACCGCCAAGACGTTTACGCTGATTGCTTCGACAGATGGCTCCACTACAGGTGGCCTGATCGCCAAGGATGGCGTGTCTCTGGCAGCATTGTATTCCAAGTTTGTTGACCTCTGGACTACTTCTGGTTATCAGGATAGCCCATTCCCAATGTATGCAATTGACCGTAACTCGGGTCAGTATCAATTCGGTACCGATGGCGCAACCTATTCTGGCTGGAAACCAGCCGATGACACTACTCGCCAGATGCTGCGTGATGGTGGCTGGACTGAGTTCACTTCTGCTGGTGTTGTGGCTCGTGAATACGTTGGTATCATTGGTCTGGGTACCGTTTCTGCTGGATCTCAGTTGTATTACCAGAAAACGTCAACAGATGCTGCATCTAACTTTACATTTGACGATCAGGTGAACGAGGGCATTCAGGTCTTGGGTAATTTGGCTGCAGACCCAACAACCACCAGCTTTGACAATCGCGCCTACTTCAAAGGCTTTGTCCGTGAGTATGGTAAGAAATACAAAGACTCGGTTCTGGCCGATACGGGTAAGACTTCTACCGGCGCTTTCATCGTCAACTTGCTGCTTTCCAACGAAGATGACCTGAAGATTCAGGCCAACGATGCAGCAATGTCTGCTGCTCCTTATTCGGGCATCACGGTCAGCTACTACACAGCCAACCAGACACGTAGCATTGGCGGCACCAACTACAACTACAAGATCATCGTTGATGGCAACGGCGCAACACTGGAGCAAATCTATACCAAGGTTCAGTATTTGCTGCGTCAGAACTCGGACATCAATACTGCCGGTACTGCCGGTGTTGTGATTGGTAAGACTGCCGAGTCTTTGATGTATTTTGTGGGCGACAACTTGGAAACTGCCACGTCTGTCTATATTGACAACGTGCTTCCTGTTGACTCTAACCGGGTTGCATTCAAGGATGACTCCGGCGTGTTCCGCGCATTCCCCTATGAATCCGCATGGACAATCACGTTCAACACCCCATTGGTCGGGGCTGGCTCATCCTTCCGCATGATGTTTACTGCGCCTCCTGGTGCAGGTAACGACTATGGCGAATCCGGTGCTGTTACCGTGAACGATGCTCAGGGTGTTCCTATTTCTGGTGTGGTTACTGCCGGAACACTCAGTGGTTCGTATGATTACGATGGCAACTCTCAGTCTGGATTTACGTCCGGCACTGATCGTCCCGTTACTATTGTTGGCGTTCGCCCCGGTTACGGCAAGTATGCTGTTGCTACCGGTGTCCTGACTCGCAGCAAGAACATTTCTTTCTCTCTGGTTGCCGAGCAAGATCGCGTCTATACTGCTTAAAGTAACGCAAGCCTCTTGGTAACTCTTGAGGCTATCCTATGCATGGGAAGGGACTAAATAATGGTAGTCCCTTCCCTTCTTTGTTTTGGTGATTGAATCCTTCCTATGGCAAAAGTAACCTTTGACGGTGATACAAAAATCATATCTGTCCTACCGACAGCCGCTACGCTTGATCTGAGAACCGATCTCTATTCTGCATGGGTTGATTGGGTTGTCTTGGGAGATAATCTGAAATACCTACCAGCAATGCGAGTGACTGGTCTTGACCCTATGGGTGGTGGTAAATTCACAGGAGACATTTACTTCCTGATGAATGGATGGAAGCTGACAATTGACTTCACCTTGACTCGGGTGAATGGGGTTCTTCTGTCTGATGATTTTGATACCCCGTATTATACATCGGCACTGGTTCCTCAGTATGCTGCTAACGTATCCAACCTTGTGAACACAACCCCATCTGCCGGTTCTTTGTTCACTGTGAATGACATCTGGGACTTTCTATTGACCAATGCAACTCCCGGAACTGCCGGTGATAAGCTGCGTCAGGCACTGACTACTGGAAACTTCTTGGCTCTTAAATGATCCTTTTGCTTGGCTACGCCAAGATGCCCTTGCGGGCATGTTTCCCTGTAATTACTGTTATATCAGTATATAATTATATTCTTTATTTAATATATACATATTAATTATATTTTAATATTATATATATAGTAAATTATTTACTTTTTGGCTTAAAGGGAACCGACACGGTTATTGTATCACACTTTTTTGACCTGTCAATAGGTGTTTACCCTAAGTCACCTCTGACGTTCGTTTGTATGGTATCATTGCATCACTATGCTTTGGCTTGACGAAAAATTCATTCACATCATCTCTGGTCGCCTGTCCCTTTTCAAGAAGGTCAGACAGAACTCCTATGTGTTCCGTTGCCCACTCTGTGGTGACTCCAAGAAGAACCCATATAAGACCCGTGGTGGTCTGTATGTCCCACCGGGTGCAGACTGCTACAACATGGGATGCTTCAACTGTGGAGCATCCATGAAGTTTTCATCGTTCCTTGAAACCCAAGATAAGTCATTGTATGATGAGTATCGCTTGGAAACATTCAAGGAAAAGTTCGGTGGTTCAACATTCATACCAACCAAGACAGCCCAACCAAAAACAGAAACTGCATCACCAAAGGTCAAGAAGTTTGATATGACATCGTTGACTCGTCTGGACATGATGGATTCATCTCACCCTGCCATGGACTACATTCGGTCAAGGATGATACCCAAGAGCCAGTGGAATCGACTTTTCTACTGTCCTCAGTATGTCAAGTGGGTATCTGCTTACAACGAAAAGAAGTTTGATCCAAAGATCGAGCATCCTCGACTGATCATTCCATTCTTTGACCGTTATGGTAATGTCACGCGAGTTGCCGCCAGAGCATTTGGTAATGAAGCTAACAGATACCTCTATACCGTCTCAGACCGCAATTCCACCCGATTGTATGGACTGGACAGTATCGACGCCCAGAAGCCTGTTTACGTCCTTGAGGGGCCATTGGACAGCCTGTTCATCCCAAATGCAATTGCTGTTGGGATGGCATCATACACCGATCATGAACTGACAACCATTCAGGATAAGATATTTGTCCCTGATAATGAACCAAGGAACCGGCAGGTATGCGAGGGCATCTACAAGATGGTCAGGGCTGGGGAAAAGGTCTGCATCTGGCAGAAGGATACCCCCAAGGACATCAACCAGATCATTCAGTCCGGTATGTCGGTTGATGACCTGATGCGACTGATCAATGATTCCACATATCGGGGTCTGGAAGCAGAGTTGAAATACAAAGAATGGATACGGTTCTGAAATGTCAGCAACAATCATCGAGCATAGTTTCACAGTTGGAAACCGACATCGCAGCGTTTTACTTCAGGGTCGGCAGGAAATCATCACATTGCTGATTCCAAAGGCCGAATATCAGGAATCTGATAGGGGTCTGATGTTCAGTCGCAGAGGGTCATCTGTTCTATGCACCTACAAGGGCATTAAAACCGTTCCAGAGCGATTCAAATCTTTGGTTGATACCTCGGTAGCCAAGTATGTTCCTGAAGGCTCCTATCATGCGCCATTCATTCCTGAATGGTTTGCTTACGGAAAACAGGCAACATTGCTGATGTCAAAAAGGAATTGTGCTGTGGTGAGTGAGTTCAGGGGTGACTTGTTTGATCTGTTGGGTCAAGAGAGAGCACTGAACCGCCCCAACAAGCATATCTTTGAAGTCGTTGATGGGGAGTTCTACCTTGCTAAATAATCCCCCAACAGAATTTGCGTTTGCTATCATTTTTGCCGTTCATTATGTGGTATACTTCGGAGTATCGGAATATATCACGATGATCTGGTTGTCAATGATGGACAACAAGGATAGGTATGACAGACCACCAAAGTCCCCATGGCTGGTTGTCAATTCTGGAATCGAATCAATTTATCAAATAGAAGAAGGCCACCAAGAATGAATAAGAAGGACATTATTGTCGTTAAGCGGGATGGGTCGCGCGTTCCATACGATGTGACTAAGATTAAGGCATCAATTGCATTTGCCACAGAAGGAACCGGGGTGAGTCCACTTCAGCTTGAGTCTACATTGGATCAGGTTGTTCGCAGCGGCATGAAGACTTCTGAGATTCAGGATAACATCATCCAACATGCCCTTCAACTATCCACAAAACAGGAACCTCGATGGATTAATGTTGCTGGTCGCGCATTGGCAATGCAGCAATGGGGAAACTACAAACTCAGAAACAAAACATTCAGCGAGATTGTTCACTATAACTTCAAAAAGGGCGAATATCCCAAGGAACTTATTTCCACATATACATCTGAGCAGCTTGACATCTTGGGTGATGTCATTGATCATAAGCGCGACTTGGAGCATTCGCATGCATCATTGGTAACTGCTCAGAAAAAATACTTGGGTAAACATGAACTGAATCAGCATATGCACATGGTCAGTGCCATGCGGTTCGGTCAGTTGGCGCAAGAAGATTGTCGCATGAATTATGTAACATCTTTGTATAACGATCTGAGTCAGCGCAAGATTAGTTTAGCCACCCCTTTTATGTCCAATCTCCGAAAGGGTGGTAATGTTTCATCGTGCTTTACTCTGGCTATTGAAGATGACTTGGATTCCATCTACGATAATGTGAAACGAATTGCTCAGATTAGCAAAAATGGGGGTGGTATTGGCGTTTTCTTGGGATATATTCGCGCCCGTGGGTCTGATGTTGCTGGCAATAAGAATGCTGCTGGGCCGGTTCTGCAGTGGATTAAAGTAATTAATGATACATTGGTTGCTGTAAATCAAGGCGGCAAACGCGCAGGGGCTGGCACTGTTGCCCTTCCCATCTGGCATAATGATGTGCTTGATTTTTTTGAGATGCAATTGGAACATGGCGATCCTCGACTGAAATCGTATGATGTGTTTCCTCAATTGGTGATGCATGATTCCTTTATGATTCGTGATTTGGAGCAGCGACCTTGGGTTACATTCTGTCCATACGAGGTCAAGAATGTGCTTGGTATTGATGTTCGTGGTTTGTATGGTTCGGCCTTTGAGGATGCATATCAAAAGATTGAGGCTGCATTTGAAGCAGGTAAGTTGCGTGTTGCTAAGAAATATGACAACGCTCGCGACCTGATGAAAAAGGCAATGGTGCCTATGTTTGAAACTGGAATGCCTTATGTTGCGTTTATTGACACGATCAATGAGGCAAACCCAAATCGGGATGACCCTGAGACATATGGCATCCTGAACGTGAACCTTTGCGTTGAATCGTATTCCAATACGAAGCCGGATGTCTATGCTCACGTATGCAATCTCTGCTCCATTAACCTATCCAACATCAAGGATATGGATGAATTGGCTCGTGTATCTCGTCAGGCATGTCGCATGCTTGAATATGGGATTGAATTGACCAACGACCCAACCGCAATCACCAAGGCTCATAACCAACGCTTCCGCACCATTGGAATTGGCATCATGGGACTTCATGATTACTTGGTCAAAAACAAGCTGACATACAAAGATTTGGATGTAATTTCGGAAATCGCTGAATGTATTGAGTATAATGCTGTTCTAGAGTCCATTGAATTGGCAAAACAATATGGTTCTTTCTTGGCATTTGAGCACTCTCAGTGGAAAACTGGTGAGATGACTGCTCGATTTAAGAAGGATGGTTGTGGCAAGTATGATTGGGATTATGCTCAGACTCTGATTGACCGGCATGGCATGCGACATTCTCAGTTGACATCTCCGGCCCCAACTACATCCACTTCTGTCTATCAGGATTGCTCATCCAGTTTCCTCCCTGTATTTGATACATTCTTTGTTGAAGAAAACAGCAACGGAAAACAGATTACCGCTGCTAAGTTTTTGGCAAAATATCCATTGGGATATACCAAGACCCTGCCAAAATTCAAGGCTAAGGAAATCATTGATGTCGCCAGTCGATTGCAGAAGCATATTGATACTGGAATCAGTATGGAATTGATGTTTGATCACAATGATCCTGAGTTTACGGCCAAGACCGTATGGGATACAATTCATTATGCGCATCAGAAGAAGTGCAAGGCCATCTATTATATTCGCCACATCAAGAAAAATGAACTGGCTGTAAAGGAGGAAGCTTCCTGCGAATCCTGCGCATCCTGAACAAGATAATTGAGTGAATCTGGGTGATAAGTAAATCCCCGGATTCTTTGCAAGACTAAAAATGAACCTACAAAAAAGAAAACTTTTCAATGCTTCTGGCGACGACTCTCTAGAGTCTCGAATGCTTATTGGCGGGAACCCAACAGGCATTGCCAACCTTAACTCAGTGAAGTATACATGGGCGTCTGACTTGTATAACATCATGTTGAATAACCATTGGATTCCTCAGAAGGTATCATTGGTTGAGGACAAGACAACCATCAAGAATCTGACCGATGACGAGATGGAGGCATTCAAGGATACTTTGTCTTTCCTGATCGCATTGGATTCAATGCAGACTGCCAACCTACCAAACTTGGCAGATTACATCACCGCCCCTGAAATAAGTCAGATTTTTACTCTGCAAGGATTTCAGGAGATGATCCATTCGCAGTCGTATCAGTATCTGCTACAGGAACTGTTCCCATCAACAGAACGGGATGCTATCTACAATCGCTGGCGAGACAATCCGCTTTTGTTGGAGCGAAATCAGTTCATTGCCGATCAGTATGAGAAATTCAATCAGGATGCAACTCTGGAGAATTTCAAGCATGCATTGGCCGGGGATATGGCTCTGGAGGGCATCTATTTCTATCAGGGATTCAACTACTTCTATATGCTGGCTGCGCGTAACAAGTGTGCTCGGGTTGCGGCAATGATCAAGTATATTGAGAATGACGAATCCACTCATGTCAGTTTTATGGTCAACCTGATTCGTGAAGTATTTGATCGCAGCACAACAGACCAAGAGATTCTATTCAATTCCCTGAAGACAGCTTCTGAGCATGAGATTCGATATGGCAAGGCTGTTTATGGAAATCGCATATTAGGTATCTCTGAAGAATCGACTGAGCAGTATGTCAAATGGCTGACCAATCGGAGATGTAAGGCTCTGCGGATTGACCAATGCTATCCCGGCGTGACCAATAATCCATATGAGTATCTTAACGGAAGCGTCAAGGGCAATTTCTTTGAAACCAGCGTGACTGAGTATTCGCAATCATCTGCCGTTGGTGGATGGGATTCATTCTGATATAAGCAAGGAAACATAATGGACGTTATTGTCTGGTCAAAAGATGCCTGCAATTATTGCACAATGGCAAAGCAATTGCTTGACTCCCGAAGCATTCCGTATGAAGAACGGAAAATTGGCTATGGATACAGCAGGGATGACTTGCTGGCAATCATCCCAACGGCCAAGACCATGCCTCAGATCATCATCAATGGTGATCCCATTGGCGGATATACAGAACTCAAGGAAATCTTGGGCTAAATTACAACCAACCCATGATTTTTGTGGTAGAATCTGGGTTTCTTTCCAACCACCACTAACCGGAGACTTTAGATGGGCAGCGCCCGTATTGATATTCAAAATGGAACTTGGTCGGCACCTCGTAACCATCAGACCCGAAACCGAAAGGCTGAAATGGATGAGCATGATGGTCGCTACCCAAGCGATACATACAATCGCAAAGACAAGTATCGATCATGGAAGAAGATTCCAACCCGAGAGGATGAGGGTTGGGATGACATTGATGATGAATACCCACGATGACATCTCTGGAAGACCTACAGGCCGCATGGAAGGTCGATGCAACCATTGACCATATGCATCTGGATACGGCATCCATCAGGACCGCCAATCTGCACCAGAAGTATCTGGATATCATGACCGAATACAAGATTCGGATCTTTTCCTTGGAAAAGAAGTTCTTGGAGATGAAGGGGGTTCGCTCCCGTTACTTCAGTGGACAGATGACCAAGGCAGAACTTGAACAGAACGGGTGGGAACAGTATCCATATAAGACCCCATTGAAGTCCGAACTGGAAAGGCTCTTGGAGACCGATCCTATTCTGTTGGACTTAAAGGACAAAACGTCCTACTACACATTCTGTTTTGAATATGTAGAGGATGTCTTGAAGGCGCTGCGTGACAGGAACTATCAGATTCGCGCAGCAATTGATTTTATGAAATTTCAAGCAGGTAACTAAAGAATGTTGAATAAATTGAACCGTTGTTTTGAGATGCAGGACGCATTCAATGCTGCTGTGACTCCTCAATGGAAAAATGCTGGGTATAAGTGGCGACGAGCCATGTGGGTTGAAGCAGCCGAGGCTGCAGATTTCGTCCATTATAAATGGTGGAAGAATGTTGATGCTCCTGTTGACCGTCAGCAACTACTGATGGAACTGGTGGATATTTTCCACTTCTATATGAGTGACCTGATGGTTGGTCGGATTGCCTTCAAGGAACTCCCGGCGCATGTGGTTGCCAATTATGAGTATGCTGTTCGTCATACTCCCCAGCGTGAAAAGGCCGATGTGCTGCTGAACATTGACGAGTTTGTCAATGCAGCAACAGATCCAAACCTCCCCAGCATCAGCCGGGAATACATGCGAGTCTTGGTATCTGCCGGATTTACTCTGGCAGATGTGGTTGACTACTACATTGGCAAGAATGCGCTGAATCTTTTTCGACTGAACAACGGCTACAAGACCGGAAGTTATGTTAAACTGTGGGGAGGCGAAGAAGATAACAAGGTATTGGAGCGCATCTTGGCAACTGGCATCCGAGACTTTGATGCCATCTACAACCAACTCATCGCCGCTTACGAAACCACAATCACCAAAACCAACCCCTGAAAGAAAACTTAATCATGCAACTCTCCAAAGAAACTCTGGCTATCATCAAGAACTTTGCCAGCATCAACCAGAACCTCCTGATCAAACCAGGCAACATCCTCTATACCCTGTCTCCAACCAAGTGGATTTATGCTGAGGCCAAGATTGCTGAAACTTTTGATGACACATTTGGTATCTATGACCTGAATGAACTGCTGTCTATTCATTCGATCATGAACAATCCTGAACTGACATTTGATGGCAATACCCTCTATATCAGCGAAGACAAGTTGAAGGTTCGGTTCCAGTCGGCGGAGCACTCTGTCCTGATCTATCCAAAGAACCCCAATCACTTTCCAGCGGATGCTGAGGTGACGTTTGATCTTTCTTCTGGCATGCTTCAACAGATCATTCGCTCTGCATCCATTCTGAAGGCTCCTTTTGTATCTATTGTTGGCGACGGAACCAAGTTTGGTATCACTGTTACCGACAAGAACAACGTGAACGCCAACCAATTGCACATCGAAATCGGTCAGACCGAGCATGTGTTCTCGGTGAATCTGAAGGCTGAATTGTTCAAGATGATGCCCGATGATTATGAGTTTGCTCTGTCCAGCACTCGCAAGGCATGCAAGATTTCTGGAAATGACCGTCTGTATATGCTGGCATGGGAAACCGATTCCGCCTTCCAGAAGTGATCTTCTGCGCCTGAATGGGTTGGATTGTGTCCTTTTTATGATACAATCCAACTCTTCTATGTTTCCATCCCTTTATTGAATGATTTGTTATGGTTGAAAATTTGCTCTTGGTTGAAAAATACCGCCCACGTTCTGTCTCCGATTGCATCCTGCCTGCACGAATCAAGGACTCCATTCAGGATGCCATTGACTCCAATAACCTTCAGCATATGATTTTTCATGGGCCTGCCGGGGCAGGTAAGACCAGCCTAGCCAAGGCAATCTGTGGGGATATCTCAGGCGACATGCTGTATATCAATGCATCCAATGAGACTGGCATTGATGTGGTGCGAAACAAGGTATCCAACTTTGCATCCACCATGTCATTCGATGGTAACATGAAGGTTGTCTTGTTGGATGAATGTCTGTCCGAAGATGAGACTGTTCGTGTTGGACATACTGACCTGTGGAAACCTGTTGCTCTGAAAGAACTTGAGCTTGGTCAAGAGTACCCGATTGTGTCATTCAATGAATCAACGCAAGAATTTGAGAATGATACTGGCTCTATAATTTCCGATAAGGTGGATGATATGTATGAGGTGATGCTGGATAGCGGAAAAACTATCGTCTGCAACAAGAAGCACCCTTTTATGTGTCAGTCTCCAGATGGTTCAATTGTCCAGCGCACGATTGAAGAAGGTCTGGATGGTTACTTGGTGATTGTTGCCAATGATTGATGCAATTGCGGATCAATATCGACTGATTCATGCAAAGTCTCGTCAGTGGCCGAATCTGAGTAATTCGGTTCCGGTTGCTGCCATTCAGCATGAACAGACATGCGCTAAGAGTCACCTGACTGAATCCGATGGGTTGGATCAATGGGTCAGGCAGAGCGATGTTGATTATCCGATTCGCTCCAGAACCATATTCTCTATGGGGCTGGACTATCTTCTTAGCCGAGGTGTTCATACTGATTGGATGGAGCGTCAGCATGACCATCATCTGCAGCAATCGCATGCCTCAAATCTGACCGATATTGACAAGGATCATATCCAGAAGTTGATAATTGGTGGGATGGAATATGGACATGATTCTGACTCTGCCGACCTGACCAAGTTCTTGACTGATGCCTATAAGACTCGATCTAAGCCATCTTTGTTTGTCAGGAAGCACGTCAAGGATGTCAGTGTTCCTCCTGACCAGATTGACCTGACCAAGGTGGATTCTGCGCTGGGTAAGAATACATTTGCCGATGGATTTCATTCATTTCATGGTATTGGATTTCATCCCGGAAAGTTGGTTGGCAATTCAGATATGTTGCATCTGCCAGCATATACTTCCGGGTCAGTCAATCGAAATATTGCCCTGAAATATGCTAAACTATCTCCTGTTGATGGAGCGCACCATGTCATTCATATGGTGCATCCCAAGGACTCAACCGGAGTCTACATCGGAAATCAATCGTTCCATGATAACGAAGTTCTGCTACCCAGAAACTTGACCCTGAAGATTCACCCCCATGAATCTGCCCGCTATGATGTGAATGGTAAACCAGTTCATGTCTGGGTTGCTCACCGAATCCCTTTTACCGAAATCTAAACTCTTGAAAGTTCTCATGTCTTCTTATACATTATGCAAGGTAAAGTCAATTCTCCCTCTTGGTCGCGGCAGGGTCATTAACCTTACCGTCAACAAGAATCATACATTTGTCACTGGAAATGGCATTGTCACTCACAATTGTGACCGCCTTTCCTCGTCTGCTCAGGACTCTCTGAAGGCAACCATGGAGCAGTTTGCCGGTGCAACGACTCGGTTTATCATGACCAGCAATAACAAGCAGAAGATCATTGCTCCGATCATGTCAAGGTCTACCATGTATGACTTCACCATGACCACGGATGAGCGAAATGCCCTGATTCCTATTGCTTTCAAGAGAATCGCCACGATTCTGAAGGCAGAAAACATCGAATATGATCCCAAGTCGGTGGCATCTCTGGTTCAGAAGCACTATCCCGACATGCGGAAAACCTTGAATGAGATTCAACGATATTCCTCCAATGGAAAGATTGATGCGGGTATCTTGATTCAAGAGAACACCACCACAGATGAACTGATTGGTTTCCTGAAGAACAAAAAGTTTGGGGATGTTCGCAAGTGGCTGGCTCGTAACCCGGACTTGGATCATCAGTTGCTTTTGCGACACTTCTATGACAATCTGACGGAACTATTCACCCCTCAGACAATCCCAGAAGTCATCCTGATCCTGTCTCAGTATCAGTATTATGCATCTCGTGTGGTTGACCAAGAAATCAACACGATGGCATGTCTGATCGAAATGGTCAAGGGGTCAGAATGGAAGTAAACAACTTCATCCAGACGCAGTTGGTTCCCTTGGCAATCGTCAGTTCTTTTGAAGATGAGGAACGAACCATTATCCTGAGTGAGCCTGCTCTTCTGCACTGTGGAGAATGGATGATGGCCGAGGAATCTATATTGATTCCAAATCTGATGGCGGTTGATATTGGGATTGGTATGGACTTTGCCAAAATGACCGATGAAGATGTCAAGAACAACGTGGTAATCTCAATCATTTCCAAGATTCCCGAATCATTCTACAATTCTCAACCGACCGTGGTTCTGACCCAAGAATTGACTCGGATTATCTGCAACCAGATCACCACATTTTTTGATGATACCAACCTGAGCGTTCGTCTACACGACAAGTCATATGACATTCAGGCCACGCTGAAAGTTGCTCCATGGGACTTCAGGATTCGACATGGAATCAGCATTCGACCAATGGTTGATAATGATTACAACATGACATTTGAGGTATGTTGCGATGTTTGAAGATGCCAACTCAATCATCTATGTTGAGCCTGTTGATGATCGGCTGACCAAGAAGACTGGGGAGAAAATTTCCCCATTTGATTTTGTCAAGTCCATCACCGAGACTAAAGAAGACCTATTGACTGGCAATGAAAGCTCCTACAATCAGTTTATGATCAATAAGGCGCTTTCATTCATGCCAGATTGTGTCTTTCATGTGCATCAGCTATGCATGGCAGATGATATGCCTGATAGTGCCCATTACAACTATCTGATAAATACGATCAGCAGGAAAAAAAGATATGGTGGCTGGGCCAAGAAAGATACTCTTCCAGCAACTGTTGACCTCCTGAAAGAAGCATTTGGCTATTCAACCAAGGATGCGTTGGCTGCATCCGAATTGCTGAGTGATAAACAACTACTCCAACTACAAGACGAAATGAGAAAAGGTGGTCGAAAATGACTATGAACGGTGAAGATATACTTTATGACTGGTCCATGGAAAAGATGGTGGAGATCACCCTACCAAAACCAGATGATTTCCTGAAAATCAAGGAAACATTGACTCGAATTGGGATTGCCAGTCGCAAGGACAATATCCTGACCCAATCCTGTCATGTCCTGCACAAGCGCGGGAAATACTATATAATTTCGTTCAAGGAAATCTTTGCCATTGAAGGCAAGGAATCCACCCTGACCTTGGAAGACGTGGCTCGCCGCAACCGAATCATTGGTCTCTTGGAAGACTGGGGGATGTGTAAGGTTGTTCGTCCTGAAATGATTGTCAACAAGGCATCCATGTCATCCATCAAGGTGGTGGCATACAAAGATCGGGAAAACTGGACACTCTGCTCGAAATATACAATTGGAAAGAAACGGGACGTTAAACCCTAACCATTAACTTTTGGTTTGAATGCCTCCAAGGTGCCTTTTAAGGGCTTCTGGAGGCATTCCTGATTCGCCGCCAATTCCGGCGGGAACCGTCGAATGGCCGACAGACGGATTAAATCGTCGGCAATATTAAATAAAAGTTTAAGATTCCGTAAAATCCTGTAAAGAAACGATAAAACCTAAAAGTTCCCAATCTAAGTTTCTCGCCGATAAATACCACAACAAACAAATCCTTTCTAATGCCAACAATCCTTAAAGCTTATAAGTACCGGGTTTACCCGACTCAGGTGCAGGCTGAGTTCCTTGATAGGAACTTTGGAGCAGTGCGTTTCCTCTGGAATCAGTTCGTAAGTTCTTTCAATGGGTGTGATAGAGGTCCGGTCCTACCTGAGAACGAGAAAATCCTGAAAGACAGGAATCTCTGGATGCACGACGTTATCTCCTATGCCCTCCAGCAAAAGAGGATGGACTGGTTTGAATTCAAGAAGCAATACTTTAGCAAGAAACGTAAAACGAAGTTAGGTAGACCATCCTATAAGAAACGTGGTGTTTCTAATGATTCTTTCCGGTTACCCGGAGCATGCATCGGTTTCAACGCCGGAGTCAACTTCGACAAGGGTACTTTGAAAATCCCTAAGATGGCTCCATTAAAAGTCGTTTATGATAGGGAATTTAGTGGTCAACTTCGTTCGGTAACTCTTTCAAAGAACAAATGTAATCAATATTTCGTTTCAATACTTGTTGAAACTGAAGTAGAAATAAAACAAAATACCGGTCGCTCAATCGGTATTGATCTTGGTCTAAAGCATCTTTGTATCCTGTCAAATGGGATCAAAATCGACAATCCAAGATGGTTTCGTGAAACTCAAGCGAAACTAAAAAGAGCACAGCAGCATTTTAGTCGCAAGACTAAAGGGTCGTCAAGGTACAATCAGCAACGATTAAAGGTAGCAAAGCTACATTTGAAAGTTGCAAATCAAAGAAAAGACTTCCAACATAACTTTTCGACATGGTTAGTCAACAACTACGATACGATCCTCACCGAGGACTTGAACGTCAAAGGGATGGTTAAGAATCGTAGGTTAGCTAAGTCGATTAGTGATGCTTCATGGTCTTCATTGGTCTCCATGATCGCTTATAAGTCAAACTGGTACGGTCGAAGCTTCCATAAGATCGATCGTTGGTACCCTTCGTCGAAAACTTGTAGTTCATGTGGTCATAAAGAGACTAACATGGGATTACATGTTCGTGACTGGAAATGCCCAAGTTGTGGAACTGAACATGATCGTGACTTGAATGCTGCTGTAAACATTTTACATAAGGGTCTTGATGATCTTTATGGATTTAAAACATCGGAAGAATTATCCGATTACAGGCGCGGAGAAGACATAAGACCCGAGGCAGTAACGCCGAAGGCACCTTCGTTGAACCGTCTAGTCAGTTTTATCGATTTTGATAGAACGACGTAATTATGTTTGATCATCTTTACGCATCTCGGGGAACTTCCTTTCCTTTTTGGAATCTGTATACCTCCGATGACTCTCGATTCCTGACGCTGGCTGTTGCTGGGTACCCAAAGGAAAATCTGAGCGTTACAACCAACGGTAACATCCTGACCATCAAGGGACTGCCCAAGATTCTTTCCGAGGAAATTAAATACATCCATCGTGGAATCTCCCAAAAGTCCTTTGAATGCGCCTATGACATCAAGGGCTATATGGTAAAGGGAACCACTTATTCGGATGGCATCCTCTCAATTGAGTTGACGTCATCTGCCCCAACCGCAACCGTCCATCAGATTGACTGATACGCAGTTCTGGCATTTCCCAAAAACAAAAGGGCCATAATCGGCCCTTTTTCTTTCTATAATAAGAACAATGGTAACCTATCTGAAAATTATTCTGCTATGCTTTTGTATAGCATCCCCAAATATGCTACAATCAGCAGAGACAGAAGATTCTGAACTGTTGGCATATATTGATACCAACATTCACTGCATGGCTCAGACCATCTACTACGAGGCTCGCGGAGAGGGCGCCTTGGGTATGCTGGCTGTGGCTCATGTTGTCCTGAATCGAATGCAATCCCCCAAGTTCCCAGCTTCAGATGCCTGTGGAATTGTCAAGCAACCCGGTCAATTTTCTTGGTATAAGAAACCATCCAAGGTAGTTGACCATGCAGCCTTCGCCAGCGCATTCTCCATAGCATGGGATGTTCTGAGTGGAGAGACCAAAGACCCAACCAAAGGAGCGACCATGTTCCATGCATCCCATGTCAGTCCGGGGTGGAACAGTCGCATCAAGGCCAAGATCAACAACCAAGTATTCTACTGAATGTCAGATACCTTTTACACCAATATTGAGCTTCGTGGCAACAACATTCTTTACCATGGGTATGAAAATGGCATCCCGGTCAGGAAGAAGATACCGTATCGACCACACCTGTTTGTCAGTGACGCTAAGGGGGAGTACAAGTCATTTTCTACCAAGCAGCCCCTGCGTCGGCAGGAGTTTGATTCCATCAAGGAACTGAAGACATTTGTGGAAACCTATTCTGATGTATCGAACTTCAAGATTTTTGGATGTTCTGACATGATCCGTCAGTTCACAGCCAATCAGTTCTCGGGCGAGATCCAGTGGGACTACGAAAAGACCAAGATATGGTTCTTTGACATCGAGACTCGGGTAGAGGGTCTGGACATGGATCATGATGCAATGGTTGATGCCAAGGTAAAGGACAAGGAAATCTCCTTGAGCTACAAGCGAGCAATGATGCTCTTGGATGCTGACATCCCCTATGATGTCTTGGTTGATGGTGAATGGTATCCCATTCGTCAGTCGCCATTGTATGTGGCCGGATTCCCCAAACCTGAACTGGCGCAGCAGGAAATCTTGCTGCTATCCATGATTGACCATCATTCAGGAATGATCCGACTCTGGGCAAACCGAGCAATTGAATCCGACAACGACACATTTGCATTGGACATTCAGAATCGCCTCCTGAAAATCAAGGATACCACCCTGATGACTGGAGATAAGCCGGTCATTGAATATGCCATTGATGTTCGCCAGTATGACATGGACGAACCAGCTATGCTCAAGGACTTCTTGACATTCTGGAGCAGTCAGCGAATTGATGTCATCTCTGGATGGAACAGCGAGGGATTTGACGTTCCCTACTTGGTAAATCGTCTGAAGAACGTCCTTGGAGACCAACCAACATCCTTGTTGTCCCCATGGGGAGATGTTAAGGAGCGTCGCTACCGGGATGATAACGGTAATGAATGTCAGACATATGACATCTATGGAATCACACACTTGGACTACTTGGTTCTCTACAAGAAGTTCAACCCCGGAGCCAAGGAATCCTTCAAGTTGGACTTCATTGCCAACTTGGAATTAGAGCATGGTAAGTTGCCAATGAAGGGGGCGTCCTTCAGGGAGAACTACCTTTCCTACTGGAATGAGTTCATCTTGTATAACTTGGTTGACACATACCTTCTGCATCAGTTGGAGGGGGAGATGTTGCAGGTTCGTTTGGCTATGCAGGTTGCATATATGGCTAAGTGTAACTTTGGTGATGTGGTTTCATCAATGCGGGTCTGGGAATCGTTTATCTACAATCACTTCTTGGGGCTGAACATTGCTGAGGATTGGAAGAAGCCATCAAACAAGAAAGAAAGTATTGTTGGTGCCTATGTGAAAGATGTGGTTCCCGGAAAGTATGGTTGGACATACAGTATAGATGCTACAGCCCTCTACCCCAGCATCATCATGCAAAACAACATTTCCCCAGAGACGATTATCGGACATTCCCCGATTTTCATTGATGATGTTATGGCTGGTAAACATACCGAATATGTTGTTGATAATTCTATAATTTCTGCAAACGGATTGTTGACAACGAAAGATGTATGTGGATTCATCCCCACTCTGATCAACAGAACTTTTGATATGCGAAATATGTATAAAAAAGAGATGTTGAACTTAGAGAAGCGCAAGCAGGAGATTGAGGGCACACCGGGAAGTGACTTGGAATGCAAAGACTTAACAAGTCGTATTGCATCGATGAATATTGCCCAAGGCGCTATAAAAATTTTAAATAACTCCTTCTACGGAAACCTTGCTTTGCAATATTTCAGGTATTACGATCCAAGGATGGCTGAAGCTGTTACCGCAACTGGTCAAGTATTCATCAAAAAGACCAATCAATTTGTCGATGAAATTTTGTCAAAAATTCTGGGAACCGCTGGAGAATATGTATATTACATGGACACTGACAGTTGCTATATAAATTGTCAACTATTGGTTGATCGGCATTGCGTCGGTAAGTCTGACCAAGAGATCGTTACATTCATTGAGAAGTTTGTGTTTGGGGTTATCGCCCCAGAATTAAACAAAAGACTATCCGAATTTGCCAAGACAATGGGTGTTGATGATTGCCGCATCAGCTTCAAACTTGAATGTATTGGTCCCAGCATGATCATGTCTCAAAAGAAAAAATATTTGTTTGACATTCTCTATTATGAGGGTGTCCGATATAAAGAACCCAAGATGAAAGTCATGGGAATTGACATTGTTCGCTCATCCACCCCCGGCGTCGTCAAGGATTATCTGACGGATGCAGCAACAATCTGCCTAAGAGGAACCGAATCCGAACTGCAATCTCATGTTGAATCTGTCAAGAAGCAATTTATGTCCTTGGATTATACCCAAGCATCATTCCCTCGTGGGTGTAATGGTATGAGCGTATATGGAGCAACTTCCGGCAATACCATATCATTGGATGGTGAATCCGTGGCAACTGTTTATGGAGCCAAGACCCCAATTCAAGTCCGTGGAGCATTGGTTTATAATCACCACCTGAAGAAAATGGGGCTGGACAGCAAATACCCTCTGATTAATGATGGGGAGCGAGTCAAGTTCATTATGATGAACAAACGCAACCCCTTCAGGGAAGATGTTATTGCTTTCCCGGATAAGCTGCCTCCTGAGTTTGATCTGGTCAAGTATATTGACTGGAATCTACAATACAAGAAAGCATTTGTTGCTCCATTGGAGAAGATCACCAATGCCTTGGGATGGAGCATGGAGAAGCAACCAGACCCGGAGTTTTTGTTCGGTTAAATATTGAGTAGCATTTTTTAAAGACTGGTTGAATACAGGTGGCACGTTTAAATCTGGATCAGATGGCAAAGCGGATTGTCCATGACAAATCCGCCGCCAGAAAGTCCCAAGCATGGTTTGCTGAACAGGTGAAATATCTGGGGGATATGTCATCGCCAAATGCGGTGATGGCTAACTCTGGGCGCAGACGCAACTTCCTGATTCCCGGCCAGATGACCATGTTCTTCTATTCAGCCAAGTATAAGGATGAACTGCCCTACTACGACACATTCCCATTGGTGCTTCCTTTTTCTCAGGATGAGGAAACATTCACGGGAATCAACTTTCACTATCTCCCAGTCAAATTCCGCGTGGTTCTGCTGAAGAATCTGCTGGACTTTTCCACGGATAAGAAACTTGATGAAACCAGCAAGATCAAGATGCAGTGGCGGTTTGTTGCTGGCGTTGCTCGTTATCAGGGAGTTGAAGCAGCAGTCAAGAAGTATCGCTTTGATCATGTTCAGTCGCAGTTCTTGTTTGTCCCTGCTCCACAATGGTTCAATGCAGTGATGCTACCGTTTGAGCGCTTTGTTGTTGGCACCAACAACAGTCGTGTTGATAAGAAGTATGTGTGGCGCAACATCTCTGCTACATAAAAGAGGAACCGAATGTCTGTTCTACAAAAATTAAGCAATAGGTTCCCAACCAACGTAACCATCCCCACCAACAAGGCTGAAGTTGCCGTTGAAGTCTTGAAACAGCTTCGACGCCTGACCATTCCGCCCAAGAGGGATGGATTTACTCCAGTCATCCCTCGTGGTGGATACAGCAACAAGCAGCGCAAAGCCGAAAAACTACCTGAGAAAAAGAGTTTCAATTCTTTTGTATCTGAGGTCAAGTCTCGTGGTGTCGCCAAACAATCGGATTATTTGGTGGAGATAATGCCGCCCCCGTTCTTGGTTCCCGACCCAACCACTGCCAACCTGATTCGACTCTTCTGTGAGCAGTTTACGTTCCCGGAGTTTGCTTTGGCTACGCAGACTATAAAGGATTATGGTCTGAATCGGGAGGCTGTATATGATAAGATGTATGGTCAGGTCAATGCCACATTCCTGTGCGATCAGAATATGGTCATCAAGGACTTTTTTGATGCGTGGGCATTGGGTACTGTTAGTAGCAACAATGGAGTTTTCCAGTATCCAAACCGCTATATTTCACACCAGATTCGCATACATCAACTGAATGCAGCCAAGCAGATCGTCTATACAGTGACCTTGAATCGGGTAATGCTGAAGGTAATCAATGATATTGTCCTGTCTCATGCATCCAGAGATGTTACTCGGTTTCAGGTGATGTTTACCTACGAAAGCTGGGATTCCAAGCGAGTTCCTGCTGGCTCTGAAATACCAATCAGTAATTCTGTTGATATTGGACAGAAGACCATTCCAGATAACCGCAACACAGGTTCGTTGATCGTCATCCCCAAGCTACCAATTATTACCGACCCAACTAAATTAGATGACTGGTATGACTATGCTGGATGGTCTAATGAAGTCAAGACGATTCAGCAGACACCAACAACAGTAACCGGTGCAGTGAATGGCGTGATTGATTCTGTCTTGGGAGCAATCACCAATGTTGGTAATGCGGTCAACAATACTGTTGGCGGAACAATAAATGCTATTGGGGGAACTGTTGTTGGTGGTTCTGTCAATGGCGTAATCCAAGGGGTGACTGGAGCAATCACATCCGTTGGCAACATTTTTAATGGGAATTGAGTATGGGAAAATATGATGCTGCCATGTCCATGGCCTTGGGTGTTCCTTTGAGTGAGCCTGTAATCTTGCCAAGGAGTGAGATTGCAATTGCCGATGAAAATCCAGTCGCTGTCTTGGAACCAAAAAGTGAATCTGGTTCGTCGGAGGATAAAGAATTTGATGATGTCAAGACCAACTTAGAGGGTATCTTGGGTAAGGCCGAATACGCCTTGGCTACTCTGACCAGCTTGGCTATTTCTGAGGAATCCCCACGAGCCTTTGAGGTCTTGAATACCATGCTAAACAGTATGGTTGACATCAACATGAAGATGATTGAAATTGAGGAACGCAAGGCAAAACTGAAGAAACTTCGTGCAGCAGATAATGCGGATAAATCCCCAACTCCGGGCAGCCTTAACTTGGTTGCCGGGTCTGGGGAGACAACCGTAAATAACAATGTCGTCTTTGTGGGAACCACCAAGGAACTACAAGAGCAACTTCGTCAACAAATGACTGGAAAGTAATCCACTGTGAAAAAACCATTACCTATTGTAAGTTCCCCAAGCATTGTATGCGTTCTGCCTGTTTCTGGGCAGAAGATTTCCTATCGACCTTTCTTGGTCAAGGAACAGAAGGCTATGTTGCTGGCGCAGAAGTCCGAAGATGAGGCTACAATTGCACAGACTGTGCGGGATGTTGTCATCTCCTGCACCAACGGAACCTTGGATTACGACAACACGCCAACTGCAGACATTGCCTACTTCTTCTTGCAGATGCAGATTTCGTCGGTTGGAGCAGAACGCAAAGTGGCTATCCCCTGTGTCAGTTGCCATGAGCCTATTGGTATGAACATTGACCTGAGCAAGATTGGGATTGATACTTCCAAGGTTCAGACCAAGATCATGCTGGATGATAAAATTGGGGTCGTGTTCCGGCTCCCATCCATGACTGATGCCGCCGATACCCTTCAGATTGATGATAAGGTCGAAAGAAACAGCAGCCTGATTTGCCGCCTGATAGTCAATATTTTTGATGAGGACTCTGTATATCCTCGTTCTGAATACACCGATGAAGAATTGGATACATGGTTGAATGCCTTGTCCGATGATGCATTGTTGCGGATTCAATCTTTCGTGGATAACATCCCCGAACTTCGCCATGAATTGGTTTATTCATGCCCTAAATGTCAGACAAAACAACGCAAGCTCTTGGAGGGCTTGCATGGCTTTTTTCGCCTTGGCAATGATAAATGATAGTATTGAGAATTACTATCGTCTGAATACCAAGTTGATGATGCGGTTTGGTATCGACTTTGATACCTTGGAAATGATGTTCCCGTTTGAGCGTGATGTTTACTATCACCTGATCATAGAAGAATTAGAAAAGAAGAAACGAGATGCCGCTGCCTCCTAATCCATCAACACCTCCCGGTGGTCAACAACCAATCAACCCCGCACTGAATCCAGCAGCATCTCTGAGTCGGGAGGCTCAGGCTCGTTTGGATACTCAGATGAGGAAGAATGCTGAGATTCTTTCCAAGATTCAGTCCAGATTGAATGATGTAACATCTGTCGGGCAGACGATGCAGCAGGGAGCATTTAATGCATTCGGTAACAACTTTCTGACCCGAGGGGCAATGAGCGCAACTGGTCTGATTGGTGACTTGTTGAATGGCGAGAATGAGCAGAGCCAGACTCCAGAGGCTCAGATGGTATCTTTGTTCAAGGAGCAGATGCAGATTATGGATGCTGTCTTGTTGGAAAACAAGAAGCATACCGAGGTTCTGACAAATTTCACCGAGACTCTACCTTCATTGGTCTATGGTGGTAATGACAGGTCAAGATTGAATGGCGCTCCATTTGACTCCTATGACTATCCTGACCAGAAAGTCATGACCGTTGACCAGTGGGAACGGTTCATGAAGCAGATGGAGGATTCTCGTACTCATGAAAATTTCCAAGAGAACAAACCAGAACCAAATCCATTTGCATGGATGACTGATCAGGCAATTCGTCACCCGGCATCCAGCCTCCCCCCTGAACAGATAATCAGCGTTGATGAGATAATTGAATCCCCCAACAAGAAGTCCAAGAAAAAGACTCAGGATGTTGAAGACGTGGAGATTAAGGCTCCGGTGCTTCGGATAGAATATGAGGATGTCAAGAAGTCATTCAAGGCAACTGAGGATAAATCCAAGACTCCAGATGCATTGCGAGACTCCGATGCTTCTGTCAAGGATAGCCCCAATCCATTTTCGTCAATAGCTAAGGACTTGTATGATCGATCCGACTCCAAGATGGATTCTGAGTCTATCACCGAGGATGCTGAAGAAAAGGATAAAGACCGATTCTTCAAGTCTGTCGTTGGGTTGCTGACCAAGATTGACAAGAAACTGGAGCCAAAACTTTCCGACGCCAAGCTGTCGTCCCAAGAGGATATACTTGAGGCTGGTAAGCACAATCTGGATGCCAAGATCAAGGCGATGATTGACTCTGTCATCAAGGAATCCACTCAGAATGTGGCCCCAATTGAAGATGCAAATAATGCCGATGATGGATTGGGGTTCCCAGACATTGACATAGACCTACTCGGACGTAAAGGTCCCCATGGTAAGAAAGGTGGCACTCTGGGTCGCTTGGGTAAAGGTGCCTTGCGAGCAGCCAGATTCATCCCCGCTGCGGGGTTGGCGGTTGGCGTCGGTATGGCTGCTTACGAAGGTATCAGCGGGTGGAATGATGCCGAACAGATTCTGGGCATTAAAGATCGAGAGGCAACGACCGGTGAGAAAGCAGCATCTGCTCTGGCCGGGATTGCAGAGGGAATTACCTTGGGTCTGATTGACAAGCAGGTTGCTGCCAAGTTCTTGACTGATGAATCCAAGATGGCTCCGGGGAAACCAGTCAATCAGGAACCTATATATGATGCAATGGGCAACTTTGTTGGAATGGAGAACGTGGATGATGTCCCTGCTTCCCCCGATAAGTTGGAGGCCGTAAACGAAAATGTTGAAATCTTGGATGATGCATCCGATGCCCTCCGGCGAGTTGAAAATCAGCAGAGGGTACTGGAGAAGGCATCTACGGATGCCTCTGGAACCAATGGACCTAGCATCAACACGGTGAATAACGTCACCAATCAGACGTTGTATGCCCCAAGACGGTACCCAAACAATACCGAAGTCTCATTTAATCGCTATATTTCTTCTGCATTTGCTTGATTTTGGTCTGGAACTGAGCTACAATTCAGTTTCCAACCAATCTTTACTGAAGGATCTTTATCATGACCGATGCTCTGTTGTTCCCCAAGCGAATCCACGTGGTTCATCACCAACCAAACTATGATCGCAAGGGAGGTGTCTGCCTGATTGCCTATCATGATCATGGCGACTCCTTCATTCGCATCTGCTCGTCGTTATGCTCTCCGCTGGATCAGTATGCCAAGAAGACCGGCTATCGAAACGCACATCAGGAGATGGCCGTCGACTCCGGAATTCGTCTTCCTGTTCCCGCCAGTCTCCGTCGCAAGATGACTTATGGTAACCTGCGTGGTTTCCTGAATCACTTTGCCATCAATGTCAGTGAAACCTTCTAAACCACCACACATTCCATCAAAAAAGGAACCATCATGAACCCATTTCTGAAAAAACTTACTGCATTCTTGGAAAAGAGTGCTGCTACCGAGGACACAACAATCCTACCCACGGCTGGTGCGGGTGAGACCTACGTGGGGATTATTATCCCCTACGATGGCAGTGAACCATATCACCTGATGCTCATGAATAAGGTTGGTCACCCAGCAACTACATGGGAAGATGCAGTTGATTTTGCCAACAACCATCCTGCCGATATTGATCTCCCCACTATTCAGGAGGCCAAGTTGCTGCATGCAAACACCAAGACGCTGACTGGCAAGAAATACTGGACCAGCGAACCGCATGCCGCATATCAGAATTGTGCATGGGTTCTGGATGGCACCACTGGCATTGTTGGATATGGTCAGGCTGATCGCCCCGGCATTGCTCGCTTGGTTCGTCGCATTTCTATCTAACCCCATTTTCTAATACTGAAAGCTCTATATCATGTTCTCAAATATTCTTGAATTCCTGACTGCATTCTTTAAGCCGCTGATTGCAGTCGTCATGTCCATTATCGGTATGGTGAACCCCGTGCCAGATGCCCCTGTCGTTGATGAACTGGAAAAGGTCATCATCATGCACCCTGAACAGAAGGAAGAATTGGAAGATAAGAAAGAGCAAATCTTGGCCGAGATTGGAGAGCGAATCATGGCTTCCCCTCCAGAACCTGACCCAAATCAGGCACTGAATCCTGTGACGTTTGATGCCTTCTGTGGCAAGGATCATCTTCAGATGGCTCGAATGGCAATGAGCATCTACCAGCGCGGTTTGGGGTGGGCTTATACCAAGTCGCTGATCGAGGAAGCGACCAACCCAGATGTTATGGCGTTGATGTTGAGTATGGCTCGGGAACGTGAGCGCATGGGTGAAGATAAGCAACATGTGGCAATCATGGCATTTAGCAACGAGATCAACGACATCTGCGTCCGTGGGCACTTCTAAACGGGCTTAGAAGCCTCCAAAACAGATTCTGGCTACCAAGGTAGCCATTTTCTTTTGAATGGCCTTGTAGCTCGTTTAAATCTGTTTTGGATATTTTAAATTGTTTTTTGGAATCTGCCGGAATTCCGTGCTACAATTCAGTCCACCAACCGAAAGGAACCTATATCATGCCCACCGTTCTGACCAAACTGAATGCATTGATTGACTGGATTGAGGGCAATACCAAAGCATACGTTGAATCTGAGTTGTCGCTGACCCATGATTCCGAATTCTGCCAGCGACGCATAAATGATGGCAAACATACCATTTGTCCCGGTAAGAAGTTTTTAAAGGTGGTTTCTGGTGGGTCTGTTCGATTCTTTGTTGATTCCAATACCGGCGACATCTACAAGGCAGCATCTTTCCGCGCTCCAGCAAAGGGCATCCGTGGAAATCTATTTTCTGACAAGGGTGGGCGTGAAGCATTCCAGTATGCTGGTTTGGGCTTGACTTTTGTAAATTATGCTCGCTAAGAATTATGTGATACAATTCATTTCATCATGAAACATCACATCACCCGCGTTCTTAAAGTTTACCCGACATATACTGGAATTGCTCCCCAAGAGCACTCGATTGTGGTCACCTATGCCCGCCAGATTCGCCAGTGGGCGGGTAGCTATCATGATCAGGACGGCCACATCGTTGGGCATGCGGTTCTTGCCAAAACAAAAGAACTGGCAGTTGATGCCATTCGCCAGCAGCACGACATCCAATGACCTACAAATCCCCACCTCGATCAAAACTATACTACATAGCCATTGGCGCAAAGAATTCCATTCGAGCATTCTTTGCTCGTCTAGAGTATCATTGGAATGGTGGTTACAAATGCCATTGTTGCGGTACGCTGATTCCGATTCACTATCACCATATTGAATCTGAAGTCAACGGTGAACGTATCATCATCTCCAACAATTCCAAGCATCTTTACTGTGCATATTGTTTGGGTACAAAGATCGAGTCATATTTCCGATACTCTGAACAGTTGGCTCCACTCCATGTAAATGAATGTGATTGGGTGCATCGACCGGCAAAGACGATTCGCATCATCTGGGGCACCGATCCAATCGCAAAACAACTCGATCTGGATGTCAGGTTTGGTGGGCGTTGGTGGAACGGACATAACGCATGTCAAGAAGCATTCGTCAGAGCATTGATTCATTCAGAAGTTTCTTACATGACAATCGTGTGGGTTCATGATAAAAAGTCAGGCAAAATGAAGATGATTGACCGCAATGGGATAAAGGTGGGTAGTGATGGTAGTTGGTGAACTACCAAAGATTGGCGGGTCAGCGAATTTCGCGTTTGTTGTTGTCACTACACAGAAGTCGGCCGCAATTCTATTCTATCGCAAACCGAAGATACACAATCTCATCTTTGATTTGATCGATCGACCAATCACAAGAATAATGTGGATGGTCATTGACAATGCGCGTGTCTGAACTCCCGGTAACTAAGATGCCGTATCGTGCAAAAGAACCGATGCCAACATTTGAACATCGGTTCTTTGTTTATCGCATAGCTTCCATACCCATAAACATTGATTGGATTGGTAATTTGACTATACCAATTGACACTGCTCTTGACATCCACATTCACGCTTTGATCGAAAGGCTATACAATGAAACCAGCATACTTCGGTGATTCCAAACATGATGGAATCTCAATCCAGTTCATTCGCAATACCCAGTCAGTCCACGTTTCTGGTTGGTATGATTCATTTGTTGGTATTGAAGGTGAGTGTATCGACCTGAAAGAGTTTCTGACTCGTATTGGCATCACCCAGAAAGATGTTCTGAAAGTTTTTGCAGAAAAATCTACTACAGTGCAGAATCCGTGATACAATAGAACCATCAAATCCACTACAAGGAAACTACATCATGAAATTTACAATTACCGAAGCAGCAGCCATCTTGTCAAAGCAAATGGGGTATGACGTTGAAATCGTTTCTGATTCTGAATCAGACGAATGGGATGTCAACACACAGACGATTGCAGAGTATCCGTATCCACTCAGCCATTCCGATAAAATCCACGTGATTTTTAGCGACGGGACGTCCGATACTGGCGTGGCAGATTCTTGGTCTTATTCATGGGATACTACTGGAACGCTCCACATCGTCAAGTATCGCAAGTTGGATTGACTACAGTTGATTTTCTGTGATACAATAGAACCATCAACTCCAAACCAAGGAAACTACATCATGAAACACCGTGGAAACGCCGCAATACTTGAAACTGTTGATGAAGTAAACGAAGTATTTTGGGGACCTACGAACTGGGATTCTCGTCGGGGCGGTTTGAAGTGCGGTTACTATGCTGCTTATCATTGCCTTTCTTTACCCGATCATATTGCAGTAAATTTCGGAGTTGATTTTGCGACTAAGGCCCTTTCAGATTATTGGAATGCCTTGGATGGAGTCGAAGTTGGGTTCGCTCCGTTTGATTTTTATGACGGAGATGAATATACAAGGTACGAGAAAAAGACACGCCACCAAGATGACCTCTATCTAAAAGCAGCTAAACACATCGCCAGTAAGGGAGTTGATTCGTTTGACATTCAGATTTCAAACGGGGAAAGTTATCGCGGTGTTAAATTCACGAACAGAGCTACTGGCAAGTCTTTCACGTTCAAAGATACGGTAGATTATTGTCTAACTACCGACGCAATCAATTTGTTTCGAGAGAAGGAATCGGCCACCATATCCCGCGAACTGAGTGATGATCTGTTGGACTTCACAACTGAAGAAGAGAGTTGAAATGAGCAAGATTAAACACACTTGGAACGCCTGCAAACCACCAGTTGCTGACGTGTACACAACTCGCCGAGGTTCCAGCGAGTTTTAGGGAGAAACTAGGTTTTTCATGGATTCTGGAATGAATACAGATGATGATTTGTGTTACAATCAATCCATCGAAACAAACCAAGGAAAAATACATCATGAAACAAGTTTTTCAAGCTGACGACGGTAAAGTCTTTGAGACTCAAGCTGAGTGCGAGAAATATGAGTCTAAATCTGAGTTGTTCGACTTTGTTGACAGCAACATCGAGGCATCCTACAATGATGATGCCGGATACCATATCATCGAGACACAAAACGTAGTTGACTTCATTGAAGCACACTACGAGAAGATCGGTGAACTTCTTGGTAAAGTTAAGGTTGAAGATGATTGTTGGATCATTAACACAAAAACAACGGATGGTCGTCCAAGTACATTGAAAGTCGACGATTGTATTGAAGTTGAGTATGCCAATGGTGAACGAGTTCGATGCCTCGCTATAGCGTGGACTGCTTTGTGGAACACCAAGAATCACATGCGACACATCGCCAAATACCGCAAGGTGAACTGAAATGAACAAGTTTAAAGAATTCGTTGCTTGGCTGATCGAAACAACAGACAACCACCAAGCTGATACTCTTACAAGAATCCTCTGCATCATACTTGTTTTGGCTACTGGTATGCTTGTGGCAGCGGTCTCACTTGCGTTATTGATCAGGTTGATCGGGGTGTACCCAGTCATCATTCCAGTTCTGCTGTTCGTGGTTCTCCCAAGCTATCTTTGGGTCAAATTCTACAAAGGTGAATCAAAATGAATTCAGTCGTCGTTAGTGTGATGTTGCTGATTGTCTGCGTTTCCGTCTTGATCGGAATGCTTGCTCATGTGGAAGACGCCCTATCAGATTCGGTCGAGATTCTGCTATCCATTGGTGTAGACATGGCATGCGTCTGGTGGTTGTGTGCAGTCATCTTTGACTGGGAACGATTGCTCCCATTGTTCTTTGTCAGTTCCCTCAGCATCTTCCTTGGCGGATTCTACCTGATCGGTCGGTTCTTCTTTGAGCGCAGTCTGTCTTTGGTACAAATTTTCAGAACCATTGCAGCCACAACCATTGCAATTGCCGGGACAATCGGCTTGCTTGCAACAACTTACATCCAATGAAACAACAACTCATCATCGTCCGTGGCATCCCCGGTTCAGGTAAATCCACATTCGCTGCTTCTTTGGGGATTCCACACTATGAAGCTGACCAATACTTTGTTGGTGAAGATGGCGTCTATCGGTTTGACTTCTCTAAACTCGGAGAAGCCCATCGCCAATGTCTTAGTTCGGTTGGTAAGGCGTTGTATTCCGGTAAGTCCGTTGTCGTCAGCAACACATTCACGACACTGAAAGAACTTCGACCATATTTTGATGGAGCCAAAGAGTATGGGATTTGCCCCACGGTGGTTACTATGAACGGTAACTTTGGGTCAATTCATGGAGTTCCCGAGGATAAGATGCAGGCAATGCGTGACAGATTTTGCCATGACATTGCGCCACTTTTCAAGGAATTTTTCGGAGTCGGGAAATGAAACCCGATGGATTTTTCCTATGCAATGGGATATACTACAATTTTGTAGCATTTGCCGTTGCATCTTTTGATGCAATATCGCCAGATACATGGCGATTCATGAATGTTCACTACAGCGAACATTTCTTGGATGATTGCTCTATGAATCATGACATATATTCGTTCTTTGATGACAAATACTGTGGATGGTTACTCAAGAGTGGGGTTGATATTGACAACCCGCATACGAATATGCGTTTGAAAATGTTGTCAAGTGATGATAAAATTACATTCATCCAAGTGTCATCCTTGGGTGAAGTTTTGTTTGAACGGAAAATGAATGAAGACTTATAAAGAATTTTTGAATGAGATGGCTCAGAATATCGGGACTCATCATTCTCTCAACTAACCAGAAACCCCGAAACTCAAGCATCGGAATATGTTTTGAGTAGAGATTATCCAAAGATTGCTGATATTGAGTCAGGGGTATCGATACATGCCACAACAGAAGGTAACCGGACTAAAATCTATACCAATGACCACAGACATCAGAAAACTTTACATCAAGCCACTGTTGTATCTCACCAACCAACTGCTGATTTCCCGCATGCTCACTTGGAGCAGAAATCTGTCGATACCGTAAAGGGTGCTAATCCAAGGAATCATGCAACCCAGACAATTTACAACTTTTGGAAAGCGCAGAGTCTCCCGCTTCGATCATCAAACATGCAGTTTCGCTTGGGCCACGAAATGTGGGGTCGGCTGGTTGATATGGCTTTGAATGATGGTAAGTTGGTTTATCGACATGATGGTAAGGAACTGCATAAAGTCACTCAGCAAAATTGCAAGTATCATGTTGAGTCTTCTTTTGGAACGTCACCCGATAAACGAAAAGACCATCTAATACTGTCGCATGCGCCGCTTGATGGAGTTGGAAAATGACCCACATTACAATTTACTTTATCGTTTCGTTTGTTGCTCTGGCGTCATCCATCTTTGCTTCTTGGTACGAAGGCGATGACCTGACGATTGGTTTGTTGATCATGTCTGTCTTCCTTTCGTTGCTGCCTTTTGTCAACATCATTGTCATTATTGCAAGTGTGTTTCAGATGTTGGGTTCCGTTCACGGCACCGTTGTGTTGAAAGGAAAGAAGCGATGACCTACGATGAACTGATACACAAGATGGCATCTGAAATGCTCGAACGCAAGGCTCATGAGAAACGAATCAACTATGACTTGATTAATGCAGCTAAGTTCTTGGAGCAATGTCGTGCTATCAGCAAACCATACTATTGGTCTGACGGTCAATTCAGCGGAGGGGTTTCAACAGAGCGTTATGCACATCCAATAGTCCCAGATCGAAAGATTGCATTTGAGTTTTCAGATGATGAATTGATTATGTGCTATACTTGGATTCCCTATAAGGATTTTCCTTATCCCATCTGATGGGTAAATAATCTGACAACAAAAGAAGGAGTTTCTTATGTCAAACAACAAGTTAGGTGTTTTAATCGGAAGGTTCCAGCCTTTCCACGATGGTCACCTCTATGCAGCGAAGGTTGCTGCAAGTCAGGTAGATCGACTTCTGATTCTCGTTGGTTCAGCTAACGCATGTCGTTCAATCAAGAACCCATGGACATATCAAGAACGAGTCGATAACATTCGCAAAATTCTTCGTCAAAATGACGTAAACAACGTCAGCTTCCAACCAATCAACGATCATCCATACAACGATCATCGTTGGATTACTGAAGTCATCGCAAGCATTGGTTATGTTGACTGCAAAGACGTTATTCTCTTCTCACCTTGGAAAGAAGGTAATGACTACCTGAAGTGGTTCCCCATGATGAAGAACAGAAGCATTCCACAAGGCGCAATGGGGATGAATGCAACTGGAATCCGCGAGGCGATGTTTCGCGCCAATGATCCATCAATCCCCAAAACCGTTCAGGCTGACTGGGATTACTATCAGAAGGAGGCTGAAAAGTTTTCTTCCTATCCATACCCCGAAACATTGAACTTCAACTGTGCAGATGCAGTTGTCGTATGTCTTGGTCATGTTCTGTTGATTGAACGCAAGCATGCTCCCGGTATGGGGTCGTGGGCACTGCCCGGTGGATTTAAGAATCGCGCTGAAACATTCCAGCAATGTGCCATTCGTGAACTCCGAGAAGAAACAAATCTTCGTGTTCCAGAGAAGGTTCTGTTGGGTTCCATCACTGCTTCAAAAATGTTCGATAGTCCAAATCGCTCATTTGGTATCAATCGCAATACAATGGCATTCTGTTTTGAATTAAAGCCAGATTCCGATGGTTCTTTACCACGAGCAAATGGTTCAGATGATGCAAATCAAGCGAAATGGTTTCTTCTCAGTGAAGTCATGAATGGTCTTATTTTATGGGAAGATCATAAAGCTATCATATCAGAATTAACGGGAATTCATCCAGATTTTGCTGCACGTTAACCCGATTGCACGGCGGTTCCGTGCTACAATGTCATAACGAAGGAGTTTCAAAACATGACTATTAACCCAAAATCAATCGTATTCAATTGTGACTCATATAAGGTTTCTATGTGGAAGCAGTATCCGCCCGGAACCGAGTATGTGTATTCCTATGTCGAGGCGCGTAAGGGCGGCCCCGTTCTGAATTTCGGTCTTCAGAAGACGATCATTGATCTGATCGACCAGAAGGTCACTACAGAAGATGTTCTTGCGGCAGAGAAGTTTTGGACCGCACATGGAGAACCGTTCAACACCGATGGCTGGCTCTATATCGCCAACGAACTTGGTGGTGTGCTGCCTCTGGAAATCCGTGGAATTGATGAGGGCATCGTTCTTCCATCCGGAACGCCTGTTGTCACCATCGTGAATACCGACCCAAAATGCTTCTGGCTCACCACATGGGTCGAAACTGCCATTCTGCGGGATGTGTGGTATGCATCTTCAGTTGCCACCACATCATATAACATCCGACAAATGATCATGCAGTATCTGGACTACTCCGGCGACCCATCTGGAATTGATTTCAAATTGCATGACTTTGGATTTCGTGGGTCCAATTCATATGAATCATCGGAGATCGGCGGTGCGGCACACTTGATCAGCTTCATGGGGACCGATACCGTATCTGGTATCTTTGGTGCCGCAAAATATTATGGTGCCGATATATATGCCACTGCATACTCTGTACCCGCTGCAGAACACAGCACAATTACGTCATGGGGGCGAGATAAAGAGTGTTTGGCATACGAAAACATGATCAATCAGTTCTCCAAACCCGGCGCAATCTATGCCGTGGTTTCTGATTCATATGATATTTACAATGCCGTGGATAATTTGTGGGGTAAAGAACTTCGAGACCAGATTATCTCCACTGGCGGCACTCTGGTCATCAGGCCTGATTCGGCAGACCCCGTTGTTGTGCTCCCAAAATTGATCGCCTCGCTCGAAAAATCATTCGGAGTGACCGTCAACGATAAGGGATACAAAGTGTTGAACAATGTTCGTCTGCTTTGGGGAGATGGCATCAATTTCATGTCCATTTCTTCTATCCTGCGCATGATCGTTGATGTGCTGGGATATTCTGCAGACAATATTGCTTTCGGTATGGGCGGTGCTCTCCATATGGGGGTTAACCGGGACACATATGGATTTGCCATGAAGGCATCTGCCGCCTATGTAAATGGGGAATGGGTTGACGTTTTCAAAGAACCTATCACCGATCCCGGAAAAAAGTCTAAGCGTGGTCGTTTTGATGACCCTCGACTTAAACTGAGGTATCGCGATGGTGCTTTAGACAATTTGCAAAAATTCGATGAAGTTCGGGCAAATGCAAAATAATTGACTGCAGTTCCTTGTTTGTGATACAATAGAACCACAAACAAGGAACCTATACAGCATGAAAATCGAATCCAAAATCCAGACCCTTGGCGGCTTCGATGCCAATTGGACAGACGAGCAGATCAAGAACGAACCGATGCTGTTCAATTGCAGTCTTGATGGTGCGCTTGCGCTTGGTGGCGACATCACGAAAGAATTTATCAAGTCTCTCTACAAAACAGAAGCTGGTAAGAAAATCTTTGATGGCGATGTTGTGATTGATTCTCGCAGTCACATGCTGATGTCCGGTTGGTATTATTCAAATTCCGCAGCGCTTCCTTGAATCAATTCCATTTTCTTTCTGGCTTTTGTTTCTTTCATTTTCCTAGTGGTTTCTGCGGCCCAAACAGGGTCTTTCCATCGGTCTTTATTGGATTGTATCATAGTTGCTCTGTATACTGGGTCTTTCCATCTCTCAACATTGCCATCTCGAATTGCCGTCAATATTGTTTCTTTTGATTCTTCGTCTGTCCATTGTTTGAGCGCGTTATTAGACTTTTTCTTTTTTGATTCTGGAGTGTTTGCTGCCTGTCGAATGATTGACAACCATCTTTCTTGATATTCTTCGTCTTCATGATATTTTTTTGTCAATGTTTCACATTGCTCTCTAGCCTGTTTTAACAAACCTTCTCTGGATTCTGGGTCTTGCCATGCCATCTTTCTGGATTCTGACATTTTCTGTCTTGTCTCATCGGATGGTGATGCAGATATTCGTGTGGTTGGGTCTCCCGCACGAAAATTTGTTAGTGGACCGTCAACTATGCCATCAATTGCGTGTCTTGTCCCTAGTGTACGGATTAGCTGGTCCTCTATGATCAGAGCTTCTTCATGCGTCACATTTTCTATTACTTTAACGATTGCAGGTAAGACTCCTTTATTCAACAGTTTTCGTATCTTATTTGTTTTCATGCTTTCATCTTGTGTGTCCGACATGGCTACTTTAAGATGATGCATATGTCGATATCGACAACCTTTACCAATATAAAACGGTGTCATTTGGTGTGATTTTCCGAGGATACCATGCTCTTTGACATCTGTTGGATCGAAATACACATAAACGAAAAACTTATTTGACATCTCATCTCCTTTAATAATGTTTGCTTATATTTACCCGTTTCCCGGTTATCATCACGATTCCGTGCCTCGCTCTGGGTTCAATGGACAACCGAACTACATCAATCCAGAATGTCGCCCCAAGCATGTCATGGGCATGGTCAATGCTCACATCTGCCCAACACAGTTTGCATTGGGGGATATTGATCTGGAGGTTCCAACTGAGGGAGTCATTTACAAGCAATGGCATCCTGAAGTCAAGATGGCAGTTGATTATGGTTGGATGGATTCCTATTCAGCAGAGTCGGGTAAACTGATTCACTTTGATGATCGGACATTCCATCAGGGAACTACTGCTGTTGCTTCTGGATGGAGGTGGTTCATTCGTCTGAGTTACGATGATGACCGAACCAAGAAAGTCACCAATGAAGTCCGCCATCAAGTTCAGGTTTATCTTGAGCATCCTATGGAGGGATGGTGAATTTCTGTGATATAATAGAACCATCCACAAACAACCCCTACATCATGACAGAAACATTCTTTGAAAATTCTCACGTCAAGTTTGAAGTCTTGCATCCATACAAAACCGTTGAGTTGACGATGACGATGCAGGACTATTATGTGCACTATTGCAGAATCTGGGATTACCAACTCCAGCAATTCACTGATTTTGTCAATGGTAGCTCTGACAAGTTTGAGTTCTATGAATGCATTTATGATGCCACCAACCGTTACATTGATGTAATGTTCACGAGACAGAATGGAAATCTCATGATTGATGTCAAGCAAACAGAAGATTATGCGGAAGATGAATTTTGGACGTTCGTGGTAGAATCTGAACACGTTCCTGCAATCTTCGACAAAATCCAATCGGCATTGAAAGTTTAACCATGATGACAACCATCGCAAATATTATTCTGGTCTCCTCTGTCATCTTTTGTCTTTATCTCATTTTGGGATTTGACCTTGCTAGATCAACAGCAATCCCACCAAAATGGAGAATCTGGTTGAATCCAATCAGAAATTCCAAGACCGACCCTGAATGGGATCGAAAGCTAAATCAATTGTTGAATGAAAACGCACCGATTGAAATCATGGATCAATACCAAGCAATGATTGGCAATCAACAAATCTGGATTGAGAACTTCCCCTACGCAACATTCAGTGGACCCGGGCGATGGGTTAGTTCAATTCCATCAAGGAAAACTACCGTTCGCCTGACTGAGCGATTGATGCAACATGGATGGACACCAAAATGAATACCTACATCATTTCAGATCTACATTTTTCACACTCTAACGCCCTCAAGTTCACACGGGAAGACGGTTCTCCATTACGCCCATTTGCTTCCGTAGATGAAATGGATGAGACCATCATTGCTAACTGGAACTCGGTTGTTGGTCATAACGACAAGGTTCTGGTATTGGGTGACTTGGTGATCAACAAGAAGTATCTGCCAACCGTTGCTCGATTGAATGGAATCAAGTCTCTAGTCATGGGCAACCATGACGAGGAACCCCCATCAGTGTATGAGCAGTGGTTCCGCAAGGTGAAAGCCTACCAGACATTTGATGGATGCATCCTGAGTCATGTCCCGGTTCACCCAAATCAGTTTGGTCGGTTCAAGTACAATTTGCATGGTCACTTACATGATCGTTATGTCAAACTTCCAAACGGCGAACGAGACTATCGTTACTTCAATGTCAGTGTTGACTGTGATGATATGAACTGGTTCCCAAAGCCGTGGGATGAAATCAAAAATTCGTTGAAAGATCGAAATGAACAAGAGTAATGCTGAAATTCTTAACATCAGCCAAGAAGAATGTGCTGAGGTTATTGTGGCGATCTCCAAGATTCGCAGGTTTGGTCTGGATAGTGTTGATCCCAGAACAGACACCGGACAGACGAATCAAGATCATCTGGAGGAAGAAGTTGGAGACCTGATGGCAATGATTCGCCTGATGGAATTATCTGGTCTGATTCGGTTCGATAGGGTCGATACCGCAATGGAAGCCAAACTCAACAAACTGAAGCTCTGGTCATCCATTGACAGGGAATTGCTGGATTATGCGAATAGCTGACCTGCCAAAGATAACTAAACCACGGCGAGTGTTCAGTCGAACAATATGGTATCCCGATATGCCATTCATCCAGACTTCTTTCATAATTGCTTGGCAAATCTCAGAGGTTCTTTCTGAAATCAACGATGGTTTTGAATGACTTACCGCGCATAAAGACTCCACACAAAAGAGTCTGGGGCGACATACTTTTTCTAACCAAAGGGTTTAGGTCTGAGTGGTACCAAGAAACAGGTGGTATGGTTTTGGATGTTGCTGAGGTGCTTGCTGAAATTTGCTATGATGTTGTCTGACCTACCTAAGTTGAATGATACCAAACCGTTGTCATGCTTTCTTCTGATTAGATTTGATCATGGGATTTACACGCATTTGAAGTTTGTTCGACAAGTGACATGGATGGCACGAAACATTGATGCTGCATTTGGATTATGAAGACTACTCACCTACCTAAGATCGACCCTGAGCAGTTTGAGCCACTGAATAAAAGTTGGTGGTCGCATAGATGGAGTGTATCCAACCCCATCATTCGTTTTCCGAGCATACTTGGGTTCTTCCTTGAACTCGCAAGAATGCGACAAACGATCCAAGACTCTATGGCTACAGTTAGAATTCCGTGATACAATAGAACCATCAACACGAGGAACCTTCATCATGGGTGGAAATGCAATCAAATCAGCCAACCGAATCAACAAGCAGCAGTATGATGTTGCCGTGGATAAGTTGGAATCTATCCTGAATGGTAATAGCATCATGAATGCTATCATCCCAGCTTACTTCAACAAGGAAACCTTTGGTGATATTGACGTGGTGATCGTTGAACCATTGACTGTCAATCAAGTCAAGGAGTTGTTCGGCGCAACAGAAATTGTCAAGAATTCCAATGTCATCTCCTTTGGTTTCAACGTCGAGGGTCTACCAACAATTCAAGTTGACTTGATCTACCAGTCAGAACAAACCTTTGAGTTTGCGGTTGCGTATTTCAGCTTCAATGACCTTGGCAATCTCATGGGTCGAATTTTTCACAAGATGGGAATGAAGTTCGGTCATGATGGTCTTTGGCTGCCAATAAGAGATGGTACAAATCAATTCCACGAGGTTCTTCTAACTCAAGACTTTGAGGAAGCACTTACGGTCGTTGGTCTGGATTATGACCGCTGGTGTTATGGCTTTGCTGACCTGACCGACATCTTTGAGTTTGTTCGGTCATCCAAGTTCTTCAATTCTGACATCTATCTGCTTGATAACCGGAATGCAATATCCAGAGTCCGTGACAGCAAGCGCAAGACTTACATGGAGTTCCTGAATTATAATGAGCAGAATCCATTGTCCCGATACACATTTGTAAAGGATAAGAGTTTCTATCTGCCGCTGATTTTCTCCTACTTCCCTGAAGCTGGCATGGAATACTTCACTGCCATGGAGGAACATCGAATGAAGATGGCCGCCAAGTTGATGTTCAACGGCGATCTGGTTCGGGACTGGACTGAACTTGAAGGTAAGTCATTGGGTGAATTTATGCGGGAACTCAAGGCAGCAAATCCCAGACTCTGTGACTACAAGCTGGTCTTGGAGATGAGTGACGAGGAAATCAAGACAATGGTAATGACAACTTTTGGAGAGAAATGATGAACCCATCGAAGGCATTTGAATCGGCCAAGACAAACAAAGAGTATCTGGTGACTGCAGAGAAAGCGACGTGGGCATATCATTGGGATCGAAATGATCATCCGCATGCACATACGTTCCTTACCGGAAAGATTCTTCGGAATGAATTGTTTGATCACGTCACCGGAAAACAAGAACTGTCACCAAAGCGGATGTTTGAGGAACAGTGCACTGTATGTTGGCGCACTCGTTATGAGATTAGAAACGATTCTCTCGCGGGGCATTGTATTCCAATGGAATCTTTGAAACCAATTGAAGAAGTGATTCTTGCAGAGGAAGATAAGTTCCTGTCGCTACTGAACTCCGCTGAGAACAGAATTCCGCAGTTGCTTGCAGAGAAGTTCAATGGAGTTCTTGATGCAGAGGCTCTGTTCTATCTGCAGTCAACTTCTGGGTTCCCGCCTGATGTGGTTGCGCTGCACTATGATGAGCGGGAGATTGAACGATTGATGCCTGAGTTCGACACACTGATGCAGTCCCATAAAGGTAAGTCGGGAAACTTCAGAAAGAAGTGAGACGGCGCTTAGTTGAACCGAGTCACGGTTTGGGCGCCTCGACAACAGTGATGTTTGTCTAAAATTGACTACATTCCAGAATATGTGATATAATTCAACCATCAACTCCACTACAAGGAACTACATCATGAAATCCGTCATCAACATCATTCACCAACAAGATGGCTCCGTCACCTCTGAAATCTGTCAGGTTCCAGATGACTACATCCAATGCTCTGTGTCCGGCACATGGGTTCCAAAATCTGAGATGTGCGATTCCGATGGGAACATGATTCGCACAAATTCACTCTGTGTATCGAGTTTGTCGTATAATGAAAAGACTCACATTCGTAAAGCAACCGATGAATATAAGGCATCACCTAAGTATCATGAACAAACAGAAAAAATTAAGGCAATGCCATCATTACAAAACAGTTCATTTCTAAGTCAAGAATTTCTAAACGGACTGTTTTTATTTATATCAATTTAACAAAACAAATCGGCTATGTTAAATTCAACATAGTTAGGCAAGGAATCATAATCTATCTTTAGTCGTTAAGTAGTTGACGAATTTAAGTTGTATAATACTGTTATGAAAAATACTGACTTGCCCACAATACAAGCCCACCATGGTCATGTATATTGGGATGATTTGTGGGTGGTTATTCGGAAAACCGAACGAGTTTTTGATGGTCAGTTTGGTACCACAATTGGTGCATACGTATATCAACATTTGTTTTTAAACGTCAATAATCAACTATGCGACAGCTAAATATAGTTCGGTGTTCTTTTTCATACCATGAAAACATCTGACTTCCCAAAAATCATCAAGCCGCCAACGACCCAACGACTTCTATCCGATGTGATGCAATGTGTTTTCACTTGTCTTAATGGTAAAATGTTCGTCACGGGACAGATGATCAGAGTTCCAATCATGCGTACATTCGATAGCATCAATAAATGAAACTCAGAGACTTACCGATGGTTCCCAACACGGTGCATGATGGTCTGAATGGTTATCGAGTCAGCACAGATGTTTCTATTGGTGGTGCATGGAGAGGATATTCTTCTGCTACTATGAGTAACGACGGATGTTGTGCTTTCTTAGTTATTGATGAGACATTTGAAATGATTTTTGACGATTATGAAAACTACTGACCTACCATTAAACAATCACATTGATGTGTTGAGCACCGATGATTTGTGGGTGGTTGTTGGAATTGTTAAAGGTGCCGTAGGGCTTGCCACCAAAAGGTTTGCCACCAAAAGGTTTTGGTTAGACCCGGTTTACTTCAAACTGGGATTGCCCGTTAGAAATCAAATTTTTAACTTGGCGTCAAAAGAATGAAGACTACTGACTTACCTTTACAATATCGGATTGATGTACGGATTCGGTGGGGTGTTTTTTTGCGTGTTGAATACGCCGCAGAGGATGTCACCCAAACGTCTATGTTTGAGCCGGTTTACTTAAAACTGATATTGCCTGTTAGAACTCAAATTTTGCAGTTAGCTCCAAAAGAATGAAGACGAGTGAGCTACCTAAAATCAACAAGTCACCACCGATCTATTATCAGATGGTTGGATTCATAGTGACTGTTGTTTCGATGAATGAAACAGGCAAACTTCCAATGATTCTTGTTGGCGTCCATGAAAACGATTGGGTGGTGGCTGTCTTGAGTTGTTAATTTTTCTTTCTGGTGCTATAAGGAACCAAGTTTTCTGGGAGTGGACTGGAGAACCGAGATGGGTTGATTCGGTAGATGATTCCGGTCTTTGTGTCGATATACTTGTTGGCATTATGCGCCCGGATCGTGACATAACGACCTTTAATGACAGCATCCAGAGACTTCAATACGCCAATCAGGAAAACTTCATCGACGGTATCCCATATGTATTCAAAGCGATTAAAATTTCCTTGGAGAATTTCGTTGGTTATCTTAGTCTTCGCTTCTGCGAGCTTAAACCGACGCATCTTTTCCTTGGCGGCTTCAGTTTGCATTGGGTGGGATGATGATTCGTGCGTTGGGTAATCTGTGGTATAATGTCTTTACTTCAAAACAACGAGAGTATTTTGGGTATGACTACGAGAATTTTAGTAAATCTATTGTAGATTTCAACGCTTAAATATTAGGAGTAAATAATGAAAGAAGTCAGTTTTGATGTAATGTGTATTGACTCAGACGGAGTAGGATCATGGGAAGAAGTGATTTTAGACTCTGTACATGATGATCTAATGTTTGGCACTATTCGTCGCATTGGGAAACGGGTAAAATTCTGGGATAGTTCAGATGATTCTGAAGATGACTATACTGGTCTTATAATCTAAATTGTTTGAGGTACTATGAAAACAATCAAATTAATCTGGCATTACGTTCAATACTTACTGCTGCCTGTTGCGTTTATACAGCACTTGATTCCTTCTATGAAACAAGCGTTTAAAAATGTCAGCTAGCTATGTTCTGTATAAGCAAGCAACACCAGAGCAAGCGCAGGCGTTTACAGCAGGTCAGGGCGTGAGGCTTGGTGCTTATGGTGACCCGGCGGCGATACCTAGGGCAGTGTGGGATAACATGCTATTGACTAAGGCATCATTCTGGACCGGTTACACGCATAACCTGAAGGTACAGCCCAGCATGGCGGATCTGTGCATGGTATCGGCAGATAGTCAACAGCAAAGCGCATCAGCCAAAGCACACGGGCGGCGAAGCTTCCGGGTTATACCCTTGACACAATGGCAAGCTAAAGGCAAAGCGTCAGTAGCATCTCACGAAATACTGTGCCCAGCTTCAGCAGAGGCAGGGGTGAGGGTTACGTGCGATAGTTGTAAGCTATGCAACGGGACGAAATCTAAGGGGAAATCTATTGCAATAATTGTGCATGGTCCGGGGGCAAAGTATGCATAATACATTGTTGCATAAATACAACAGTATAAAGCGGTGGTTACTTGCTGCGTTTATTGTAGCAGCATGCATGGCTTATCCGCTGGCTTTGCTGAGTGCATGATGCGGGTGCTGGCGTTTGTATAGCAAGACCGTTTGACCTGACGGTCGCACTAGCGTGAGATGATGCAAGGGTATAAAATAGAACGATCGCGCTATTATTAGCGCTGGGAATATCTCGAATGGCTCTCTGAGGGTAACTTCAGGGGGCCTTTTCGCATGGACAATGTGCATATATCAACGCATAGAAACGCGCTGTGACAAGCGGTAGACCCCAATGCATACCCTAGCATCAACCAATGTTAAACGACGGCCCCTAGGGGCGTTTAAAGCGCTAGAAATGACGTCTGGGTTCTGTGTAGGATTATCATACCCAGTTTTGTTTCGGTAGTTTTCCGCTTTCTTATCAAGAAGCTCTTGGCTCTTTGATGGATGGTCAACATCATAGACGTTGATCATTGCGGCGCGGAATGCATCCGTCCCATATGGCGTTATACTGGTATTGTTGTTCATGTTTAGCCACTCAGATGAAGTGGCGCAATCATTCTCAACTAAGAACTGGGTTTCGTAGTCATGAACATCACCAACTTCGTCTTTGGTTTTGATACTGATGACTCGGAAAGCAGCAAGACCTTCTTCCTCAATGATTTTGTGAACGACCTTGGAACTGGTCTGGTATCCACCCGGTTGCATGAACTCTGATGGGTGACAGCCTTTAGCGTAACGACAACCGGCATATCGTTTGCCAGAAGCAACATGCTGAATGATGTAAAAATAAGGGACGTAAATAGGTTTGCTGGACATGCAGACTCCTTGTTTGTTTTAGAAGATGTTTAGAGGTAGCAGAGACTGCGAATCTCGTGGCTACCAACTTTATTTAGGGTTTCTTGATTTTGATGATAAAAAGTTGCGTTGTGGCCTAAAAGTTGTGATACAATACAGGCATCGGACGTTGATTCGATTCAAACCTAACCATGAAGGACTAACCAAATGTCAAATGAACTCACCCCATCGCAAGCAGCACTCATCCCACAGTACGTTTCGGAATATGTGGCACACGGTTTCTACACCAGTTCCGGTACCCGTGAAGATGATGAACACATCGCTCGTGCAACCGAGCGCGCATACAAGAACGCTATTTCCCGCAAGCGCCACGATTCCATCACTAAGGTTCCGATGGTCGTGGTTGGTTCCATGAAGCAAGTCGTTCACATGATGAAGCAAACCATTCAAGGTGATGCCGACGCAATCAAATCCACGATTCAATCTGCTCGTCACAATGGTCAATTCCAAGCAGCAACTGATGCTCGATTCATGTTTCACTTGGAAGTTCTTGGGGTGGGTGGGGACGCGCTTGAATGGCATTGCGTATCTCCTTTGTACCGCAAGAACGGTGGGGTGTTTTTATTTCCTGAAATTTGTTTCTGCGTTCGTCCACCGATCCGTTTTGATGATGACTCTGACGGCAATCCCGTTCCGATCTGGAATGAAGAATCTGCGCCGACTGTTTATACACCTCAGAATCCAACTGACATCAACGATGTCACGAAATACTCCGTTGAAGACATCGAAGACCTCCCCAACACCGTTGTCATTCAGGGAAAGAGCTTCCTTTAAGCACAAAGTTAACGGGAAGGGGTTTGCTAAACATTGATTGGACTACGTAATACGTTTTGTTAGTCAAAACATCAACATACCCTTCCCTGCCAAGCTTCCCACTCTTGATGCTGATGTATCTCCCTTCCCCATATGTTCGGTTAAGGGATTTCATCACGCCAATAAGGAATACTTCATCTACGGTATCCCACAGATATTCAAATCGACCAAAATCACCTCGTAATATTTCGTTGGTGATTTTGTCTTCTGTGTTTTTATGTCTTGATGTCCGTATGCGATCAATGATGATTGGTGAGTGACTGGCGTTTTCTACGCCATATCTTTCTCTCATCGTATCTTTGGCCTTCTCTCTAACTATCGGACACAGCAGTGCGGTTTCAACGCCACGGCTTTCCATATTGGTTTGCCTACTCTTGGCTTGAATCTCGGGAGACTTCATTTGATGATCGACCCCATATCGATCCATCAATGTTGATGTAGCTTTTGCTCTAACCACGGGACATTGTAGTACACTCCCAAATCCTCGTCGTTCCATGTTGGTCTGTTTGGTCTTTTCCCGGATTTCTTGTGCCTGCTGTGGAAATTCCGTTCCATATCTCTCAGTCATGGTCTGTCGGAATCTATCATGCGATTCTGGATTATGCATTGGATTTTCGACTCCATATCTATCATTCATGGTCTGTCGAACGGTTGCTTTAACTTCTTTGGCTTGCATTGGGTGGTCAACTCCCCATCTCTCTTGGCATGTTTTCTTAGCCATTTCCATGACTTCAGGTAACTGCAACGTGCAATCAACTCCATGACGAGCCTGATTTGTCTGTCTGATGGATTCTATAAATGCTGGATGATGGGAGACGTTTTCGACGTCATATCGGTCTCTTAGGATGTTCTTAAATTCTTCCGAACCAAATGCGGGGCGTTTGTTGTTGTGCATATTGAACCACTCTGATGAAGCAGCACAATTATTCTCAACCAAGAAATTTGTCTCGTAGTCATGGACATTGCCAATTTCATCTATGGTCTTAATTTCGACCACGACAAATGCATCAATGCCTTCTTCCTTGATGATTTTCTTAATCTTCTTGGAACTGGTTTTGTAACCATCTTCGGTCATGAACTCTGATGGATGACAGCCTTTGGCAAAGCGACAACCGGCATACTTCTTTCCAGAAGCAACATGCTGAATGACGTAAAAGTAAGGGACGTGCGGATAAATAGGTTTGCTGGACATGCAGACTCCTTGTTTGTGTTAAGAATGTTTAGAGGTAGTGGGAACGCCAATTCCGCGACTACCAACTTTATTTAGGGGTTCTGGATTTTTGATGATAAACTGTGATACAATACATACATGAACAATCAACACTCAACCAACAATACTGGCGTCATCCCCGGTAAGTCTGAACTCTGATGCAAATAGAAAATCTACCCACGATCCAAGAATGCTATACATCCGTAAGTGTTGGGTTGTGGGTAGTTCTTCGAGAAACAATTTTCAGCATGTCGGACGCCAACACGGTAGACTCTTTGGATGACCCGTTGTATGTTGCGGTTGCTAGTGACGTCGATTGGGTGTTTAATGAAAACTACTGACCTTCCTGTTTTGGCACCAATTGTCTCTGGTGTATTGAAGGCTGATGCGTGGCATCATATCATCTGGGTATCAATGACCTCTACACCATGGGATAATCTTGGGAAGAAGGTGCGCGCTTCTCTGATTAAATTGATGCCGTATGATATCTTCTAATCTTCCACAAATCAAACTGCCACACGCCATGAACTGGTATGTACATCAAATGGATGCCGCAACAAGCGTGATGATGTTGAAATCCATCAAGATTTGGGATGCTGTATACCAACAAGTTGATTGGGCTGTCTCTGACCATTTGTGGAGATTGACCGATGAAAACATCTGACCTGCCACAAATCAGATCATCCTACGGTGAAGTCTTTGGCGTTGGATTATGGGCAGTTCTTAGAAAAGTTGCTTCTGAAACTGACCTGTATATTGCAGCAGAAGAACGACCATGTGTTGTTGATGTAAATGTTGATCGGATTTTGTGGAATATTTACTACTTGTTATGAAAACATCTGAATTATCAAAAAATCCAACTAAAACCAAGTCCTCTGAACTTGTCATGGAGAGTAATCATTGGTAATTCCTTTCCGTGGGGATTGGCTATAATAAAAGGTATTGATGCGGATGACTCGGGGTGGCAAGTTCTGAAACGATTGGTTGGTAAAAATGAAAATCTCTGACATACCGAAAATTGACCATGTGTTGTATAATACATGCGCCGCTTCTTGGTATGCCGGTGATATGGACGGCGCATCATACGAGATGGTAAAAATAATCAAGATTTGAAATTTTGGTTACCAGCAAGTGGATTGGGCTGTCTCCGAGCATCTGTGGTATATTAGAGTTGATTGAATATGAAAACATCTGACCTGCCGAAAATCCAAGTTGAGAGCCAGAGTATTTTGAGCGTGTCGTGGAAAGCAATCATACCATGTCTGCCGTGGTCGAACGATCCGTCAAATATGCGGCCGGACGTTCATTGTCACCTACGTTGGTTGATTAAGCATGAAAACCTCTGACCTACAATACATACAGAACATAGATAATGGTTACTTGGATGACGCACCGTCGGACACTTACTTTGCAGTAGTCGAAGACTCCACATTATTTGGATACCAATCCCCTTACCTATGGGACTTGGTTGACGCAATTGACGATCCATTATTTAAAATCGAAATTCACATCTATGACACCTACCATGATCAATAAACTGACTCCATATTTCACCCCACTAGGAATTGACGTCTCCAAGGTTCCATTCCATGACGGTTTTGCTGGCTCGATTTATGTCGGACAGTTTCCCTATGCAGGTAAGAATCGTCAAGGTGAACTGACATTCCTTGACTATCCAGTAGATGTCTTCTATCAACCGAATCCCAAGGTTGAACTGGGGCATTCCCATTACTTCTCGGTCTATACTCGTCATGGTCATTCCTATGTCAGCGATGCATCCTATGTCACTGACCTAAGGCTTAATGGCGTTGTTGACTCCACTGGCAATATCCTGTATGCTAGGTTCCAGCATGACTTCCGATATACCAATGACGGTAATGCCGGGGTTGATGGTGGTGGATGGATGAAAGATGGTGATGTCTGGAGTATGTGGGGTCGCACCATTGGTGATAAGGATGGAAACTTCCCCAAGATGGTTCTGCTCCGTGTTGTTGATGGAAAGCTGGTGCAGGATGAAACTTAAACAGCTATCGGTCATTGAACCATCAATGTCGTTTGTCAACATCAAAAAAAGAGTTGACTCCATCTCCGGTAGGAGAGGGTTTGATTATGTTTCAAGGTCTTACCTATGGGTTGACATGATCAACGCGGATTTTGGTAGAGAACTTTTTACGGCGGTTCATTCGGCATTCAGTGGGTGCGTCCGTGGAATTGAGTGAACTGCCGAAGTCTCATCAGTTAGCGGCGAGATTTGATGTAATTAGTCGCCCACTCGCTGGCGGCATTTTAAGCGCGATCATGGAGAATGAGCATAATGTATGGCGATGGGTGCGTTATCCGGTGCAGCAAGTTCTTGAACGGGTAAATGATGAAATCTTCTGACCTACCGAAAATACCAATCCCAAGAACCGGGTGGAATGTCTGTTTTGATGCGCATGTTTCGATGAATGACGCATTGGATGAATCATCTGGGATTGAGGTGCAGTCCGAAGTGATTAACAAAATCGCGTTTCCGGTCTTGGGTATCATGCGCCGGATTTGTGCCAGTACACCGAGTTCTTGAACGAGTGAATGATGAAATCTTCTGACCTGCCAACCATTGCTGTCCCTATCACGAACTTCCATGTTGTTCATGATGTATCAATCCTGTTTGGTGATTTTCTTGGTTTCGCCGAGTACGAAACATTTGATAAAATCAGAACGCCTGTGATGAATTCTTTGATTCCAACACTTTTTTCCATGGAACTCGAATTTTTAAGTTATAAAATATAACCATGAACCAACCCTACATTCAAAATGTTTCACGTCAGGCTCTTGCAACCGGTCAGCACCTCAGACCCAGTGACAATACAATTCTGATTCAGATTGCCGACTGTATTCAGGGATGCCCTACTCCAACACCCAACAATACCTTCGTTGAAATCCATCAGTTCAACTTCATGGACTCTGAGGAAGATGACCCAATGTTCCCACCAGAGGCAAAGATCACCACAGAACAAGCCAAGGAAATTGTTGGCATCCTTCGGAATGCATTGGCTAAAAATCAGAACGTGATTGTCCATTGCAATGCCGGTCTTTGTCGGTCAGGTGCTGTTGCTGAGGTTGGTGTCATGATGGGATTCACGGATACCTTTGCCACTAGGATTCCAAACCTGATGGTCAAGAAGTATCTGATGCGAGAACTTGGCTGGCTTTATGAAGATCGATGACTTACCAAAGATTCACTTGAGTGAATGCAAAGACCTTGCACATTTGATTCGACTCCCACATGGAACATCTTCAATTGTGATGACTGTCAGCATGCGATGGTCGTTTAAAATCAATCATGCTCTTGGGTTTCGGTTGTGAAAACCTATGAACTACCAAAAATCAATGCAAAAGACTGGAGCGTCGTAGAATTCTCCGTTACCTTTCTTGGAGGTCATGTTGGAGTTTCTGACTCTGGAGCGAAGCTAAAGACTTACAAAATCACCAATGAAGTTCACCAAAATTTCGGCGAAATTGTTAGAAACCTGTGGATTCTGTGATACAATTCAGTCATGTTATCAAATTACCAAGTCCAATACAAAGTCGTTGCCAAGCCATGCTATGTTGGAGACCAACACCAACGCTTCTCCATCAAGGAAATGATTGTGCATACCAGCAGCAAAGATGCTGCCATGTCATACTTTCTTGACAAGAAAATCCAGCACATTGAAGCATCCGTCAGAAAAATCTGATACAATCCCCGATGACAAGAAACTGGCTGCGCTCTTGTCATCCATCAACCAGCGCCAAAATTAACCCCTTTAAGGAACTTTTAGATCATGGCATACGCAATTCTGACCAACGGCATCGAAACCAAAAAAGCCCCCATTGGTTTCTCTTGGACATCCTTCTTCTTTGGTGCATTCCCGGCATTGTTCCGTCAGGACTGGAAGTGGGGCATCTGGATGTTCATTGGATGCTTCCTGACATATGGTATTGCTGCCTTTGTTGGCGCATTCTTCTACAACAAGGTCTATATCAAGGCTCTGCTCCACAAGGGTTGGAAAGTCAAGGCTCTGGCTGGCTCCACGGTGGATGAATTCCGCGCGTATACTGAGTTCTTGGAAGTCCCAACCACGGATGACTTTACCGTGGTTCCTGCCTGATTCATTGGAGAATAATCATGGAGTGGGTAGACCTTTCTGAAAAACACAATCTACCGAACTGCATCGGTGCTGGGATTCCTGCTCAATGGGAACCTGTGGTATCGGATGCAATCCTGAAGATTCAGGAACTGATTGATCAAGGGCGAGATATTCACATTCGCCAGATCAAGGAGAAGTTCGGTAGCCTGCGACTATATGTTGCCGGTACGGACTGGCATCTGTGTGAATCCATCATTGCTGAAGCAGAAACCAAGTGTAATGGCATCTGTGTTGAATGTGGAAGCACAGATGATGTCAAGCGAGGAACCAAGAAAGATTCCGGGTGGCTTCAGACTCTTTGCAAAGAACATCGTGATTCGGAAGATGGACAACCATGATAAAATTCATCCTGCTTGGAATCCTAATCCTGCTCTTAACCGGAGTGGTTCTTGACAAAGACGTGCGGCAAGAATTTAAATCTTTTAAGTTTTGGTCTATTGCACGTTTCTTTCTTGTGTTATCATTCTTTGTCTTCTTGCTTTTTGTAATCGTTATAATCTTTTAAAGGAAAATTCATGAACAAACTTTTGAAACTCATCATGGTTGTCGGTGTCATTGTCTCTACGGCTGCATGCACACGCATCGAAACAGGCGAAATTGGCGTAAGGGTCGATGCCAGCAAACAAGTCCAACAGGGAGAGCTTCAACCAGGAAGTTGGAACCAGACATTGGTTGGTGATGTCCTGACATTCCCTGTCAAGGATATTTCAATGAGTATGGAGAATAAGACTCCAATGACATCTGAGAATACCGCCTTGGCTGACTTTGACATCACTGTGGTCTATGGCATCAATCCCAACTCGGTGGCTGAACTATACTCCACCAAGTCCAAGTCATTCCATGCGTATGACGATAAGAGTAAAGATACATTCCTGATGTACAACTACATGGTCACGTTGGTCAACAATGCATCCTACAAGGTCGTCCGTGGCTACACAAACTTGTCTGCTGCCGATAACCGTCAGGAATTGGAGCAGAAGATTCGCGACTTGGTGACTGAACAACTCAAATCCGAGAAGTTGGATACTGCCATCAACATCAGCGTTGTTCAGATTCGCAACATCCTCCCAAATGCAGCCATCTTGGAATCTGCAACTGCGCTTGTTCGGAGCCAGAATGAACTCAAGGTCAAGGAGAATGAAGTAAAGATCGCGGCGGCTGAAAGTCAACGAATGAAGGCTCTGTCAGAAAATTCCGGTCAGTCGATTGCATACCTGAATGCTCAATCACTGGCTGCCATTGCAGATGGTGTCAAAAATGGCAAAGTGCAGTCCGTGGTAATCCCCTATGACTTCAAGGGCATTGTGAACGTAGGCAAATAAACTCCGATACAATCAACTTCTCAGCAAACCCTCAAAGGAAACTAAAATGACAATCCAACAAAAAGTAACTGACTTTCTGAAATCAGACGAAAACGAAATTCCACAAGAATTCTTCAATGAATGGTTCGAACAAGAAACCAAAGACGCCCTGTTGTATACCAAGCTGGAATGCTCATCCGTCGATGGTTATGGTGGTGAGGGTCAGGGTGAAGAATACTGGCATGTCTACCAGTTCATTGACAACGAGACCAAAGAATCGTGCTTGGTGAAGTTCGATGGCAGTTACTACTCTTACGATGGTTCAACTTTTGATCGCTGGTTCTTTGTAGAACCAAAGGAAGTTGTAGTTACTCGATTCTTTGAGATCAAGTGATTGACTTATTTGGTGCGATCATTGGGTTACTGATGATCGCCTTCGTTATTCTTATCGCGGCATCTTACTTCACCAACCGTTACATAACACTCCAGAAAATCGTCGGTTGGTCAATGTTACTGCTAACGGTTCTTGGTGCAATCTTTCTAAAATGATCATGAACATCCTAATCGGCTCCAGAGCCATGAACTATTGGACTGGCGAACCATCCAAGGATTCTGCAGATTGGGATGTCATTTCGGTCGATCCAATTGATGGAACCGAACACCATCCGGTTGACTTCCTGAATAACCACAGGTTCGTCGATTACGCATCTGAGCATACGGTTGCATTCAATGGTAATATCCTGCACGTATGCAATCCAGTGGGTCTGGCGATTATCAAACGCTCCCATCTGCACCGAGGCCTGAGTTTCGCCAAGCACATCACCCACTACCACAGGAAGCTGATGCCGCTTGTTGGTAAGTTCAGTCCAGAGGATATGCCGATATTGGGTGAGCGAACTCAGTTGACCAAGGAACAGTTCCCATTCAACCACCCAAAGTTGGATGTGACGGTTTCCGAGTTCTTCGACGACTTCGTGATCAAGAAATATGACCATGATGCAATCCATCGGGTTGTAGCATTCAATGATGCTCCAATGTACACCAAGATGCAACCCAACCCAGAGATGGCATGGTGTGCCAAGGATATGTGGGATGAGTTCAGCGACATGGAGAAACGCCAGTGTGTGGCAGAGGAAGCTCTGGTTATTTCAATTGAGCGATTCTTGGTTCCGAGCAATTGGAAGAAGTCTTATCGACTGTCATACATGAAGTCCTTGGAGAAGGTCTGCACGACACTCTGCTCTGGGTGGTTCCGTGATTATGCGATTGACAACTACCCAGCAATCGCTGACTTGTTCGATTCTGCGGATTTTGGTGAATTTAAAGAAAAGATTTTGACTACAGTTCTGGAACTGTGATATAATAAGAACCATCAACTCCACTACAAGGAACTACATCATGACCAACCGTAACTATGAATTTGTAACAGACGACACCATCGTTATTAATGGGGTGACATTGACTCGTATTCGGGCGATTAAATATATACCCCACCATAGGGCAACAGATGGTGAGCTTGGTGGCTATATCGAAAAATATGAAAATTTAACAGAAAACTCATGGGTTTCTGGTAATGCCCGTGTTTCTGGTAATGCATGTGTCTATGGCGATGCCCGTGTTTCTGGTAATGATAATGTCAAATCGACATCAGATTACATCACCATCGGTCCAGCAAAATCTTCTGGTCGGTACATAACCGCATTTGTTGATTATAAAATCGGAGTTAAGATTGTGACGGGTGATTTTACTGGTTCTATTAATGAATTCAAGTCAGCTATTGAATCCACACACCAAAACAATGAGCAGAATTTGAAACAATATCGCGCATTTGTTTTCTTAATTGAAGCCTCATTCTGATTTTCTGTGATATAATAAGAACCATCAACTCCACTACAAGGAACTACATCATGAAACCGCTCGAACTCCATAGCCAAAATCTGCAGTCCATTACCTCTGCAATTCAAACTGCTGGTGGTTCGGTAAATGCCCTCCTGACAAAGGATGTTCTGAGCTTCCTCGAAACGCTAGCGCAAAATGGAGTCAGTCTGACTGCAGAATTTCAATCCCAGTCTGGTATGAAGGTGGTTGATGGTTGGGTCATCAATACAAAGACGACTTATGGGCACCCAACCACGCTTTCTGAGGAAGATGTAATCGACGTGATTCTTTCCAATGGGCTTACCCACACCTCAAGCCCAGCAGCATGGGACCAGTCGTGGGACATCAATAACGATTTCCGACACATCGTCAAGTATCGCAAGGTGAAATGACTATTCTGTGATACAATATCCCCATTCCAACAAAGGAACCTAAATCATGAAAATCTCCACCAATCTGGCTGAAATCAAAGAACTCTTTGCCCATCACTTGGGCATCAATGTCTCCGAACTGGAACTGACAATCGAAGATGCCCAAGTGGAATCAAATGATGGTTGGATAGTCAACACGCAAACTGATTGGGGGCACCCAGCCACGCTTTCTGAGGAAGATTTAATCGAAGTGATTCTTTCCGATGGACTCACCGATATTGGAACTGCAGATGCATGGGATAAGTCGTGGGACATCAATAACGATTACAGCCACATCGTCAAGTACCGCAAGGTGAATAAATGATCACAATTACGCTGACCAATGAACAGGCAAAACAAATTGCCCTGTCCTGTGAGATTGTCGCTCGTCTTGGTATTGGTCAGTTCAGGTATGCCTTGGAACTATTGCCAACCAAGGAAGTATATCCACCCGGATGGCATGATGACATGGACAAGATTGGTTCAATCCTCAAGCAGCACAACATTGATAATGTGGATGGCTGGAACTCCAGTCTTGGTATTCATTCCGAAAAGCTGCGACCAATGACCAAGATCAACTGGGAAATCTACCAGACTCTGCGTCACAAATTGGCATGGGATTTAGCCAAGGAACATGGCATGACCGACGGGACAACCCGGGATTGGTCAACAATGAACTCAGTTGACTTTGATGAACCAACAAAGCTGACCGATGAAGGTCTGCCGGTAATCTTGAATCCTCATGACATTGTTGCAGGCGCAATCTTTGACCTGATGGGTAAGATGACCTCATTGGGGACTCCGGTTACGTTTGGTGCTTCCCATGGAACTGCGCCCGCCGTTGAAATCATCCGAGATTTTGCCAAGAAACGTGGGCTGGACATCAGTGACCCAGATGTTGAACATTGGCAGGACAAGATTCATGATTGACGAAATCAAGAGACTTGAGGGCATTGTTTTCGATAACGAGAACTCTTTTCTGCAAAACTTCAGTCCTGTTGGGTCAACATCTGATTTGCTTGGGATCTGGTTCGGTTCATCGTCCGTGAAAATCCACTACGTCGATCTGGATTCTGGGCAACACTATGCAGATGAGATTGAAAATGAAAAATTTTCTGCATGGATGAAATCAAGGATTGACTACAGTTCCTATTCTGTGATACAATAGAACCATCGAAACAAACCAAGGAAACCTAGATCATGACACAATTCAAGTTTTACGTGCACTTCATTGACAAACATGGCGTTGAAGATGTTGCTGATGTATGGTCAACTGAGACGGAAGAATTGAATATTGCAGCGGATTTTTACTCTGAATATGGTGACGATTTGAACATCACACAAATCGAGCCAACCGGCGTAATTTCTCAATTTTAATCAAGGAGCCTACATCATGAAACTAACAATCACCAAAACCGAAGTTGACGCACTGATTCGTAGCTCATACGATCTTCCACATGACGCTGAAGTTGAGATCGTCAACACTGAAGCCAATCATCATGATTGGATCATCAATACACAGACCGACTACGAGTGCCCTTTAGATGTTGATCCCGATGAATTGGTAGATATTGTCTATTCCAACGGCGTTGTTCGTATTGGGCTGAATGCGATATCATTGTTCCAAGCTTCTTGGAGCGTGAAGAGTAAGATTCACATCGTCAAGTATCGTAAGCATCGCGGTTAAATCAAAAAATTCAGGGCCTTGTCCACGAAATGGTCTTCTAAGCCATTGGCGTTAACTATCGTGACGGAGCCAAGAGGTTCGATTCCTCCAAGGCCCCCAATAAAATTCCTGAATAGCATAACGGTAGTGCCGAGAACTCATAATTCTTAAAGTGCTGGTTCGAACCCAGCTTCAGGAACCAATCAAAAAGCGAAAGTAAACATGCCAGCAATTGTCAGAAAAGGTGACAAGGATACGGATGACGACGCCATGGTCACCGGCTCTCCAAATGTCTTTGTTAACGGTATCGCTGCAACCAGACATGGCGACAAGGATACGGATGACGACCAGACCATCACCAAAAAACCATGGAATGTGTTCATCAATGGAATTCCAGTATCCAAGGTTGGAGACAAGGATACGGACGATGACACGAAAATGCAGGGATCACCCAATGTTTTTGTCAATGATTGACCTCTCATGGTATAATTCACGCCATGTCAAAAATCATCACCATCACGATTGATCAGAAACAGGTTCACTTCCAAGATGATTCCGTCAAGGGTGCTGTTCTATTGGCATCTGAGTTCTTGGTTGCTAACTATGGAACAACCAGCCTGACCATTGACATCATTCGTCGTTGGAAGAAAAATCAGTTCTTCTTCCGCACCAACTTCATTTCCTCCGAGTTGACCATCAATTAAAGGCTCAGGAAGGCCATTTAAGGCCCCTCTGAGGCTCTGTAAACAAAAATGGCTACCGAGGTAGCCATAATCGTTTCTGTAGGCTTGTAGAGCCTTTTAGAGCATCTTCTCCAACTCACCAATTCGATGGTTGGCTTCCCTCAATTCTTCCATCAGTTTCAGGTTCTGCTCATGCATGGCTGATAACTGAGTCCTGGTCTTGGTCAACTCATCAGACAACATGACGATCTGACTCATCAGCGTCTCAATCTGCTTGACTTGAAACGAACCAGCGGAAGTCTTTTCTTCCACATTGACGTTCCTCATCTTCAGCCATGTCGCCAAGAGGATTGCCAATACGCTGGATACCCCACTGACTATGGTTGGGGCGTTATTGATTATCTGGTCAAGCGATAGCGTCATTTCCATGTTGTTCTTCTTTTTCTGTTACAAGCAGCAGGTTGATTACAAAGGCATACATGCAAGATACCCCCAAGACAATAGATACAGCATCGAAAAAATGTCCCTGAGTTCCCATCAATTGATGAGCACCCGACCAGATCCAATAAGAGCCAGACAACCATGCCATGATGGCTCTGGCCCTCTCACCATCACTCTGGCTGACTGCGCCAATCTGCGCTGCCCCGAATACACCACTAATGATTCCCCAAAAGTGCCATCCATGTTCTGATAGCATTGTTGCCGGTAGGTATCGTTCCCCTGTCAGAAATATCAGCAGGGATATAATCATCAGGCTGGCCCCACTGATTATCTCAGTTGTGCGGGTATCACTTGGAAGTAAATTTTTGTTGATCATGGTTGAAAAGTCTCGGGCCGGGGAAAATAATCAGAATCACCATCGTCAACGTCTGGAAAAGTGTCCAGATATAGCCAAGGAAGGTGAAATCTTCGATAAACGATTCCGAATACCATGCAGGCTGTGCTACAATCAGCAATCCAGCAGCAATAACGGAAAGAACCAGTCTTAACTTATCGTTTTGTCGTCGTGCAACCTTAAAAGCCTTCATCGAGACAAAGACCGAGATCAACGCCAAGGATATTGGCAAAAATTCAAAGTAAGTCATCTTTCCGTTTCTTCTTCTTGTTCAGCAACTCACAAACCAACTCTACTACTTATGCTACTTGCATCCCTATTCCTTGCCTTGGGAATCATCTATACCATGTCCGGTCTCTATGCCGCCTACGTAATAACCCGTATGTTGACCAATGGTGGTTACAGCATCAGCCGTAACCGTGGCATGTATGCAATCGCTTGTTTCCCAATCGTAAATACTCTGCTGGCCGCCCTGCACATGGCAGGGATGCTTCCCCTTGACAAATCCAACTGACCTTTTGCATGGAACCCGAACATGATCAATGAAAAAACAATCACCCTGTATGAAATTTTCCAGAAAGCAGCAGAATCTAACGATCCGCTTTCTGTCCTGAAAGCGCATTCTGCCAAAGATGTTCGGATTATGCAGGTATTGGCCTATGCCATGAATCCCAAATGGAAAATGAACCTGCCGGATGGGACTCCACCATACATCCCAACCGAAATGCCTCTGGGATTGGCTGAAGTTGAAATTCTGAACTTGGGGTCAAAGATTTATGTCTTGTATGACCCAAAGATGCCCCAGATCAAGAAAGAGGTCATGCTGATTCAATGGATGGAGAAGATGGCTCCGCAGGAAGCAGAGATGATGATTCACATCAAGGATAAGACTCTACATACCATCTATCCAGATAAACTCACCGAGGCTGTCTTGGTGGCCTTTATGGGGTGGCCTATGGAAGACTACCTGAAGCTGAAGCAAGCAGCCTGAATCGGATAGAAACAACCGCCTTAAATGGCGGTTTCTTTTTTCCGGCTACCGTAAATAGTTACCATGTAAATGGAGAAAATACCATGGTAACCAAAAGAAGTAAAAAAGTCAATTCCTACATAATCCAGAGATTGCAGGAGCCATCAACCATTCGTGGTCTGATCTTGGTCGCTACTGTTGCTGGTGCCAAACTTAGTCCCGATATGCAGTCGGCCATCTTGGAGATGGGTCTACTGCTAAGTGGACTGTTTGCCGTTGCAACACCAGATAAATACAAAGGTCAACTACCTAACAGCTAACGACTATTAGGCTTGCCCGTTCCTCATTCAAACTAAGGCTCTTATGTCCTTAGACCTCTCGGTTTTAATCGAATGTTTCTTCAAGGCCATCGGGGGCATTACCCCCGCTTCCGCTATTGCATCGGAATGTTTTTTTGTTTGGTGTTGAACTTGGTTTTCGTTCAACTTACTATTTAACCCTTTCACAATTCATCCTAACAGCTAAAGACTGTTAGGTCTCCTTGCCTAAACATATATGAACCATAATCCGTTTTATCATGGAATCGTCAGAAAGCTGATTGTTGCAGTGGGGTCTATCTTCACCGGGATCAAGATTGAGCGCCGGAACTCACTGGGTGCTGTTGAGCAGACGATTGATGTCCCTGTATCATACGGTAACCGCGAGAAGTGGCTCCAGAGGCTTCAAGAGGAACCGGAACTGGATAAACGTGTCTTGGTATCCCTCCCAAGAATCGGGTTTGAGATGACCGGCCTGTCGTATGATCCGGCTCGGAAACTGAACAAGCTGACCCAACTAAGGACATGCGGAGAGACGACCCCCGGAAACATTTCTACGGCATTCTCCCCTGTACCATACAACATTGACTTCACGGTTTATGTGATGACCAAGACTCAAGAGGATGGTCTGCAGATTGTTGAACAGATTCTGCCATACTTCTCACCCCAGTATGTCATTTCAGTTAATCTGATTCCTGAGATGGGGGTTGTTCAGGATGTTCCATTTACGCTGAATGGTGTTGTGGTGGATGATTCCTACGAAGGCCCAATGGAAAACCGCCGGGAGATCATCTATACTCTGAACTTCACGGCCAAGACCGAATTCTTGGGGCCGATCAATACCGGCAGCAATGGTGTGATTATGCACACCCGAGTCAAGATTGATCCGATGTATGGTGAGATTGCTCGTCAGGTAAATACCGATGCGACCGGAACGCCTGAGAATCATGTCATCGTGGATGACTTCTTTGACATTGCCAGACCGATAGTGAATCCACCTCCGGTCTTCTGAAACTAATAATGGACTCCAAGGAGTCCATTATTTTTTAGGAAAACAGTCCGTCTGGTTCCCGCCTCAAGATTTCATCCGAGTAGGTCACATTGGTTCCGATCCCGTATCGTCCCAATAGAACATCCTCAATCTCCAGCAGAGTGATGCTACGAACTCCGGCAGTCATGGATGCCAGTCTCCTGATTCCCGGATAGTTGGCAATCAGAGCATCCTTGGTATCCTGCGTTGCTCTGGTCATTATGGTTGATGATGGGGTAAATGCATCAACTAGTTTCCCAGCAGATGCCCCTACCCTCCGAATGAACATGGGAACATCTCCGCGATCAAACAGGGTCAGGTTCTTTGGCAGAGTTGGTCTGGTTCCGGGAACCCAAACCTGAGCCACGCATGGGACATCGTAGGGAATTCCATTAAAATTGAATGAATTTTGATTCAATTCATACTGATGCTTCAGAAAATATCCCGGAGCCAGAGTCTCCCAAAACCGAGGCTTCATGAATGTCTTGGGGTGGATCATACAGATGCCAACTGGATTCTGCCGGACGCAATGATCAAAGAATCTGACTGCCAGTGATGAATTCTTACCAAATGGCGGGTTCCCCACAAACAGTGTCCCTTTGGGAAATGATTTGTAAAGGAAGTCTGCCTGAGTTACTGATGGATGTTCAGGAGCAACATCCAAGAATTCTGCTGAATTCCATCGCCGTTGAATAGGCGTAACAAATGCGCCGCCGCCAGCAGATGGCTCAACCACACGAACATCTTTTTCAGGGAAGAATTCTGAGATTTTCTGACAGAATTCTTCAGCAACATCCAAGTTGCTATAGAACTTATCAAGGCTTCTTGCGGTAGGCTGCAAGGTTGACTTTCTTGTTTTCCATGATGGACTTGACCGTTCCAGAATCCAGAACAGTAGCCAGAAACTTGTTCTTGGAAACATGGTTCAGGAACACAAACATGTCCACGGTAAACATGGTCTGACCTGTCTTGGCGCGACCAAATCCCAACTCGTAGGATTTTGCCAAGTCAAATGTCTTGGTGGAGGAATAGACAAAGCCGTACTTGACCTCGTTGCTGTTCTTCAGATGGTCGGGGTGACTTCCCGACTGGGTATAAACCGGAATCAGCTTCAGGTACTTGGCAATCAGATGGGGTGCCATCAGGCCCAGAATCTGGCCTTTCCTGACGCCAGCATAGTAGAAAATCCCAGTGGAATCTTCCGCATCCAGTTCAAACTCGATTTCGTTACTCAGCATGCAATGCTCCTTTGTTTAGGTTATGATACTGTATCAGAATTCTTCAATCTTGTCAAGAGCCATATCGCAACGATTCTTGACCAGATACTGATAAAGAGCCATGCGACTTCCCTGAATCGGTTGGTTATACATCTCAACCACCTCACGCCGAATCTTGGGAGGAATGGCATCAAAGGAAATCAGGCGCATATTCAGCAGCATACGCTTCTTGATCTGCTCATCGTCTGTTGCATCCAGCATATTCTTGGATTCGAGAAATGGTTTCATCTTGGCTTCGGTAGCGGGTTTCTGGCGGGTCTTGGTGACAAAGGAATCTTCGGGACTGAATACATTGGGAACCGAATCGCCAGCATCCCCACAGAGAATCATCCTCCGCAGAAATTCCTTGGCAGTTCCCTCCCTCTGGATATACTGATTGGTGTATGGACTGAACATTCTGACATGATTATACTTCAGAAGTTGCTGAATGTCCTTGTCCTTGTTGACCAGCAGCACCGGTTCATATCCTTCCTCCAAACCATCCATGATGGGGGTCTTGTTGACGACATCCTCAACCAAGATGGCAATGACATCATCAGCTTCTGCCTTGTCATGGCGAATGAACCTGTAGGGCATCACAGCACTCAATTCATCAATCAGGGTCTCCACACATGGCTTGATCAGTTCCCATGGCATGTCGTCCTTTTTACGGGCTTCCTTGCGGGATGATTTGTAGTGAGGGAATATGTCATATCGCCAGTAGTGGTTTCCATCACAGGCAACCACCATATTTCCGGATTGTTCCCGGAACTTCTTTTTGTATGATCTGAGCATCGAAAGAACACCGTTTCGGATGATATGCATGATTTCATCCTCAGAGCCTTTCTTGATGTCATCTTTCATTGCATAGACAACAGCATAAGCCAGTTGTGATAGGTCGGCAATCAGCATAAAGGAATGACCCTTTCTTTTTAGGAATAAGAAAGGGGCCAATTAAGCCCCTTTCGATGGTGTGGATAAATTCTTATCCCAGTGCAGGATTACTGCTGGGAGGAATCGGAAGGCACCAGCAGAGTCTGCACCAGAGTTTCAAACTCGGAGTCTGCTCCCAGTTCATCTGTGTAGTTCTGCTTGTGGTAGGTTTTGGCAAACCGATTCAGCAACTTCTTGGGGATGCTGAACTTGTCAGTCAACTCGGAAATTGCCTCCTTGATGTATTCCTTTTCGCCTTCCATGCGGGTCATGGATGCGGAAATTTCAACCATGGCATCCATGATGATCTTGCGATCAGCAGGGGAGGAAGGCATGATAAAGGTCTGAACGACGGTCATGGTAAATTCACTTTCTTTAGTGGTGGTTGGTTTAAAAATCTTCAGGTTCGTCAAAGAACGCATCGCATGTCATCAGGGCAGATTCCAGTGTTGCGTTAAACAGTTCTTCTTTAAAGTCATTGTCCTCAAGGAGCGCATTGACGCAACCGTATTCGCTGGCAATGACTTCTTCATTGGCATCAACCAAGTCCCATTCCAGAAGTTCCAGATTTCCATCCGCAAAACGGTAGGAAACGGCAACCTGATGCCCAAAAACTTCAACTGTGGCGTAGTCGGTATCATTCATGGAAATGGCAACCTTACAGGACAAACATGGATGGAACTGAATTGGTTGGGAAAAACTTGGCTGAGTATGCACGGATTCCATTGGCCGTGATTCGATTTGGAGAATTCATCAAGACCATCTTCTGTTTCGGAACCTGAAAAATCTGGCGGTTGTTGGTGTTGAATGCAATGACATCTGTGCAGTCCTCATAGAACTGGCGACATTGCATTTCTGAGTGACTTTCGGAGATGCAAAATGCATAGCGATTACCCATGCCATCATCGCAGACATTTCGATTGTCAACTCGGGTCAGAGTCGGATTCTTTTCCAAGAAGGCCCGAAACAGTTTGCGAGACAAGTTGTTGGAAGTCATAATTTAAACTCCATGTTTAAGAGTGTAGTGTTTCACAAATTCGCCCTTGGGGAACCAAGAAGCGCCGCCGTTGATTGAACTGCTGGCCGCAGATTTCCAATCAACTGCCAGTATTCTATCATACAACTCAGCCTCTGGGATATTGGCTTTCAAAAAATATCCACGATTGGTTGGTTGAACATCACCGGGACGTATGATTTTTGTTGGTGCTGCACCAAAGACAAACCAATCCGACGAAGCCCTATCAACAAAGGAAAAATCTGAGCATATCCATGTCTGTTCTGGCTCTCTGAGATTTGGTCTGTTGGAGCCCTTCTCCCATACCTGAAATAGACATGGGACATGATAGTCACTTCCATTCAGGGTGAATGAATTTTCCGGCAGATGCATAGAACCAATAAGAGACCAGTCGGTAGGAAATACATTCTGCATGGTGAATTTTCGATAAACCATTGGCAGGATGAATGCGATGTATTTGGCACCAATGACATCCATTGAATGCTGAATGAAGGCATTGGTCAGGACATTCCTGTTGCCGAACGGTGGGTTCCCTATCATGCAGATTGGACCCGAACTCTGAATCTGACTCAACTCCAAGAAATTTGCCTTGGTTATACCAGATGCTTCGGGAGCAATATCAAATGCCATACAATCGATCTGACTGGAGAAAGAACCAGATCCAGCAGATGGCTCAACAAACAGAACAGGATCTGTGATCAGAGACCTGACAAATTGAATACATGCCAGAGATACTTCTGGTTTGGTATAGAACTTGTCGGTTGCTGATTTGTTTTTAATCTTTTGTTTTGGCATTCAGAAATAAGGCGTTCCATCATCACCAAAATCTTGATGATTCACCACGGGGACAACCGTGGTTTCGGTTCCGATCCAATGAACCAAGTCAAGACAGTAGGTGGTGTTGGTCTCGGAATGACGCACCAAGGAGAACTCAACAATTGCTGGGTTGTCCCTGATGTAATCACATACCAATTTCAGGTCGGCGCAATTGAGTTTGATCTGCATTTTTACTGGTTCCAAGTATCTTCTTCGATACCCTCAACGGGCACGATAAAGCATTCAATCAGACCAATGATGTAGGCAATTCCACCAATCATCAGCCACATATAGCTGTCGGTTGTCTCGGCCACAATACACATCAGCAGAGAGAACATCAACAGAAAGGCGCCAATGAATTGTATCATGGAATCAGACGCCGTTCTTTTTGGGACAAGGGAACCGATTGTTCAGGGCAGTCAGGACAAATCTGTCGGCAGATTGACTCAGCTTGCTGGGAGCGGCATGCATTGTAGCCAAGGTCAAGTCCATAACCTGCTTGACGGTTGTTTTGCTGGGGGCGCAGTGGGAAGACCCAATTGCAGCATCAAACACACCAGCAACGTAACCGGCACCCAAGGCTTCATCGGAGATCAGCCACCCTTGCAGCTTATGACCATCAACAAATTCAGCAGATGCAGAGAATGATGACGCAACGAGAGTCAAGGAAAGGAAAAGTTTTTTCATGGTAGTGGTTCTTTCAGAGGTTTTGAAGTTTAGCAAATGCTTCTTGGAAATAGTCATAGTTCCCATAAATCCATACAAATGGGGGCTCTGTTGTCTGGTGAGTAAGATTGTTATCCAATTCACCGATCCAGTAGAAACCATCCGGTGATTTCAGAATTGCATATCCCAGTTGTTCAAACATGACTTCTGACACCGTTTGTTTATCTTCGCAGCAAGCGCCAACATGCTCAGACGTTTCTTCCAGTTGATAAGACTTGACATGGTAGTCAAGGTTTCCCTTGATAGTCAGCAATCCGCGCAGGTATCCCTCATTCTCCAAAGAATTGTGAGTCAGTCCCTGTTGAGCATAGTCAGCTTGAATTTCCTTGGCGTCGGCAATCAGCCGGTCCAAGTCAAACTTGATCGCCTCACAGACGTTGCGATAGTCATCGTTGACTTTGATTGTTCCTGTGCGTTGGTAGTCAACGCCATTGATCGTGATTGTGTCTTGCATTTATTTTGCCTCAATTGAAAAATGGTTTTTGTGTTGAACGATTTTCTGACCTTGCTTCTCGATCATCTTTACGACCACTTGAGGAATCGCATAGATACACCACCGGACATGACCGGGAATGTTCTGAACAACTGGCAGCTTCTTGCTTGGCTTGCCGGATGCAGTCAACTGTTGAGTGATGATCCGTTTGGCTCGATGCTTCTCCTTGGTGTAAAAGAGATTAGTATTGTTCTTATAGCTATTAATTGACGCATCAGCAACCGCCATACGAAAATTATGATCGGTCATTGGGCGATTCACGAAGTCAAAACCATCGCTGGATTTCACTAAGAATTGGCGGAGGTCAAGTTTGATAGAAGCCATGATGTAGTAGAACCTTTCGTTGGGTTGGTGACTGAATTGTAACTCAGTTTTCTTCCCTGTGCAAGTTCTTCTGTTCTTTTTTCTTGTTTTTGTGCTTACCCGCCCCAGTTTTCTTGACAACCAGAGGAACCAAGAAGTTTCTATGGGGCAGTTTCCTTAGTTTCTTTTGCTTCATCGGTGACCTCCAACATAAGACATCCAGTCGAAATAATGGATGATTCCCACCGATGCAAACTCGGAGTTCTCTGCATAGTAATATGTCGTTGCCGAACCATCAATGACGATTTTCCAGTATCCAGCCGGAATTGGAATCTTACCGCCCAGCATTGACGGAAACGCCTCATACGCCGGGATCGTGACGATCCATAGGTCATCCCCTGACTTCTGCCAGCGGGCGCGTATAAGCGATTCTAATGCCTTCCATGAGCCTCTGTTCAACTTTGGGTGCTGAGGCGTCACGTTGCTCATCCAGTAGGTCTCCAGAGCCTCCTGTGGATCGGATGCATTATCTGCCGCTGCCAAATGTCCCCGGTCGTATCCGCTGTTGGTATACATGGATGGGGAATGATTCACCGACAAGCGGCGATCCACTCGGAAGTTTCCATAGCGCATGGTTGAGCCAACAGCAACATCACTCCTGAGCTTTTCGGATGTCAGGACTGGATGATTGTTCTGCTGGTCATACAGAACCACATAGAACCGATTACAGAGTTCGGTGGTTGATGGGACGGTTACCGGGTGGCTGTTTGGATACAGGTCAGGACATGATGACGCATGGATCAGTGAAGACGCCAGTCCAATGATTGCCGCAATGATTGATTTCTTTAGCATTGAGTCTTTTTCTGTTGCTTCAGTTTAGTCAGAATGCTGACAATCGTTTTCTTTTCGACTTGGAACTTTCGCAGAACATCGCGCCATTCATTCATGTTCTTGAATGCACCATCGGTGTCATGGTCACCCTTCTTGGCAACATCGCAATCCATGTTCAGATCCTGAATATGTTCTTTGATGTCATATACACCAACCTCAAGATGCCGCAAGACACCCTTCAGTTGAGATTCGATAAGAGCAATTTCCTTGCCGTTCAGGTTATGTTTCATTTGCAGTTTCTAAGTTTGGGTTGATTTTAACCTTTCTAATTTCCATTTTCCCACGAATTTTCTCATGGAGGAAGAAGAAAATATCATGTGAACCTGATGTTGCATTCGCATGTTGATTTCTTAGATCAGATTCCCTAGAAAATTTGTCAATTGCATTTTTACGCCCCGGTGCATATTCTAACCCATCCCAGTAGTTTGCTTTGATGAATTCAATAGCTTCGTCGATGTTTTTAAATTCATGTTTCATCTGTGGACACAATGTTTGGGTTGATCTTGGCACTTTTGATAGTCACTGCTAGGGTGATTGCATCACGAACAAGAAAGTGAATGTATGACGAGCCGGATTTATATTGCTTCGCCAATCCACCAATGCACGAAAACTCGCCATCTGAGTTATGATTACCAAAAGAATGATCATTGCCTCCCCAGTAGGTTTTCTTGATGTAGGCAATGGCGTCGTCAATGGTTTTGAATTCAGGTTTCAATTGTTTGTTTCCATTGCCAAGTCTCTGGCTTCACGTTCTGAATCTGCTTCCACTTCGACTTCTTCCGAGTAGGTGTAGATTTTCTTTACAATGAAAGTTGGCATAATGTAGTTTCCTTGTTTGATGACTCTATTGTATCACAGAAAATGTCGGCGATTCACCAAGCAAACACTCATCGTTTTCCCGCCATTGACAGAATGGACTTCCCATCCTTCAAATTCAGGGAAGTAGATTTCCGTCCAGTTGGAATCGTCATTGCCATCAGAGATCAGCATTGATGGGAAGAACGTCAACTTTCCGTCAGTCATCACGGAACGACAAGGAGTTTCGCAGTAGGCGCGTCCAGTATTACCCCATCCATCCAAACAGAAAGCAACGACGTTATCAGCCCGGATGACCATGTAGCCTTCTTCACCAACAACGGCATCGCCTTGATGATTAACTGTAACTTTGATCGTATTGGACATGATGTGGTTCCTTGTTTCGATGGTTCTATTGTATCACAGAAAATCAACTGTAGTCGATTCAAGTCCACAGACTTCTGTAGTATTTTCCGAACAATCTCAAACCATTGGCGATTCGTTTCTGTCGCTGATCATGTTTAACAAACTCTCCATTCAGAATCATCTCAGTTTCTTCATCGTCACAAACAATCTGCTCAAATGTCCAGATCATCTCATCAAGAATCCACACCCACCGCGCATGGAAATGCCCATCGGTGTGATAGTCGTCCTCTGCAGGGAGTAGAGTCGAGTGTAGCCAGATTGGTACATCAGAGTCCTCTGTGTATGGAGAGCCGTGCTTCTGTTCTTTGAGCTTTTTCAGCATTGGTAAGATGATGAGCGCCAGAGTGTGATCGGTATTCCAAGTATCAAAGTCATCGATCCGAACATCAATCTTTCGCTTCTTCTTAGAATGCACCCACTCACAGAAGTCATTGAGCCAAGTCTCGGATAGCCATTCACCAAACGCGTAAACACGGTCATCTTCCTTGTCCATCCAGAACAGAAGTATTCCGGCTATCTGGTATGGCCCATACCAAGTGGTGTAGTTTGAGATTTTAACTTTCATTATATTGTAGTAGGGAAACCTAACCGTCTTTAGCTGTTAGGAGGAATTGCGAAAGGGTAAATAGTGACATGGAACAACTCAAAGCATTCAAATATAGAATCTATCCGACAGCAGATCAAATCAATCGGTTGTCACGGTTCTTTGGTGCAAAGCGTTGGGTCTATAATCACTTCTTGAAGTCTAACACTGAACGCTACAAAAATCAAGAGAAGCATCTATCTAATTTTGATTGTAACAAAGAAATCACATTCCTCAAGAAAAATGCTGATACATCTTGGTTGAAAGATGTTGACGATTGGGTCTTGAAACATGCTTCAGAGGACTTGGCAACAGCCTACAAAAACTTCTTTGCTTCTATTACTGGTAAGCGCAAGGGACCGAAAGTTGAACTCCCGACGTTCAAGAAGAAGTCAAACAGACAATCATACCGGACTCGCGGCGTGAAGGTTGATTTTGAAAATGGCACATTCACTGTGCCGAAAATCAAAAACATACCATGCAAGTTCCATCGACATTTCCTTGGAACTATCAAGAACGCAACCATCTCCAAAACTCCTGATGGGAAGTATTTCGTTTCATTCTTGGTTGATGCCAACGTCGCATTGCTGCCACAAACAGAGCGCGAAGTTGGCATTGACTTTGGGATTAAATCATTGGCGGTTCTATCCACCGGACATGAAATTCAGCCATTGAACACACAGCTTGAGAAAATCAATCGAGCTATCAAACGTGCTCAGAGAATCCTTGCACGAAAAACAAAGGGTTCGACGAACAGAGAGAAGCAACGAGTATTACTGGCTAAATTATTTGCCCGGAAGACTCGAATACGCGAACACTATTATCACGAGATTTCGAGTTTTTTGGTCAAGAACTTTGATGCAATTTACTTGGAATCACTGAATATCAAAGGGATGATGAAGAACAGGAAACTGTCCAGAGCAATCCAAGAATGCTCGTGGTTTTCGCTGATCTCAAAAATATCATACAAATCCAACTTCTACGGTAAGACCTTTCACCAGATTTCCAGATGGTTCCCATCATCCAAGACTTGTTCTTGTTGTGGGTTCAAACTGGACAAGTTAAGCCTTGACGTTCGTGAATGGTCGTGCCAATCTTGTGGAACACATCATGATCGTGACCTAAACGCTGCCGTGAATATCCTATACCAAGGGCAGATGGATTTGTATGAACAAAAACAACCGCAGGAAACAGGCGGTTTGGAACTAAAAATTCCATATTCCTTGCAGAAACATACCACTAAAATCGAGAGATCAGCGGAAGAAATTGCCGTTGTTGGTATGTGGAGCAGGAAAGCCTAACAGTCTTTAGCTGTTAGGTAGTTTACTTTTGATGTTGTTTAGAGATTCATAGATGTCATCATACATTTTGCTACATTCTCGAATGAAGAAGTAGACTGTCGGCGGTGGTCTACCTACACGAAACCCCAATCGGAATGGCTTGACCCATCGACTACCGATTCTTGGTAGATCATTCACTCGCATTTGGTTGACCTTAATATTGACTCGATTTTGTTTTGCATGTCGTGCAAATCCTCACAGTAGCTTGGATAAGCAATCCTGTTGTCTATCTCAACTAGAACGTTAACATAAACATGAATCTTAGGTAATTCAGAGGTCTTCATTGATTTTAACCAAGTTGACAGTTGACTCGTTGATACCAGCCCTTGCTACAGCACAACCTCCCGGCGGTAACGGATAAGGCCACCACCATTGAATGAACAATAGCAATATACTATCGTGTTCGTGAATCTTTGGAAGGTCAGAAATTCTCATTCGATTCGATCTACGTTGAGACTGTATGGTTTGAGCCAACGAAATGTTCCATGATTCCAAAGAAAGTGGCTCGGAAATAAAGAATATTTCCACTACCACATACCTCTCCCATGACTTTAAATCTTGCCCAACCGGTATGACCGATCTTTGGTAGTTCACTCAATTTCACAATGCTTCGTCAAGTTGATTTTGGAATCCATCATCCCACCCAATGCAAGTTTAAACATTGATATTCCGCCAATGTAGATGGTATACCCGATTCCGTGCTTTATATCCAAGGAAATACCATCTATGTGAATCTTTGGTATTTCAGAAGTCTTCATTTTTGTTTTGGAACATCAAACACCAGAGTCAGTCTATCCACGTCAGACACATTCTTGGCGCTATGGGGCTTCTTGTTGTCAAACCAGAAGAAAGTCCCCGGCCTGATTATACGCGATTCTCCATCCACTGTATATTCATAATCCCCCTGAATGGACAGATGGTATCTATCCCGAGTCAGATAGTATGCGCCATCATCAATATGGGTAGACACAGCACCGCCGGGAGGCAGACGAAAGAATGCACACCGGGAGATGTTCTTCAGACCATACCGAGCCCAGAATGCATGCACCGATGGGAACAGTTTATATGCCCGTGTATTGGCCTGAAGTTCAGAGTCCTTGATGTTATCTCCGGGATTCTGGATAGCGCCCATGATCAGAGGCAGGAAACCGGGTGGGTTCTTATCACCACCAATGTTCTGCATCTGACTGACCATGCTCCACATAGAGGAATTCTGCTCAAGTTGAATCAGGATGTCCTGAATCGGCTCTTGCATGGATATGATGCGAAAATTATTCATTTGATTGGTGGCTTTACTAAGTTTATCACAGAGAATCGCCCAATGCTGCTAACTGAAGCATAATTGCTTTACCACCAAGGAGTTCTTTGGCTGCTATGCAATAGATGATGGTATTTTCAGAAAATGTAAACTTACATTCAAAAATGTCTTGGATGTGATAATTGTTTGATGGCAGGTCACTCACTCGCATTGGATTCAAGCTCTTCAATTCGATTTGCTGCTTCCTCCAGCAGTGAAGCCAACCGATCCGACTCTCCATTCTGGACAGACCGGCGACCAACAGCATTCTTACGAATTTCGGCTCGGATTCTTAGCTTCTGAACAAGAGATTGCGTATCAAATGGTGGGTAATCACGACCAACCATACTTTGCCTTCAGTTGAACGTAGGTTTTCCGATCAATCACTTCCTGCAAAAGATACCGTTGTGTATACTCAGTCATTTCTTCTGGCGTCATGTCTCGCTCACCACGAAAAGAAACCAATCCATGTTCAACATCATCAACCAACACGTTAGTCAATCCTTTATAACACATTTCATTCTTCACCGAAATGAAATTGTCAATCGTTGCTGAGATGTCAGCACCAATTTCGATGTAGACGGTTTTGTAGTTACTGATTTTTGGATAGTTCATTCAATGTCCCCACGGTTAATGCAGCGCAATGCGTTGCGGTGTTGTTCTGCGGCTTCTTTGGTTCGGTGGGCCACGCCTTCGGCTATTACCTTTTCAATCCCTGCTTTAGAACAAAGATACTGAACTCCACAATTATCGAATGTCCAAACATCACTCTTGATCGGAACCTCTTTAAGCGGTTCCTGCCATTCATGGCGACCTACGCGAATCATTTTAACTTCTGAGGGCTTGCTTCGGCATTCAACGTTTTTATGGAATGATGGTGACAGTGTGTCAACCCACCCCCAGTGTTCTTTGATTTGAATTTTAATCGTGCAGTCGTCTGCATAGGCTTTCATCAATTCGGCATGTGGGTGTTTCATGATTTAGGTTCCTTTTGTTGGTTTAGATGGTTCTATTGTAACACCAAAATCAACTGTAGTCAATCTCTACACAAAAACTTTTCCATGAACACTCCCTTTATGCTCTTGGAGTCGTCCTCAACTCCAAGTTCCTTGACCACCTTGGACATGACCAACTCGTTTGGCAACCGAGATTTCTTTTCCAAGGTGAACCCAATCTTCTCTCCGGCAATAGCAACCGCAGAGCTACGACAGACTCCTGCATAGCAATGGACAACCACATCCCATCCATTCCTATAACTGTTCAACAGGATGTTTGCAATTCTCTTGGCATCATCGTTTGTAATGGCGTTGTGATTGTTTTTGTCTTCTGTATCCTCGAAGATGAATCGACAGACATATTTGAATTCATCTGGTGGTCGAGGAAACTGTCCTTCATCCTCATCAAGAATCTGGATTAAGACTGTATTCTTTGTGTCAGTGACAACATAATTTCCTTTTTGGATGTCATCCTTGGAATAGTGTTGGATCGTTGGCATTATGTTCTTTCAGGAATGTTTCGATGTGGCGTAGCGCGTCTTCAGCTTGACATGCCGAACAGTCGCTAACATATTGAGCGTCGCATTGTACTCTGGAAATGATATCACGGATGAACTCAATCGACGTTTGGTTGCTCTGTTGAACAGGAGCAAGAACAAACCCGCCATTCACGGCAGGGTCTGTTGCAACGTCAATGTGCCAGTTGATCAGTTCATCAAGTTTCTTCTTGGCTTTATCGTAACTGTCAGAAGAATCAGCAATTCCAAGATGAGCAGAAACGAGTTCTGTGTCAACGGCTCTTTGATATGGGTTCATTTCAATTCTTTCAAGATTTCATTGCACATTTCGAGACAATAATCGACTTTCCTTCGTGTGGTTTCGATGGCGCGGGATCATCTGGCCGGATACCTTGGCACCATATCCACATAGAAACGTTCGTTCATCGGCTTGTGCGAATCTGCTACCGGAAGTTGTGACGGCGTTTGTGCTGAAGGTTTGTCAAAGACCATCTTGGTTACAAATTCCAATGAATTATTAGCTGCGGCAATTGATTCTTGAATCTGCATATGTCGCTCGATTTCTATAACTACCCGAGACCACACCGGTGAGTGTAATAGAATTGCATGGACGTACCCACGCGAATCTGGTTCAGCCCCATGTGCTACTTGCTGGTCTGGGTCAATACCGCGCAGCTTACACAGATGACGGGCTGCTTTCTCAAGTTGTTCTGGGGTCATTCCTGTACTCCAAACTGTTTGCGTACTGCGGTTTCGATGGCGCGGGCGAACTTTGTTGGGGCATAGGTAAAGTCAACCTGCTCCATGACCTGCGAAAGCTGTTCATCCGTCAACCGTGGCGGTGTTTGCGCTGGGGGTGCGGGGGTTAACGCTTGACGCACAGCCGCATCCAATTCTTCATGCGCCGTGCGCTTCAGGTTGGTGCTGCCTGTCAGGTGTGCGTCCCGGAAGTCATAGGCGGCACCCATGATTGAGCCGTACACCGATTCATCATCAGCGTGTGTTTGCGCTGGGGGTGCGGCGGCGTACAGTTCAGTGCCATTCTTCATCTCGTCGTAAAGCTGCACAAGCGAACCATCCGCACACTCTCCGATGTATTTCGCCGCCGGCTCCCCCGGCTTCAGCGCAGCCTCAAGGGCTGTACGGAGTTCCGACTCTGCTCTTGTCTTTGCTCCAATGCTGAGAGCGTTAGCCATTGCCCAAGCCAGCACCATCAAATCGTCAATTTGTTTGGTCATAATAAAGTTCCCTTTGTTTCGATGGTTCTATTGTATCGCAGAAAAATCAAATGTAGTCAATTGCTTGCAAGAATTTGCGACAAAATCGTCCCCGTGTTGCGTTTAGCTTTAGGCACAAGGATTGCTAATCGAAACAAATACCGAATCTGGTTGCAATCTAGGTTGTCTATATCTTCTTGGGGCATGATTTTAAGCTCCTAATCGCATCTGCGTGAGTTAGTTCAGGTGAACATTCTTCGGAGAACGCCTCTGTTACTTTTGCAGCTTCTTCCAATGCAAAATTGCGACATTCTTTGAATGCAGATTCAAGGGGTTCCTTGAACACGGCGATTGCTTTTTCTTGGCTTTCTGTTCCATCATGGAACGCAAGCACCGAATTAAAACTTAGGATCAGTTCGTTCATTCAGATTCACCTTCTTCTGGAAAGTCATTGCGCTTCCCTGTCCACCCACAGGACTGGCACTTTACAACAGCATCACTGTCCTGAACCTTGACGGAGTGGCAGTAGAATTCGTTGGTGTTCATGTCAAACGCAGTTTGCTCGTAAACTAGCAACTCTGTAGAGTCACAGGTTGGGCACTTGTAACGAGCCTCTGGCGTCTTCTTAGGTTTGCTCATTTCACAACTTTCTTTGGTTTAGTCATGATCTAGATTTCCTTGGTTTGTTTCGATGGTTCTATTATATCACAACTCTGGAACTGTAATCAATTAGGTTTCGTGTAGCTGAAAACAACTTTATCATCAACCACACTCAGGTAACCACCATTGTCTTTGTCGTATTGGTATGGCTTTGTAATCCAAAAATTCAGACAATTTTTATCTTGGACATACCATTCAGCTCGATTCTGACTCTCCAAGTTAAAATCTTCGATGTCAACCAAAGGTTCCGTCATCAGAGAAACGCCGGTTGAATAGTAGCCATTGCTGGAGCCATAGAAGCGAACGTCAACCCAACCCTTGATGGTCGCCAGTTTGTAGAACGTCCACTGTTCGGCATCAAATTCCGATGTGCTATCCTTACTGGATTCTTGTGCAACCAGAATTTCCGAACCAACCAAGTCTTCAAGGTCTCCAACAATGGATTCAATGTGAACGTCCTCGCAGCACTCTTGACAATGCATCAGCGTGAATTGAATGCCATCATCACCAACAAAAGTAATAGATGCATCATCGCTGGTTACTGAAGTGAAAGTCTTGCCCTTCAGGGTTTCAAATGGAACGGATTGTTCGCGGAGTTTGATTTTGATGGTCATGATGTAAGTTTCCTGTTGATGGTGTCCTATTGTATCACAGAAGCCCAAGAAGTTCTCGTTCTTCCTTGGTCAGTTTACTCAGTGCAGATTGTTTCTTGGCAATCAGAATCTCTTGTTCCCTGAGTTGCTTAATTGCTTTGTTGAGTGAACGCCGAACATCTTCCATTGATTCAACAAAATCGACAATCTCGCGGTAAGACATTTCATCAGGAAGCACAACCGGGAATGTCTTAGCCAAAGCATCAAATTTAAACTCATTGTTGTCGAGCAGAACTCGGCAATTCATGGTCATGTGATCGGCAATCATCGACAACAGATTGTGTTGATAGGTAGAACGGAACTCAACAGCTTCTTTTTCTTGTTGTTCTTTGCGGAGTTGTTCGGTAGCGGCTTGCTTCTCTGCCTTTGTGATGCGAGGCTTATTGGTGACTTCTTTTACCTTGCGACAGAGGTTCCAGTCTGCCTGCATTTTCTCAAACAGGTTCGTAAAATCTTGCATTGCGGTTTCTGTACAGAAACCATCCCTGTCAAGGTGACCGTGATCGCTCAGCGTATACTCATATTCCCCACCCTTCAATCCTGAGAAAGTCTCCGTAACGGCTTTATTGATAACGGCAATAATTTCGGCGGCAGTCATCACTCGCAATGCTGGTTGAAATGCCACGGCATAGAACGCGCCGGGGCGAGGATGCGGATTCTCAAATCCATTGAAAAAGTAATCGGGGTCGATTAGTTGAGTATCAGCCAGAAAATGTTTAACTTCGCGCAGGGTGGTCATGATGTAGGTTCCTTGGTTTGTTTCGATGGTTCTATTGTATCACAGAAAATCAGTAAGGAGAAACACTAACAGTGAAAAGTTTGATGGTTCCGTCTTTGATCATCCGAAGTCCATGATCGTTGAAGTCGTTGAACCGAATAGCATCACCAACCTTGACCTTTCTGTCTTTCCGTCCATCGCAATAGAACACCCATTCGCCAGTGATTGATACTGGAACTATGTAGCATGTCTTACTAACTCCATCGAAATGCTCTGGGATGCGGTCACGAATTGTATGGTGGATGATGTCAACTTTCTTATCAGCTAAACCAAGAGCATCCTGAAGTTTCTGAATCACCGGGAAATCAGATTCGTCCATGAAATCTTGTGCCCACTGCTTTGATGAAAGTTTGCTCATCCTGCCTGAAACTGCTTTCAGCCCACGTGGAAGAATGAATTTCATGATTGGTGACGGAGATGCAATGTACGGAAAGGAATCACATCAGAGATTTGATGGGGAACATTTCCGGTTGCTGTTTTGCAGAAACTGTGGACACTTGCCAAATGGCAGAACACCCCAGTCTCCGATTCAACCCCGACACTGATGATTTTCCAGACAAAACCATCAAACTGAACGATGGTGTTCATGAGGTCGGCTTCTGTGTATTTGGTCATGATGTAGTTCCTTGTTTCGATTGTTCTATTGTATCACACAAAATCACCCGTAGTCAATTCCAACAAACAAAACATACAGATAACATGACAACCACCCACGCCAACCAACGATTCCAATGCTTCTGATAACTGACATGGCTGTAATTGCATGGGTTGTCTCTCCAACGTGGATGGTTCAGAATCCTACGTTTGGTCAGATCGGAAATTTCGCGGGCAATAACGAAGGCCCGAAGATCAGATGGGATGTAATCTGGGATATACATCATTTAATTTTCTCCACACTAAAAATAATCAGCTTGACGTCACGACCATAGTAATCCAGACTATGATTCTTCCTTGGATTAAAGATGATCAGTTCGGATTCATCCATTCGCGTCTGTTTCTTCTTACCATCACCACCGAAGTATGTCAACTTTGGAGTTTGTGTGAACTTGCTCTTGGAAACCCTATTGACTGCAAAAGGAATCACACAAAAGAAAGTAGGCGCAACCACATCATCACTATGCTCTTCGACAGAATGATCGTGCCATTGAATCTCAAAGAATCCGCCGGGAATAGCTGCATCGAAGTGCCTTGATTGATTTTGAATCAAATTAAAGCCTTGCTCAATAACTGCTTTGCGAATGTTGTTTTCTGTATCATCACCAAGTGAACTGATCGGTAGCATTTGATTCGTAAAGTCACCAACACGAACCGAATGGGAATTCAGAAATTCCAAAGAATATGAGTCAAAGAGATTTGTTTGCATGATGTAGAGATTGTATCACGGACTCTTGACTTCAATCAAACAACCAGCAGGAATGACTCGGTATGGGGCATACTTGGTATTACCCATGAACCAAACAAGGAGCATTCCGTTCTTGGATTCCTTCTGGACAATGCCGGTTATTCCAATGTAGCGCTTCACATAATGATGCAGACCACCAGACTTTGACTTGATGGAAACGGGCATGACTGTCTTGCCCTTCCAGATTGTTTCTTGATGTGTCATTTTGATACGTTCACCAGAACTCGATTGTGCAAACATTGGATATTGTAGCCACCAGCCAAGATGACTTGAATGGTGACCCAGCGATCATTCACCTTAAAGGTGCCGGTGAACCCATCATGACTATAACGAACTTCAGCAGATTCCACAGCGTCGATACCAGCTTTGGCGAGTTTCTTAGCAATCATGATGTTTCGTTTTTCTGCCTTGGACGCAGAATTCTTACGGACAATTTCTTCGATGGCTGCGAAAGAACGACCATCGAAAATATGGTACCATGTCTTACCGCCAGAAACAGCAAACAAGGCTGGGTAGTAGCCACCAAATGCTCCGCGCTTTTGTAATTCTTTGGCTTCATCCGATGCCTTGAATTCTTTAATTGCCGCAACACGTTCTTTTGCCCACTGAACGCAACGATCAGCTTCAGCCTTGTCAGACTCAGAGAAGAATGATTCGAGGGATGTGATGAGGTTTTGCATGGTATGAATTATATCATGCTTTTTCTTTCCGACTCCATCGTTCTGAGCAAAATTCTTTCCCGATTGATTCTCAGAGCATCTTCTGTTGGTTTGTAATCATGAAACATAAAAGTCTCAATCCCATGATGCAATTCTTCGGCAGAGATTCGGTTGCATGTATAACCGCGAGCCAGCATTTCCTCACATAGCGCATCATACCTCTGACTGACAAACTTCAGCTTGTCATAGAAGAACAAAACGTGCCCAGCACCAAGCGTGTATGTGGACGGTTGCTTCTTGTGATGCATCTGATACTGAGCACTTCGAGCCAAGGCAAACACCCTGACAATTTCTCGATACTCAGCAATCAGATGCTGCCTTGACAATTCTTTAACGGGGACGATGTTGATTCGGGTCATGCATGAATTGTATCACACAACCATCAGTAGAATCCAAATTTGTTCTTGGGGGCAACTTTCATCACTTTCAGATCACTGAACAACTCAGCGATACTGAAGTCCTTACCAGAAGAATCCGGATGATCAACCCCAGCAATATCACATACTGCCTTGGACTCTGTATGATCCAATCGCCGGAAGTTCAGGACATCATGGGTTCTCCCCGGACGCAGAATGGCATCGTCAATGGCAGATACCGAGGGTAGATTGGTCGTGAATATCATCTTCTTGTGTGGCATGGAGATCAGACCATCCCCCAAGTTCAAGAAGCGATGCATCATCGAGTTACCATCAGACCTTGGTGACAGAATCGTATCAGCATCCTCCATGATGACAATATCCTCATCCCGAGACCGGAACCACTGCGCAAAGAACTCATCAGACTCCAAGAGCTTGGTATGGTATGTCAGAATGGCATTGTTGCATGTATGATGCAGCAGACCACGGACAAAGCTGGTCTTACCTGTCCCCGGAGGCCCAATCAGAATCAGGATGGATGCATCCGAGGCAATGAATCTGTCATAATATGCTGACAAAGACTCGCCAGCCAGCATAGGGAACATCTGTTCAAATGGCAGGTTCTTTTCTGACACAGGAATATCCATGCTCTCCAGATACTGAGCATCATATATCCATCGGATATATGAAGTGCTGCTGTTACCATCACTCAGCAGTGATGTTGCCGCATCCAGCATCTTTTGGGGTCCCCTCAATTGGATTCGGCTGACCTGACCGTCTTGTCCAATCTGTGCAAACAGTTCATTCCCAACAAATACATCGGTATCATCATGCAGAGTTCGCATGAATATCTGCCCATTGGGGTCCAGATGCTGTTGCAACAGACCAATAATCTTCTCTGACGTGTCTGCGCTGGTCAGCTTGGTAAAGAGGACATCCTTACCAGCATCCAACATTCGCAAGGTGAAGTCACTCAGAAGGAACTTGTAGATGTTCTCGGTCTGGAATACGTGCTTGCTCTGGTGGTGTTGCTGCTGCATTTTCGGAAACTTCTCCAAAGAGTTGGGAATAGATTTTGTAGGATGGATCAAATTCAGCCTTGGTTACAAATGGGTGGGTATCAGGACACTTGATGTGCAAGTCGCCGTCCTGAATGCGTTTCATGCATAACATAACCTCATTGGCGTGCATATCAACGAAATGCTTGATTGAAGCAGTTGCCACGGCCACATCAGAGATCATCTTCTTGTTCAGGAATCGGAACCAGAACGATTGACTGGCCTTCTGTGAAATCGTAGCCGTTGAAATGGTAGCCATCTGGAATACCCCATATGCGCGTTCCCAGTTAGAGAAGTGCCATGCACAGTAGTCTTGGATGGATACGAAACTGGATTTTGGTTCGCTCATTGTTTGGTGATTCCCATGTTTTGCATCATTGTCATAACTGAACTATCATCCTTGCGATCAATCTTGTTGTCGGGATGCAGGAGCCACTTGGAACCAAGACGATCAATGGCTTCCTTTCGGCGAGTATCATTTCGAGCCTGCAGTTCCTTGAGTTCGTTGGTCAGGTCACGGGCTGCGTTAAATTCGGTAGACATCATGATAAAGGAATCCTGTTTAAAGGGGTTTAATGACCTCTTAGAGCCTTCGTAATCGCTTGGGAATACCAAGGTAGCCAAGGCATGCTACAAAGCCTCTAAGAGAGTTTAGATGGCCTACAAAAGATCCATCATAAAATGGATTGTATCACAGAAATGGACTGGGAGTAAACTTCTTCAGGGAATCTTTCCTGATCCAGAAGTAACGCTGCGTCCCCGGTTTCCGAACCCATAGAAACTCAATACCATCAATATGCTTGGTATGCATATCATCAGAAGTCTCCCACTTGTCATCCGGATCAATGATGTTGACATAGTTAATCAGCTTAGTCATCCGGGAACAACTCCTTCAAGGCGGCAATCTGAGTCAGACAGTCATCCAGCGCATTGTGATGATTTCCTACTCGGGGGTAGTTGGTAAAGTCCAGCTTGCATAGCTTGAATACCGTTCGGGTATCCGAGATTTGGTAATACTTCCATGGATGCTTCAGATCAAAGGCTTCCAGTGCAGTCTGCAGGTTACCAAAATCAAATACCGTCCCCTGCGCCCAGTAGGTTGCATGCTTGTTCATTGGGGCCAAGAACATGCTCAGTTGGAGCAAGGCATCTTTCAGATGGATCTGGTCATGCATCAACGCAGCCCTTGCTTCCTTGGGCTGTGATGCCCACCAATCAAGAGTGTCTTTCCCGACAGTCAATCCAGCTTCTTTTCCGCTGACCGGGGAAACATTTCGATAGAATGTCTCCATATTGGCGTCGGTGAAGTTGAATTTGACGGCAGCAATCGACGCAATAACAGAGTGCAGGGTATTGTCGTAGGTTTCAATGTCAATCATGACATGGGAAAATTGACTCATTCTGTCACCACTTTCTTTGGTGGGCGACCGGGTTTACGTCGAACCTTGATTTTTGTGTCCAAGTCCTTGATGGCAACCAGCAGTTCCCCGGTGGTGGCATCTGCCCATCCTTGCTTCGTTGCCACAGATTCGGTATATGTTGGCTTTGTTCTGAGCAAGGCATCAATCAAAGTCGAATTCTTGACCGGCTCCTTTTGCTGAACCGGAAGTTCCCCATTGCTTGGTACCGTTGCCTCTGCGACCGGTTGTTTCTTTTTCATTCTCAATTTCCTTGGTTGTCTCTGCCAAGTGAGCAGAGTTTTCTACGTTAAACATTTTCATTCTGGCAAAGTCCATCCCGACAATAAACTTCCGAAAGTAATTCAGGTCACCAAAACGATTCTTTAGCTGCTTCAGGATCATCTGATTCATGGCATTCAGGTCATCGGTTCGGATAATTGCCAGCAGGGAATCGCATGTCTTATATGGACCAGTTGAATCTGCAATTGCCTCAATGTCGTAATCGGAAGCATTCATACCAGCCCGATTTGTCTGAACAGATGACCACAATAGAATATCCATCTCAACCGCCAGTGCCCTTAGTTCCTCAGCAACGGATGTCTGGTAGGTATAGGTGTTGACTGTGGATGAATTCCTATATCTTGCTGATGCACAGATGCCCAAGTAATCAACAAAAATGACGTCGGGAACAAATCCCTTCTTGTTCTTGAGTTCATCCAAGAGAATGCGAATAGTTGCCGCACTGGCAGTTCCTGTTGGATATTCCTTGATGACCAGCTTCCCATGCGTCTTCTCATTCAGCTTAGAAATCTTGTTCATGAACACCGCCTTGGGGATGTTCTTGATCTCGGATACGTTCTGGTTGAACATATTGGCATCAATTCTCTCGGCCACCCGCTTCTCGGCCAGTTCCAAGGTCACATACAGAACATTATACCCCTGCTGGAGATAGTCTGCGGCCAAGGAGCATTTAACGGCAGATTTTCCAACGCCGCTATTGTGACTTGATATTCCGTTTGTGTAATACCGATGATTTGGATGGTTGACATGAATGTCAACAATTGGTATTTTATTTCCGGTTTTCCTGATTACTCCGCTGCAGAATCCAGTTTTACATAAGTAGTCAGTGCGACCAAAAAGATGACGATCATGTGCCTTAACCCACCCATCGCGAGTCTCAAACAGGTGATTTGCGTTGCAATTCACTGTAACCCCATCATCGGTCTCCAATACATATTCGTCATACATCCCCTTATGAAAAAAATCAGTAACCGATACCCACCCATCTGGAGATTCGATTTCAACATCATAGTCCCCCAAAAGGGACTCTATGTCCCCAATTTTAATTGTCATTACAGAAGAAAAATCGATCATGTTTAAAGAAATATATAATAAGTTATGCGAACGAGGTAAGAGTCGTCGAGAATTGTGGAGCGTCGGTAGCGGATTTCATCGACACCATGTAATCCCAAGACATGCGGGTGGGGTGGACTCCGAAGATAACTATACATACCTAACGGTTAGAGAACATATTATAGCACACTTTCTGTTGTGGAAGGTCAACAAAACACCAAACGATTTGCGGTCAATGAGGATGTTGGGCGCAAGCCTGACACCAAATCAACGGAGAGAGACTGGGATTTTCTGTCGAGATAACAAAATAGGGATTTTCTCTGATGATTGGAATGGACTTTCGGAGGCCGGGAAGCGCGGAGGTAGCGCATGTCGAGATAACAAAATAGGGATACATGCACAAACTCCAGAAGAAAGACGAGAACTGGCATCCATTGGCGGGAAAATTGGCGGAGCCCGTTGCTACTCTATTGGCGTTGGATTGTTTGGGATGTCTCGGGAAAAATTATTGGCAGCATGTAAATTGGGAGGAGAAGTTGGTGGTCGGGCAGGGAAGGGTATGGTTTTTTGGACAAACGGGCGCGATCAAACGCGAGCATTTGAATGTCCCGGCGATGGTTGGGTAAATGAGCAATTGCCAACGGAGAAGCAACTAATCACCAGAGAAGAAAGAAAGACATCAATAAAATTTAGAATAAAAAATAAAAGAACTGGGGAAATGGGGGAATTTCTTCCGACCCCAAATTATTCAATCGAAGATTTTATTTTAAACGAACAGGATTGGGAACTTACAAGAAAATATCAGCGAGTAATGAAGCATAATGTTTACTTAAAAATTTCCAATGAACTGTTGTCTGAATTCATCAATATGAATTGGAAGATTTTAGCAAACGTCAACAAAACACATCGCGATATAAAAGAGTTTCATTCGGAAAAGTCAACAGGCATATTCTATAAAAATAAAATAGAAACGAAAATACCTCTGAGGTTAGTTGACATCTTCGTATCGGAGGGCTGGTCTCTATATAAAGACACTCTAACTAAAGTCGTATCTTTTGGGAAATATAAGATACAAATAAACCCAGAGCATCTAAGTCACTTCTTAAAGTTAGGGTGGACACAACAACGCTCAACGACTCGTTCCCAGAAAACAAACCCAGGATGTATGATGAGATGCAAAACAACACACATACAAATAAAGGTTGAATTTCAAGACGTTGCGCTCATGCAACAACATGGGTTCTTTGTTTCTTCAACAAATGAACATGAGCGAAGGAGAATCAAAAGAATGTTACACAATCTTTCTCTTGATTCTAACATTGACTAAGGTGTCTGGATGGACACATGCTCCCATAAGGAGAGCTAGTGTTCTGCGAGTCAATCCCCCGGAGTATATCTTATTCAACAGGTCAATGGATGTTGCCAGCTTGGTCTCAGATGCATGGTAGAAATCATACCGTTGCTCTGCGTTCTCAAAGTAATCATGTCCAACGTCCTTGTCAAAGGACACCGACAGAGCCTCCTGCATCATGGATGGAATCTGATTCTCGGACAGCTTGTCATCTTCCCCGTTGATGATCTTGACCGCCTTCATGATGGCGTTATAGACCGATTTGTCCCGACAGAAGGATTCCGTCTCGGTCATCAGCCACTCCATATCATAACGATACTCGTCATCATAGGAATCGGTCAGGATTTTCTTGGTGGATGAGTGGTCATCGGCGGATAAACCAGACATGGCATCCAGCTTGACATTCAGGACATCCTTGGGAGGCAGTCGGTTGTATTGCTCATAGAAGCCACATACCAACTGATAGAACGTCTTTTCCGCTCGATTGGAGAAGTATTCGGGCATGACATGAGGAATTACTCTCTTGGCATACTCATCACTGTTCACCAACACATTCAGAATCAATGTCTCGATTCTCATCAAAATCCTTAGAAATTATATCAACTATGCAGTTGCCAACAATGGCATGCAATTCTTTATGGTCAATGACCAGTCCATGAGGGGTATATTCAACGGTAAAGTCAAAGGTCAGATTAACCAACCCCTGCTCATCCACTTTGAGTTCAACTCTGGGGCTGGTTGTCACAACCACCATTGCATACTTGCCATGATGGATGCGAATGCCTTGTCTGACCCCACCGTCCTTGAGTTCCTTCTCGACGATGGAATATGGTTGGCTCATGTCAGGGGCATTTTTATCTACCCCTGACACCCATTGCTTAATCTTCGTCAGCATCTGGATCAATATCCTCCAAGGATTCGGAGTTGTTAGATGAACCGGCACCCAGTGTATACTTCCCCTTGACCATATCTTGAAACTTGGGGTTCTTCATCACGACACCCAAGAATTCTGGAGTTCCAGTTGCCTTCAGGCGCACGTTCTGTCCAATCGCTTCTCCGGTTTCAATGTCAACCAACTGATACCATCCGTTCTTGGGCTTGATCACAAAACCAAATTCCAAGGCTAAGTCCATAATACCCGAGTATTTGTCAATACCACCATCATACTTTACAGTGAATGTGAATCGAGACTTTTCCTTGACATATCGAGACTTCTCAGCAACCAAGGTGAAGTTCCAGCCAACGATTTCGTCGCCATCTTTCTCTTGGGATTTGCCAATCAGAAATGCTTGGTTCGCAGAATACATGATTCCTGTATTGTGCGTAACAACGCCATTAGACAAGACATAGTGCTCCACTTCTCGAACGGAGATGTCATATACTGGTTTCTGCCCCACCGGGGTTACTCGTTTGATTGTCTTGGCTCCACCAGTGGTTTCTTCAATGGCAACTACCAAATTTGCTTTCAAATTCTTGGCAGCAACCCAACCGGTTGTAGTCAGGAACTGGTGTTCGTCGGAGACGGTGACTACCAAACCGTCATCAAACTCAACCTCAAAACATTCCGGTGTTCCATTCAACAATGTTTCTGGGTTCCAGACGTCAGATACCTCACGACCACCTTCCAAAGTCAGAACAAAATCACCAACTTCAACATCTTGGATCTCTTTGCGGGAACCATCATACATGATGATTTCGGTACCGGCAACCATACAGCCACCTGAGATGATCTGTTTGGGGTACAATCCCAATTCCTGATATGTATGGGCAATGCAGATGCATGGAACATCCTTAGCCACAAAAGATGGGGTGACCATGCGGAACAGACTTTTGATGCCCTTGGCCCTCTGCATGTCAGCAACGCTTTTCTCGTTCTGAGCATCCTCAAGTTCCTTCAGCGAGGCGGTGTTGCCGATAGAGTCAATCATAAAGATGACATGATCCTTGCGCTCCAGTTCTTTCAACTGGTTGACCATATCAAACTTCAACATTTCAATATGCTCAATGGGGATATGCACCACTCGGTCAGGATCAACACCAAATGTTTTGAGGTATGAAGGCGTCACTCCACCTTCACTGTCATACAGCACACAGACGGCATCATCATACTTGTCCAAGTATGCCTTGACACACACCAATGCCAAGTTAGACTTGAAGTGTTTGGATGGGCCAGCCAATACAGTCAGACCGGCAGGAACACCACCATCCAAACCGCCCGAGAATGCAGCATTGATAATTGGAATCTCTGTTGGAATAACATCCCTCTCGGTGAACATGATGGATTCGGACATCATGGCTGTGTTCTTGCCTGTGCTGTTCTTGATCAGGCGTTGCAGTAGGGAATTGTGTTTCTTGGTTGTTGCGCTCATGGCATTCCTTTATTAGTGGATAGTTCGGTCAGATGGGATGGATGCATCCATCAGAGATTCTTCTTGGGCTTCCATCATGTCATTCATGACATCCTCAGTCTTGAACGATGGGAGATTTTCACCGGTTTCAACATCAACCACCATGATTTCATTAGCTACCGTATCACCAAACAGAGTGGATGCCGAATCCAAGGCAAACATTGCCAATTGATGCGGATCATCATGCTGCATGTCTCCCTGAATGACGATAGGGAACAGATCGTCC